TTGAAAACCAGGGGAAGGTGCTGATCACCTTCCCCATTTTAATAACATAACAACAATTTATTATGAGCAACAAGTTTATTAGCAAAGGGCAAAGGAATGTCTGTGTGACGTTTGTGAAGTACTATCCTGTGTTGATGCAGGTTATTATGTTAGCCAGCATTTTTGATGAGTTTTATCCTTTTAGTATCACTAATTGGCTGTATCCGATATTAGGTCATTCTCTATCATGGGGACCTATTTCTCTTGGCTTTTTCAAGAATGTTCAGGTTTTGTATATGGCATAGGTTATTGATCTATAGCATGATTTTTAATATCTGTGTAGAATGGGTTACGGTTAATATTGAGATGCCTATTGAGCACAATATCGTAGTGCGGTCTGTTATGGCTGTTACTCTGTTGATAATCATTGCCTCTATTGTTTTAAGGTTTAAAACAGGATGTTTTGAAAATGAAAGAAATTCTGACAGAGACGCTGCGTAAAAGCGGTGCGGCGGTATGCGATAAGATAAAGGAGATGTTTTTAAGCGGGGAATGTGATCATCTTACGGCCAACGATCTTGAGACATGGACGCAGCTTGCTAATCCGGCTAAGTACTATACCGGAAAAGAGGCTGTTTCTTATCTTAATGTAACTTCTAAAAGATTTTATGAATATCGGAAGGCGAAGTTAGTTCCTGATCCGGTTAAGATAAAGGGATTCCCTAAACCTTTATATACGAAAGTTATGTTGGATGAGGCTATAAAAACCATATCCGGCATGAGTGAAAGAGATATTTATATGAGGATCTTGAATGCTAAATCAAGAGAATCAAGAGCAAAAGAAAGGAGGGGAGCATGATCACTAATGGTGAATTTGTATCAAGAGTCGTAAACGGTATTCATGCCCTTGACAAAGATTCGCATGTTAGTCGGAGATGGATATTGAATATCGGTAGAACTAAAGCCGAATCTTATACAGCCCAGAGGTGGGATGACGGGACGTTACTTGGCGACCACCGGCTCCTAACTTACGTTACTTGCCTGGAGATGATTGAAGTTGATAAAATAGTTTGCTGCGATGCCGAATTTGCGTTATGTAATACACTTATGCGGTCAAAGCATAAACTTCCAGGACTTCTTTATTCTGCCCTTAGACCGGCTATTACCAAGGTGACTAACGTAGATAACACCATATTTTTTAAGTTCGCTGAAATAAAGTCGTATCGTAATGAACAAAAAAGACCGTATGCTAAATACGTTAAAGAACGGCGTCCTTTTTATTATGTAGAAAACGACTATATTTATATACCGGATTTTCATATAGAGCTTATTAACGTAGAGTTCTTTACAACAAGAAGAAAGAAGGCGCTGGGGTTAATGGCTTGCGATCCTACACCTAAAGGGTGTGAGTCTGAATGGGAATACGAATTTATCTGCCCTATTAAATTGATCGAATATGTAGTGGCAGAGACGATAAAGGAAGTAGCATTCAGGCTACAGATTCCTGTCGATGAAAATCCGAATCTTGATTCCAATCAGAAAAGTCAAATTGTTCAATAACAAAATATTATTTATCTTTATTTGGGTCTTAGTTGTAAAACCAAGACCCATTTTTATATAAACTTAGTGACATGAAAAGAACATCAATACAATCACCGTATTTTGCAGCTTACTACCATCGTCTTATGAAGAGAAAGAATGGTTTTAAGAAAGGCATGATAAGAGACAGAGGGGAGGTTTTAAGGCTGTTGTCTATTATATGGAAAACCGTATCAGAACATTATGTGGAAGCTGATGCCGGTGTTTACGTAGATAACGTAGGATACTTATGCCATGTACTTATACCGGGGCAGCGCTTTGCCGTCAGGCGGGACCTGGACATCGTGAGCAGGCTCGGCACCAACGGCTACCTCTACAACCACCTGGCTATGGATTTCGCAGACTCTAAAAGATATTACCATTTTGTAATACAAGATAGCTTGAAAAAGAAGTTAAGGGTTAAAATGAATAAAGGACGAAGATATCGATTTATGTACAATGAAATACTTGCTAAAAGAAGAGTGTTTAAAGATTTCCAGATTAAGAGAGTTTTCGAAGATAAAGAATTAGGACACAGAAAGTCGTAGAAAAAAAGTAGCGATCACCCTTTGTAGATACAGGATAATCGCTACTTTTGCATATCCGTCTACTTTCTCAAGCAGGCGGATACAAAAAAACAATTCCTATTATGGGAACAAAGGTAAACAATTTTCAAAACAATGCGAAGAACAGTAACATTATTTTGACGCAAAAATCCAGCGAAACGGAAACAAACGGGAGCGTAACAATCTTTAAAAATTCAGAATTTGGAGATATTAGAACCATAGTAGATCCAAATGGAGATGTGTGGTTCGTGGCTATAGATGTAGCTCGATCACTTGGCTATGCTACGCCTAAAAATCCAATAAAAAGACATGTTGATGAAGAAGATACCATTCTTTTGCAACTGTCTGATTTTCAGAGGGGCTCGTTTTGGGCTCCCTTGGAAATCAATGAGTTAGACAGCATACGTGTAATCAATGAATCTGGGTTATATTCTCTTGTTTTGTCATCAAAATTAGAATCGGCAAAGAAGTTTAAACGATGGGTAACATCCGAGGTTCTCCCCTCTATAAGAAAAACGGGTTCTTACTCTATAACTCCTAAAGATTATCCATCTGCCTTAAGAGCTTTAGCTGATGAGGTTGAAGCCAAGAACAGAGCCATAGCAGAGAGGGTTCAAGCTGAAGCCGAGAAACAGCAAGCTATAAAGACAATAGAAGAGCAGCGTCCCGATGTGGAGTTTGCGGAGTCGTTCAAGAAAGTTGATCATGAAAACATGTGGTTGATTAGAGATATCGCGAAGAAGCTTGAACAAAATGGTATTATCATCGCCGAGAAGAATCTTCGTTTGTTTCTTGAGGAAGTCAAGTTCATGTTCAGAAATGGGCAGGGTAGATGGGAGCTGTACAGTGATATTGTCAAAAATAAGTTTGGTGTTTACAGATCATATTTTGTTGACAAATATTCCGGGGAAAGAGTTAATCAGCAAACCATCTACATGACAGGAGCCGGATATGAAGTTACACTTAATGGTATAAAAGGGAAATGTAGAAATACGTTTCTAAACTATGGCAAGTTTGAAGGCCATAACTTTTGAATCTTCAAAATAGGGTGTTAGTTATATTATTCATATCTTTGTGGAGGTCAGGTTTGTTTCCTGTCCTCCATTTTTTTTAAGAGATGACAGTCGAAAATTATATCATAGAGTTAAAATCGTCTTTAAGATCATTTGACAAGCGTGATCTGATAGATGAGGTATCCATCTACAAATGGGTAGAAATTGCCCTGAAGAAGTTTGGAGGCGATATTACTATGCGCAAAGAAGCGGTAGTGGATGTCAAGCGAGGGCAGGCCCGTATGCCTGGTGATTACTTTGATCTTATTCTGGCTTTTAAATGCGATTTTAAAGGATATGAGGTGCCGGAAGGTGATACGGTGATACCAGAACTTCAAAATACAATAGCCTGGAAAGAACGTACCGAAAGAAGTTATAGGTGGTGTTCTTGCGATGAATGTTGTAAAGACGAATGCGAGAAAGTGATAGTTGAAAAATTTTATATCAATGTTCATGATCGCGATCATGAAGTTCGTTGCTATTATGACCGGCCGGTAATGTTAGGTCTTGCTAAGCCTATGCTTCGTGATTCTTGTTTGAGTAGATGCCGGAATAAAGCAATAAAGGATAGTCCGTATGAGATAAATATCGTAAACGGATTCCTGTATGCTAATTTCGATGGACCTATTTACATGCAGTATCGGTCTCTTCCCTTTGACGGAGAATCTAATATAATTATACCAGATACGCCTCAAGGCCTGGTTTTGGATTATGTAGATAATTTTGTAAAGATGAGATTCTTTGAGGAACTGATGTATAATGGAGAAGCACAAGGTGCTGCCGATTTATTTAAGTTGTATGCACAGCAAGATTTGGTTAAGCTGAAAAATGCTAAGACCGAACTTAAGATGATGGGTATGACATTGAAAGGCATGTACGAACCTCTTAGACGGCGCCGTGCTGAGTTTGAGATATATACTAAGGCGTATCCAGTTATTGACGATATACTTAAAATGGTATGATTGAGGTAGTTTTATTTATATACTTGTCTGGCGTTATTGCATCTATGATTGTTTGGTCAATCAGGCAATTTAAAGGAGATGCAAGTTTGGTAGAGACAATGTACTGCCCAATAGTATTTTTGTCGAGTTGGATATACGTATTCGAAATATTAAAAAAATAAACAAAATGTTAGAAGTTAGTGCAAGCGAAATAGTAACTGCCGACAAAATGAGAGGCGTAGGACCGGCAAACATCATTTTCACAGCCGGCCCTAATCCGGTAGCTGAAGATCGTAGAGGCGTAGCTAAGGTAACGGCTGGTGGAGAGAGTAAGAGTGTTACAATCACACAAGCTGCCGGCGAGCAGGTCGTTGTAATTCCTGAGTTCGATTATCTTGTTCTTAGATACGGATGGGAATCAGAAGACGGTTCTGATTTTGATACTGCAACTGGGTTCACCAATACAGGCATCTCGGATGTAGATAATAAATACGTTGGATGGAGTAAGCAGTGGGCTACTACCCAACAACAGGTAGGTGATTACCTTATTTATGGTGGTGATAACATGCAGTCAGGACTCGAAGGGGCACTTATTAAGATGAAGACCTTGCTATCAGCGCCGGGCATGGACGAGTCGGAGCCTAATATCAATGCTGATATCTATGGTAATTGGTATGGAAATAGAGGGCGAGGAAATGTCGTTGTGTCTTTTACAGCCTACCTCGGAGGAGAGATGGTTAAACAAGGATTTAATTTCATTAATGAAGGAGGTACGGAAGTTTACTCCGACAGCATCACTACTAACGTTTCGGCTCATGGTGAAACCAATTACCAAAATATAAAAGGTTTGTACACTAAGATGGGTACGATGGTTTATAATAAGGAAAAGCGTGATTGTGTTATTGTTATAGGTTAAGGTGATGGAAGGTCTTTGGGATAAATACAATAGGATTAAGGAGGTGTTTTACCGGGATTTTGTTTATGATTCCAGCTACACAGAGCAGGCCTCGTGCATCCCACTGTCGTCGGTGAAGAACGGGGCAGGCTGGGTCGGCGACGGAACTATCAACCTGGCTCATTATCTCCAGTTTATATACACGGAAATGGTTCTTGGCAGCAAGACAGAAGATGATGTGCGTAATTCCATATTGGTACTTACCCGTCTTGCCGATACTACTTATGATCTATTTTTTAATAACAACAAAGGTATTTATTTCAAATTCGAAAAAGGATTTTTCTTAAGAGACGATATCCATAGCGAAGACGCAAGCAAATTCGGTCTTACCAAGATAAGTTCTGGGTACACTAATGGTATAGAGTTAAAAGACGAAGATCCATGCTTCTCCCCATTCACTTCACAAGATCAGATCTGGAATCTGGCTCCTATATTAGCTTTCTTGTCAGAAAAAGGATTTGAAGAAGCCAGGCAAGCAGGATACGATATTTTTGAGTATGTTATTAGAAACAGACACAAGATATACAATCCTTATTACAGTGCCTTGCTTCATCATTGGACATTCCTTCCTGATATGGATACCGATAAGGTCAAGCCGTGGGATAGGGTTAGTAACCGGAATAAGAATCTTAAATACAAAGTTAAGGTTAAGAGAGGTGCTAACAACTGGTACTTCTCTGGAGGGTTCAGATGGGCGTTTAAGAAGTTTGGAGGTAAGTGTAGTACATTCTGGCATTGCCTATGGTATAAGCCATTTATATTTTTAGCAGATAGGGTATATCATCCATATGTATGTAAATGGTTTGGCATTAAAGTTAAAAATAATTCTTACTATTGCCTTGGATCCACAAATGAAAAATCATGGTACGGTCCTAAGTTCAGAAAGAGGCTGGTTAGTAAGTTTAACAAGTCTCTGGAAGGGGGAGAGCTATTTATGCCGCATCTTGTTTTTCTTAGAGGGGGTGAAGACGTTGATAAAAGCAAGTTAAGATCTTATCTCGAAAAATGGGAATGGGATGGAGTTAATTCTCCTATTGAGTTTTTGACTTTGTACAATTGGTATAAAATATTTTTTGGAAATGAAAATATATTATAAATCAAAAATAGCTAAGTTATTTACGTTCATTGACGGCTACAAAACAATTATGTTATTTGGAGCCGTATTTACCGAACGTGATAGTATATCATTGAGAGCCGAATATCATGAGGAGGCACATTGCAATCAGTATCATACAATGTTTTGTTTTGGTATGTTTATATCATTGCTTACAATAGGATTGTGTCTCTTATTCGGTAATGCAGGATGGCGGATGCTGTGGCTGTCTCTTATTCCGATATTTTTATATTATGCATGGTATTTAATTGAGTACCTGATTAGGTTGTGCATATATCGCGATCATGATAAGGCATATCATAATATCGTATTCGAAAGAGAGGCTTTCGACTTAGAAAAGTATTGGAATCGGCATGATGTTTTGAGGAAGGAGTCGGAAGGGTTTAGTTTCCTCGGTTATTATAGAAAGGAGTATTATTATGAGTAGGAGAAGATATTTTGAGGAACAGAGATCTGGTAATGAAGCCATTTATCATTGTGTTGAAATTGATACCGATCATGATACTTATTTTGAGGTGCTTGATTTAATGAGTAAAGATGAATCCGATACAGTTAGCCCAGATAAGGTTAATAATGTATTGAATCAGCTTAGGCAAGGGTCATGTTTTAACATTCATACTCAGAGTATAGTTTCTTTTGAGGTTATAGAAAAGAGAAGTAATGCTATATTTATCAAATTTAATCCAACTCCTGCTCCAAGTGAACAACATGGCATTATATATAGGTTTCAGATAAACAATAGAAAATATGTTTTTATGTTTTCTAATAATTATGATGGCAAGAGAAACCTTATACAAAACGCAGATGAAGATGTTGATTGTGTTACTTCTGCAACAGAGAGTAGTATATATCACAATGATTCTTTCTTTGTATTTGTTTGATTATCTATATTAAATATAATTATATGATTTACAATAAGTTATTATATATAGGGGGGGGTAATTCCTGATATATTATGAGGCGTCGTTTTTCTTTTGATAAAAATAGGGAGCTTGAAGACTTTCTTATAAGGTTTTATCCTGCCGGGAATTACACATGGGTAGTCCCTGATGGCTGTTTTTCCGTAGATGTCTTTTTAGTTGGTGGAAGAGGCAGTGGCAGCTCTGCCGGCGGGGGAGGTGGTTATACCAAGACCTTCAAGTCTGATAGCAAGGGCTGGAAAGACGGAGAAGCTATTGCTGTAAAACCCGGTCAATCTATTTCTATAACAGTAGGAAAAGGAGGAGCAGAAGTTTATCAAGCTGAACAAAATTCCCCTGGTAAAGATGGGGGTTACTCTCAATTTATGAACTCGTCTTATAGAGCAAATGGAGGAAAGGGAGCTAATAAATGGAGGGGAGGAGATGGTGGTAGTGCCGGAAGTTCGTCATATACACAAGATGGCGCTTCAGATGGTGGAGACACAAATGGAGAAGCATTTGGAGTAATTAAAGGTCAAGGTCATACTACCAGAGATTTTGGAGAATCCGGCGGTAAAAGAAATGCCGGTGGTGGGAGTGGAGAAACTAACACCGGAGTAGTATTCCAAGGAGGAATATCTGATTACAGTGAAGGATCTGGCACAGGAGGATCAACAAACGGGTCCGGTAAAGGAGGCGGAGGTTATGGCGGCGGAGGAGGCGGCGTCAGATACTCTATGGTTTATGCCGGAGCCGGCGGTGATGGTACTGTGTTAATTAGGGGTAGAAGATATAAATCGTAAGTAGATGTTATGAGACGAAGATTTGAAAATGTTAATATGGCGATGGGTAATTGTTTCTCTCCTGTAATGGAAGGAAGTCAATTTCAATGGAATAATATTGTAGTTAATAGTCCAGTATATATAACTCCAATAAGAAGAAAGAAATTCAAGATAAGTTTTGGAGAATTTGATTTATCCAAAGTTTTGTCTAATGTATCATCTAATCGTGATATTATAATAAGAGATAAGTCTTTATATACATTTCTATTGTTACTTCTGTCTGCTGATCATTCTAAATGCAGTTTGTTTAATAATCATCTAACAGTTAATACCCAGGATTTACCAAGATATATTTTTTACATTGATTCCGAACATGAGGAACTGTATTCATACAAAGACGGGGTTTTAGAAAGTAATGTGACGATAATGGATCCAGTTGATAATTATTTCTATAATTATATTGATATTCAAATAAGAAATTTCAATGATAATCCTATCCCCGATTTTTATGTAGGTGTGGTCGATAAAGTAGGAGACTGAAAATGTATTTCTTTTCTTCACCTACTTTAGAAATCCATGATTAAATCTCTTTTGCTATCTTTGTGACAAACAGTTATAAAATGGCAGCAGAAGATAACAGAAACATAGCGGTTCCTCAAACAGGCATGAATCGCGATCTGCATCCGTCGAGTCTTACGGATCAGCATTATACGTTTGCCTTGAATGCCAACATCGAATCCGAGGACGGTAATGTTGGGATGAGATCTAACGAGCACAGTAATCTTAAATGCATTGATTTCGATGGATTTAAAGTTATTGGTTATAAGAATGATCTTACTTCAGGCAATATCTATTTTTTTATAACAAATCCTGAAACAGGCGTATCTAAAATAACTTATTTCAAGCCTGAATCCGATACAAGTATCTTATCCGATTCCGATATAGAATCTATGGTAGAAGGATCGGAGTCGTTGTGTTCTGGCATGAAGACCTTGCTGGAAGACAACGAGCAAGATCCGTGCCTTAAGTTCTCTATCTATCATCCTATAAAAACCATAGAAATAAAGACAGAGAAATGTGGGAAATGTATTTACTGGACTGACGATTATAATCCTCCCAGGTATGTTATTGTAGACAAGGCTCTGACTCCTGATGATGAAGGTGATATATGGTATCATTATCATGGGTATAAGATATGCGATAAAGAATACGATAGGGATAAATTCATGCAGGAGAATGGTTGTTTTCTGGCATGTGAGAAACTTAGGGTATTTCCGCTACTGGACCAGCCATGCGTAGAGCCGGTACAGATAGAGTACGGGGGCAGCCTACGTGCGGGCGTGTATCAGTTTGCTGTGGCCTTGTGCGATGAATTTGGTAACGAGAAAACTAACTATACTTCATTGACTAACCCTGTTCATGTATTTGATGAGCAATATATTAGGATAAATGATGGTAAATGGGGAGAAAGAACTAATCTTGGTATAAGACTTAAGGTGTCTAATCTGGATAGGCAAGTCAGCCATTACAAGGTGGCTGTTATTCAGAATACTGTAGGATACAATGGCGAAACACAACCTGTAGTGGATTATTTTATAGAAGGTATTCATCCTATTACAGAGAAGACCATATACTATTATTCTGATCTTAATAATAAGAGGACAACATTTGAACATATTTCTTTAAAAAGAGCCATATATAATACATCAAGAGGAATAGTGTCAGTCGGAAACCGTCTTCTTCAATATGGTCTTACGGCAGAAAAAGAATGGAATTTACAGCCTGTAGTTTCCCTCATGGGTCATTTCTTGAAATGGCAGGCGTCGGTAGCACACGAAGACCTGTATAAGGATGGTAATGCCTGTTCGCTGTATGTAGGGTATATGAGAAATGAAGTATATCCGTTTGCTATTTCGTTTAAGACATCTACTGGATATAAAACCCCGGCATTTGTTCTTATTCCACCTCCTTCTGATAAAGCAAGGAAAGAAATGAACAAAGATAGTATCCCATACCAGTCTATAAACGCATACGCTCCGGATTGTTCAGGAGCGGAAAGAAAATATGTATGGCAGTATAGCAATACGGCAGGAGATGGGATATTAATTGACGATGCGGTTGTTATAGATGAAGAACAAAAAGAATGTAATAATCCTGCTACCGTAGGTCAAACTGTTATAGTGGAAAGCAATTTCGCTACTTTTAAAGGGAAGTCAAGATTTATTATCGATTATGATGATATTGTAGGAACTCCGATAAATTACTTATCTGAAAATATAGGCATAATAGCTTGCGAAAACAAAGATAATGGAGCTAATGAAAAAGCTATATGCGATATAGCTAATAGTTATAAGACGGATGGTACGCAAGAGATGATGGAACCTATAGATGGGATAGCACTTCCTGAAATGGGCAGCGATTGCGAGGTGCCTCATAGACAAGAATCTATATTGTCAGCTCCAGTTCCACTAATAACAGGTCTTGTAGAAGATTATATCTATAAGGTTCTTAGTGAAATGGAACACGTTTCTACAGATTATCTATATACCACAGGAGGAGAAAATCAGAATAAGTATTCTGTGTTGTTTAACTACGAAACAATGGATTCTTTATCTGAATGGATGGAGGAAGCATTTTTTGGATATAGCGCTGGTAGTATATCAGGTGATGGAAATCAACATCTTTGTTCTGAGTTTTATCCATATTTACAACCTGGATCTGTTTTAAAAACCGTATCTGATGCTATATACGTATTAGATACTATGCCTTGTACATGTGGGTGTTATATTGAGAGTTATTGTTCTGATCCTACTGTGTCAAGAACTGATTATAACAACTTCCAGAATTATAATTATCTTCTTGGAAGTTATATCCTTCATATAGATGGATGGAGCCAAAAGATAAATGGTGTGGGGGATTGGAGAGCTGGTAGATCTACCAGTACAGTCATAAATAATCAGTATAGATCTAAGAATGGTCCAAGATATTGTATTGAGCAATTCTGGCCTGAAGCTTCTGAGAAGTTGCAAGATATGATATATAAAAATTCAGATACCGGTATAGCTGAAACTGATTGGAAATTTGAGGGATATGTTAATAATGCTACATTTAATAATCCTACAGGAGATAAGCTTAATATTGGATTTGCATCTGAATTTGTAGTATGGAAGTTTGTTAGGAATGTAATGACAAATGCCAGGTTTATCAGAATCAACAGACCAGAAGAGTGGGACATAGAAGGTTATAAAGATGAGAACAAGGTTCTTTATCTTGAAGCTCTTGGAAAAGTGGATGGTATAATGGATGCTGTATCTACTAATTATGTCCGTGTTTCTTTTTGGAAAGATGTTGAAACATGGGATCCTCTTGGAGTGGTGCCAGTTGCATTCGATAGACCTGAGTATGAATCATCTTATTCTGTTATTATTAATATAGCAAGACCGGCTTTTGGGGAGGTGAATGAGGAGTTTTTTAATTCTATAGGCCAGAATTATTTTTATGTTACAATAGAGTCTCCTGTTGTAGCGGTTCCTTGGATAATGACATTTAGACAAATCCAGTTTTGTTCTTACAAAAATTATGACACTCCCGAAGAAGAGGAGGAGGAAGGAAAGAAGCCTTCTCGTGCTATTCTTGGGGTTGCCTTTGCTACAGGTAAAACTATATATCCTTATATTTTCGGTGTAAGAGAAAAAGAGATAAATAAGGTTGATTTGTCTGTTAATTCAATAACATTAAGGTCTACAGTGGTGTTTGCATCTAAATGTCAGACATGTGGAGATAGACCTATTAACTGCAAACCTCGTCCTTACAAGTATGGGGATTTTGCATATTGGGAATCCTCTGAAAAATATCCGGCCAATTTTGAATTGTATGATAGTACCAGGATGAAGATAAATACGGGAAGATCTTATTCTGATTCTAAAAAATCTGATGCTTATTCTAATATTATTAGTAAGCTAACTGAATATTATGGATCTCCTGTATCTGATAAAGATGGATTATCTTATTTCAAGGGTCATTCTTATGGAGGAGTAGAAACTTCTACAATTTTTTGCCAACAACCCATACGTCATTATCGTTTCCCTGATAATAGGATAATTCCTTTTATGAATAGCGATGAGCGCGGATATGATATAGCATCTGAAATATATCCGGTAGGTATTATGATAGATGAGAATATTATACAGGTATTTCTTGATTTTGCTGTAGACTCTGGATTTATAACTCAATCTCAAAGAGATACTGTAGTTGGATATGAGATATATAGAGGAGATAGGAGGTTGAATAGGTCTGTTGTAGCTACTGGTCTGGCGTATGATATGATTAGATACTTGGGTGATGATGGCAATATTAATATTTATCCTAATTATCCTTATAATGATCTATCTCCGGATCAGTATAATTATGAAACAGGAAAACGTTCTGCATTTATATCGCATCAATTTGATAAGGTTGGTAATGTATGGTATTCTTTTTGTTCTCCTGATTTGTATTTTAACAAACCGGAATTGCCTAATGAAGTTTGTATAGATGGATTCCAGAGAGGTATGTCTGTAGGTACATTCGCCCAGGTAGAAGATCATCCCAAATGGACTATCTTAGGTCCGGCCGCATATTCTATGGCTGCTACTCTTGCAAATGTGGAATCTATAGCTACAGTGGCATCTATGATAGCAGAAGAGCTCCAAGTTCGTGCTCAGTCGGCATATGTAGGATTGGTTGGTAATTTAAGTGTGGCTATGTTATTTTCATCTATGGTTCAAACAATAAGTGAGACATTAGCTAAAAGACCTGTATTGTATGGGAAATACAGATATGATTGGCTTACTACATTTATTAATAACGGTCCAAGAAGAAACAATGCATGGTATTATACGTCTGTGGGATTGTATAATTCTATGATGATGATAACCGATAAAGATGAATATGAAAGAAATTTCATGAGGGGTCTGTCTTCTGTCAAGTATATGAAATCTGGGATATATCCAATGATGGATGCAAGTATGGTATCAAAATGGGCTTCTTCTAAAGAAAATCCAGAAGGGGAATTTCTTTTTGTGAATAACATAGATAGGGAGGCGTCTTTGTTTTTGTCATTTGGGGATCCTGGGGAAAGTAATGATATTAAATATTTGTTGAGTTATCCTGCTTATATAAGGAATTATGATAATAGTAGGATAGACGATCTTGTCATAACCGGAGGCGATGTGACGGCCGGAAGGACTTTTGAACACCCAAAAAGCATGTCATACATATGTTCTCCATACATGAGGCTTATGCGGTATAAGCCGGATCAATACGGTCAGATAGAGGATATAAAATGGGTTTCTATAGGCGGGTGTGGCTTTTTTACCAATGAAAAGAAATTGATGTTTGGTGGCGACACAGTAATAACCAGATTTTCGTTAAAGAGAAAATTTCCTATTTTCTATAACAGTGCATTTGGTATCGAAGATATGATACCTTTCCCTTATATGGACTATAGAAATGTCGGATATCCTCGGTATTTTGTTAATTATGACACTGGAGAAGATGCTCTTGAAGTTACGGATAACGAACGTTTTAATAGCTGGACGTCTTCCAATAAAGGAAGGTATCAGTTTTATCCTAATAGGAAAAGTTTGTATGAGTTAAATGGTGATACAGCCGGCAAGTACGTTGATGGAAGGTTTTACACATGGTTTTATGGTATTCCTCAATTCCTTGTAGAATCTGAAACGAATTGCAATTTCAGATTAGAAGGACCTCAGCCTCATGAATGGTTTTATCCAAAAGTAGGAGATTTTGTTTGGTGGACGCAGGAGAAGAACGTGTCTATACAAAGAGATAATGATTATAAGATAAGTCCTATCTACTCGTCAAGAATGACGTTGACGCCTAATGTCTTGCCGGCGACATACGAACGTCGTTTTTATGATTGTGCTTACCAGCGACCTAATGGGGTTATATGGAGTAGGGCTGACGTATCTGAAAACAGTCAAACAGATCCGTGGCTAACGTACAAGCCTATGGACTATCATGAGTTCCCAACCAGCAACGGGAAGCTTATTCACATGAAGCGTATCGAGTCTAATCAGATTCTTGTCAGGTTCGAGGACCAGGTTTCACTCCATAACGCCATAGACGTAATCAAGGAGCGCACCTCCCCAGGGCAGGCTGAGATGGGCACCGGCGGTCTGTTTGCGTCCCGGCCTCTGGAGTACAACACGACCGACCTTGGTTATTCTGGAACCCAGAGCACTGAAATAATTAGTTCAGAATTTGGTCACTTCTGGGTAGATACTAAAAGAGCACAGGTGTTTATGACCGATCCTAATGGACGTAATCTTAAGGAACTTAGTGTAGGTATCAGACATTGGCTTAAGCGTCATCTTCCGTTTAAGATTCTTAGATACGGAATAACTAATATCTTAACCGGTACAGAGATGACAGAAGAAGATACAGACAATAAATTTATCGGTCTTGGTCTGTCTCTTGGATGGGATAATAGGTATAAGAGAGTACTTATCACGAAAAAAGATTATATACCTGTTAAGAACCCGGCATATTACAAATATGATGGTGGAAGGTTCTTATACAATGAAACAGAGGTGCTGTCAAACGATAAGGAAATATCTTTAAAGGACGAACAATATTTCAAGGACGTGTCGTTCACTATCGGATATTCGTGTCTGAAACAAGAATGGATTTCTTATTATTCGTTCTGTCCTGACTATTATATAGAACACCAACAATATTTCCAGACAGGAATAAACTTCCCGGCATCAGACAAAGAAGGTGGTTTATGGAGCCATTTGCTGACGAATAAGAGCTTCCAGACATTCTATGGAGCAACATATCCATTTATATTAGAAGTGCCGATAAAAGAGAAATATAATGGCTCTACGCTGGCTTCTGTAGAATACGAGCTTGATGCAAGGAAATACGTCGATGATGTGAATTACACTCTTGACAGGAAAGTAGGTTTAGATACGATAACTATCTACAACGACACAAACAACTCAGGCGAAATTCATCTTGTTCCAGAAGAAAAGAATAATTTAGCACAACGTATATCATATCCGAAGATCGTAGGTGACCATACTGAGGTCCTGGATACTGAGGTATATAGAAGACATAAGTTAAATGACTTCTTCAACAGGGTTGACGATGACCGATCTGAAACACCTATCTGGATCAAGGACGATAACGATATAAATAAGTCAGTTAATCCTGATGCTCTTAATTTCAGACGGTCATGGCTGGATAGGTTAAGGGGAAGTTGGATGCTGATGAGGATAAAGAAAGTAATTAGCAACCGGAAAATTATATTCCAGTGGTTGATTTCTGAAGATAAGATTAAGAATAGATAATATCGTATCACCCTCTACTTTTTCAATAAGTAGAGGGTAATTTTTTATTCTACACATATAAATCCGTATTTCTTTATTATATGGCAAATATCATTATTATCCATTCTAAACTATTCTCCACCTACTCTTACCGAATCATATTCTTTATGTATTAATAATTCTACATTTTTATTGCATACTCCTATTATAGATAAATTAGGATTCCCAATAGATAGCGTTTTAAGTCTTTCAATAGGATTAGAGCTTTTCCCTATTTTAAATAATCCACTTGAACTATCCTTAATTATGTAGGTATTAATATTACCACTGGAATTTTTGTCATGTGTTACCGGGGTTGGTTTGTTGCATATCGTAAGGAGCGATGTGTTTTCGCCGAACAATATGGATATTACATCTATAACATCTTCGTATATAACGGATAAAGATTGCAGCATGATATACAAATCAACTTGTCTCATCATGTTGTCATTTATAAACGTTAATACTCCAAATCCACTATCGATGAAAATAATACTTACATTTTCTCCGTACACTTTATTGAATAGGTTATATACTTTTTCATTGTCATTTTCTTCAAATTCTATTATTTTAAAATTTTTACTATTAAACGGAGAGTCGTCTTCATTTAATAGTAAATCAACAATATATCTATCCATGTATTTATTTTTTTATGTTATACGCAAATATACAATACAATACTTCCTATTATATTGTCTGTGTGTTAATTTATTTAAATTAATCTATTTTAAATAATTTTAATTTGTAAATCATATTTTAGTGTCTATATTTGCATCGTAATCAAGAGAGATTATGATATAAGACAGTGGTGATGGAAGGTGATACTTCGGTTTGTGTCACAGGTTCGAATCCTGTATTTTTCATGCAAGAAAGATTAGATCAGTTGGTAGATTAAAACCTCCTTTCAAACACCTTCCAAATTATCCCTGTTTTAACAACATATACAGATGGTGAGGAGTTCGGTTACTTCGAAAATTAGTGTAGTGGATAACACGGCTTTAGGTAAAAAAGTTTTTCATTGGTTCGAATCCAATATTTTCATTTTAGATCCGGCTCCGCTTTTCCTCTGTTTGAAATATATAAAAACTAATGAGTGGTGATGGGGTTAGTTACTTCGAATTTAGCTCAGATGGATAGAGCGATACTCTTTTAAAGTATAGGTCGATGGTTCAAATCCATTATTTCATTGTTTATACTAACTTCAGCTTTTCCCTCATTGAGTATTCATTTTGATATATTTTTTTTAAGCAGTGGTAGTAATATCACTGCTTTTTTTGTATAACACTTTAAAGAAAACAACAAATGGGAAAGTTTAACAAAAAGGATGAAGGTGTTAAACCTACGATCGTGAATCACATGGGCGAGAAGGCGTATAAGCCTAACGCAGAAGAAGAGTTGGTGTCTACGGTAATGACTACCATGTTGTCTGATTCTTATTATGAGAAAGAAAAAGACAAGGTGAACAGGATTAAGGACCTTATGGATCAAGTAGATCCGTATTTCGCAGCACAAACAGCATTGTATGTCAGGAAAGAAGGAAAGCTTAGGTCAGTAACGCATCTTATGGCTTCTGTCCTTGCCAGCAAAGCATCGGGTAAGGAATGGGCTTCAAGGTTCTATAACAAGATCGTTATGCGTCCTGATGATATGAGCGAAATCCTTGGCTGTTATGCGGCTCTTAACGGCAAAAATCCAAAGAAGTTAAGAGGTATATCCAGTGCTATTAAGGAAGGATTTAAGACGGCTTTGGAAGGTCTTGATCCGTATCGGATTGATAAGTATAAGATGGACAGTAGGGTCATTGCTATGGTTGACCTCGTAAACTTATTTCACCCCAAAGGCAATCAGGCTAACAAAACGGCTTTCCAGTACCTTATAGAAGGTAGGTCTTTGTCTGGATTATACGAAAGCAAGATTCTTGAAAAAGAAATGTCTAAAGCCGGACAGGATAAGAAAGACAATAAGGAAAAGAAAGAAGCTTTAGGTGACGCTATTCGGGACGTGGTTTCCAATGTAAAAGGTATGCCTATTTTTAATATGGTTCGTAACCTTGTAAACATAATCAAATACGCGCCTGATCAAATAGATGAAGTTTGTAGGCAGCTTACAATAGAAGAGAAGGTACTTAATTCGAAGATGCTTCCTTTCCGTTTTGCTTCAGCTTTCAAAGAGGTTGAAAATATAGGCGCTGATAGTTCCGATAATGATATTGTATTTGAGTCGGATAAAAAACGAGCTAAATTAACAGCGCGTAATAAATATAAGATTTTAGATGCGTTGGAGAAAGCCATAACCATCTCCTGCAAGAACTTGCCGGTATTGGAGGGGCGGTCGGCTATCCTGATTGACCACTCTGGCTCTGTACGTGGAGATATGGGAGGGTCTTCTGAAGTGCCTGCCTTTAGCAAAACAAATACGGCTGTCATTGGTAACTTGTTTGGCTGTATGATTGCTTCTGTGCTTCCTGACGTATTTATTGGTATGTTTGGTGACAAACTTATCAATTACGAATATGATAGAAGCAGAGGTGTTTTGTGGAACAACAAAAAATCTTTTACTGCCGGAGGAGAATGCGGTGGTGCTACCGAAAACGGTCTTTTTGCATTCTTGGAAAAGTGCGTTAAAGATAAGATCAAAGTAGATAACTTGTACGTTATTTCAGATATGCAGATAGGAGATGGCGAATCTATTGTATGGGAGAAAAGTTCCAATTATGAATATGGTAAATTCGCCGAACTTTTGAAAGGATTCAAGAAAGTGAATCCAAATTGCAAGATCGTTTCTATTTCTATTCAAGGATATGGAAGTGAGATGTTTTACAGAGGATCTAATATCTTGAACATAGCTGGCTGGTCAGAATCTATCTTCGATGTTATTAACAGCAAGTTCTGCGGATATAAGAATATGATTGAAGAAATTAAGAAAATAAAAATATAATCATTGATTTTGCTTCAATTGTAATTTCCATAGTAAACAAGTTTTAGCTTTAAAGGTATAGCCGAAGAAGTACGTGAGTATATCTTCGGCTTTTTTATTTACCTTTGTTGAAAAACAGTTTGTTATGAAACAAGTATTATATAAAAATGATATATACCCCTATAATGTAAGGGTATTGCTTGGAGCAGATGAAGAGTATATAGTTAAGACGTTCGCCAACCTGGAAGTAGAAGATCAGAGCTGGGAGGGGTGGACTGATGATTATGGTGGCAGAACTATTTTCGTAGGAAACCGAACCAATCACAGGAAATAAATATGTTTCTTATTTCATTCACTATCTGATATGGATGTTAGAACCATAGGACACGAATGCCTGCACGGTCTTTCTATTTATTGTAAGTATCTTAATATGGATTACGGTTTTGAAGTCGGAGGAGATGAGCATGCCGCCTGTCTGATGGGATGGTTAGTTGATAAGGTTTGTGGTGCTTACCACAAATTTAAGAAGGAGGAAGAAAAAAATGGCAAAGAAGACTAAAAATTATGTAAGAGACAAACAACCAAAAACATTATGGAGTAAAATTGGTCCGTTTGTAAAACTTAGAGAATATCTGGCATCTAATATAACACCTGACGTGTATGCTAATGAAAGAGGATTAAAAACCAAAATAATGGAATTTTTTGGTCAAGATGTTCCGAAAGCCAATGTAGATGATTTTAGTCAGAATCTTTGGTTTAGATTCTTAAACCAACCAAATAATCTGAAAGAAGAAAATGGGATTGTCAGAATACCAGACAATATCAAATCCATTATATCTGACAGGATAAATGGTGGGTGGGAGAAAATGACTAAAAAATATGGAAGGAAGCTTGATTCCTTAGATAATAAGATAATTGATGGAAAAGTTGCAGGCAAGGACGTATCTGATTTGGAGGAGTTAAGGGATGTAACAAGTAGGAAACTTGGAATGGTGGAAGAGGGAATAGATCTCTTAAAAAAAGCCAGAACTGGAGAACATCAGGTATTTAACGAATACAATTTTATACCAGATGCTTACGGCGATTTAAATGATTTATCAGGCTTATCAAGTTTCACTATGTACCGTGATGATAGAGGTAGGATGGTCGTAAAAGATAAGTATGATTTTTATAGAAGCGATCAACCTCTTGGTGTAGGGATTGTTACTAAGATTCTTGATACAATAGGATACCCGTTTGATATTCTGGATTATGTAGAAGATAAGAATCCATATGAAGAGAATGATCCAAACAAGGTTTTGTTGAAATCCGCCATTGATTCCAAGAATGATCTGGATAAAAAAATGAAGATAAGATCTAAAAAACAAGGAGGGGATTCTTCTAAGCCGGAAATAGATTGGGATTTATTCAAATCCAAATATGAAAATATGAAGCGCGTGGGTAAGGGTACGCACCGCACTATGGACGTAGATGGAATGAATATGATCTATGATGCTTTATATGATAAAGGTTTCAATCAACGCCAGATAGAAGCCGTACTTGGAAATATTATTGAAGAATCTGGTGGTAATCCCTATGTCGTATCTGATTATGGAGGGTTTAAGGGACTTTTCCAAGAATCCGATAAAAGATATCCACCCAAAGAGTTTGAGAAAGATAAAGAGCGATTTAAGGGGGATAAGCGTGGATATATCAATTACATGATAGACAGATTTTATGATCATGTTCAAGATGCTGGGATGTATAGTATAAAGGATACTAAATACAATAAAGCCATTCATGCAGTAAGCGAATTTATGTCAGAAGATCCAGATACGGATTATTCGTATCCACTTGTGTATGCTTTTGAAGCTCCATCAGATAAAGAAGGAACTTATAAAAATAGAAAAAGCGTATCAAATTTAATAAGTCAATCTTATGTTTTGGATAATGTTGATAAAAATGATAATACTATTGTTGATGCTATTCTTGGAATAAAAAATGATCTTGAGCTACAAGACTCTATTTCCACTACAAGAGGTGAAGCCTTTAAAGAAGCCAGGAAAAGAGGTCTTAAGGAATTTACATGGAATGGAAAGAGATACAATACCAACATCAAGAAGGAAGGTGGCGTAGTTGGCAAGCAGCGTGAAGCATATGAATACTTTACTAATAAGCGCGGCATGTCCAAGATACAGGCGCTCGCCATCATAGGTAACCTCATGGCTGAATCCGGCCTTAAAGATGACATATACGGAGACAACAGAACGTCATACGGCATACAGCAATGGCACAACGAACGCATGGATAAGCTATTCAAGCACGCCAAAAAGAAAGGACATTCTACACCCACATTCAAAGACCAACTTGAGTTCTTGGCTGACGAATACGAAGGGAAAACCGGATATTCTAATTTCTTATACACAAGAAAAGGAAAAGAAGGACCAGGGTATTACAACTACAGCCGGCAGGATTTTATGAACGCCGATAACCTTAAGGATGCTGTAGTAGCTTGGAACCAAGGAGCAGGACGTCCTCATAAGAGTGTTATAAGAAATGATGACCGTTATGACTATGCTATGGAAGTTGCTAAAAATCTTGGTTTGGAAATTGAAGAAAATTCCGTATCTTTGTATGGTCAAATGGGATTCGGAGATGATGCTGAAATAGCAGCATCGGTAACACTTCCAGAGGTAGAAGTGGCAGCCGCCCTCCCTAACCCGGAAGTCCAGTCCCAGGAGAGACAGTCCGAGGAAGAGAGATTCCGTACATGGACTGAAACGTATGGTAAAGACATCATAAATCATTTACTGACGTTAGACGGGAAAAAGGATGGTGATGACAGTGATTACAGCATGATGTATAGACAGCATGAAAAAGAAAGCGAAGAGGATAAGAAAATGGCTTTGATTAATGCCGTGCTTCCCAATATTCAGCTTCGCATTAAAGGCGTCACTGATAATTAGAACAATTATTTTATTTCTCATATTAATAAAGCGAAGCCGGATTTGAGACTCGTTATGCGGATACCGAAGGTTGAAGAACGATATCGAAATAATCCGGCTTTTTGTGCAATTTCGTGAAGGATGGAACTGTCATCGCCTTGGTTTAACAGAACAGACCTACGTACCTCCACTGTCCTGACGGGCATGGGAGCCCGTCTCGCCTACCAGCCTGCCTAATTCTCCACTGGCTACCTAATATAACTATTAACGTCACTCCATCACCTATCTCCCTTCGGTAGATAGGTTCAGTCGTTTTTTAAATGTTATATGTTATTTCGCATCGTTCCCTTCGGTCACGATACTCAATCCTTTAACACAATTAGGCAAACAATACAATAGACGGAAAAAGTAATTTGTTAATCTGTTCACTCACTTAACTCCCTTCGGTCGTTAAGTTCATTCACTGTAAACAATTATATGAATAAATGGTAAAGTATATAAAATAATATAAATAATATAATGGGTAAGATCATTGAAAATGGTCTTAATATTAAGGAAAACGGAGACTATTCATAGGCGTAGTTTTAATTCAAGATTTGTTGTCCCACCACTGACGGTCAGGAGGTTACGTTCAGAGTCGTTTTCCCGTCTCTTATCCAAACCGTCATAAAACAAAAAACCTTGTATCCTATTTCTCTCAAACCGGATACAAGGCCGTGCATTTTCTTCTTTGAGCGTATGATGAAAAACCATATCTTTGCACTAAAACAACATCAATATGGACACAAAGTTAAAAGAAATAACAGATCCTCACAAGTTACACGACAAGCTCTTTAAGAAAGAGCAGGTCTCTCCGATAGAAGTTATATACAATAGCTTCAGCAACTTAGGGTACAACGTAGTACGCCGTCCAGCCGGTCAGTGTTTAGGCAATTTGAGATATTTTAATCTATTTTATGACAAACATACTCATCATTTCTATCAGAAAAACAGGAAGTTGAGATATTGTAGTAATTTTCTCATATCTGATTACTGGAAAGATAGAGTGCGATGTTTCATAGTTTGGAACTTTGGATTTGGAAGATTCTTTCCGTACAATGACTTTATTGAGGCTATGGTTTATGATTATCTTCGATATGGGAGAAAGTCAGTTCCTTATCTTAAAAGCGTGCAAGAGGCTGAAGAAAAGTGTGTAAGGTTCTATATCCGGTCTCAGATAGATATGCTTCGTAAGGAAGGATATGCCGCTTATCGGGCTAAGTTCAAGGAAGAACGTCCTCAGTATTTCATCGGAGACGATAGGACGGTGTTTAGATGCCTTGACAGCTCTTTAAAAAGAGAAGAGAAGATTGCTGCATGCGTAGCCCACAAAAGGGCCTTAAAAGAAGGGATAATGACTTCCTTCATCAATCACCTTAAGAAACATCCTACCACTTTATATTCGTGGTTTTCATCAGAGGTAGATAGCGAAGGAAAGAATAGGCTCTGTCTATCTGAAAAGGCTGTTTCGTATTTGAATAAGAGACTGGTTCGCAATGGGTTAAAGTCTCTTTCTGCATCATATCTTTTTAGAACGTTTAGAAAAATGGTGAAGATCTTGTTCGGTTCCAATGTCAGGTCGTTTTTGAATAGCTGTCTGATGTCTGTTTCAACAGAAGAGGTTTTAACCAAATCTATGAAGAAAATAGTTTCCAAGACAGTGCTGTTTTTGTACAAGAGAGCGCTTAAGAACTATCGCCGGGCATGCGGTCTTAAGTACGACCCTGATTCGGGCGGTTTGTCTGCCGTACATGATTGATTTTTAAACGTATCCCATAACGTTGGATTTTCTCGTTCGTTTCTCTTATCTTTGTGAAAAAAGATAGTATGAGATTACGAATCATAAAAAATCGTCCGATATTCGCTCCTGGCGGTAGTGTTCAGGATAAGAGACAGGATATTAATGTATCCTCTACTCAGCCTATTCTTGATTATGGAACGCCTGTTAATAAATGGGGTGAATCTGATATTCAGAATATATATATGCCTTCTGATGTGACTTTAGAAACAGAGGAGGGGGAGATAAATCCATTTAGTAGTATGCCTACATCCGATCCGTTTTTTGAAAATCATGATGCAGGATATGCAGGATATCTCGCTGATAATAGGGGCATGGTTAAAAACGTAGAGAAATCAGTCGTTGATAATGCAATGAATTTAGGTGGTGTTGATGCTGATTCCTCTAAAGAAAAACGTTCCCAAGATGGTAATCCTCTTGATCCTATGACTACCCCATATTATTCACCTGATCTAACCGGCAGAGCTCAAATGTTCGGTACAAGTCTTGGTCGGATAAGAGCCGGTAATAAGGTCGGTGCTAATGTGGCTCAAGCTGCCTTGTCCGGTGTTAGTTTAGGATTAGGTCTTACTCGTAATATCATGGGAGCTTCATCTGCTGCGTATGCAGCCAGCAGAGACGAGCAGGCGGCGAGGGAAAAGCTCGAAAAAGAGCGCCGGCAGCAGTTTATCCGATGGGAACGTGAAGGCGGTGGTGTTAACCTCGGAAATGGACAGAGAATAGATTCTTCCGATTTGACAGGAGAATACATTTACCCTCTTCCTAAATCTATGGAGGATAATGCTAATGTTGAGATAGAAAAAGGAGAATATGTTTCGACTCCGGATGATGTTGGTCCTATGGAGGCAAAAGGTAACAGGCATGAAGACGGCGGCACTCCCGTTGATTTGCCAGAAGCTCATATTATTTCAGATTACCGTACTATTGATGATGATTTTGCTTCTTACGTAAGGGAAAATTATGGCATTAGAGCTACGGAAAAAGATACATATGCTACGCTTCTTGATAGGTACAAGAAAAAAATAGGATTGTCCGAAAAGTATGATGATCAGGAACGTGTTTTCAAGAGGCTGGAAAAGAATAAGGATGTTAAGGATAAAAATACTTCTGAGTTGAATAAGTCTATTCTTTCCAAGTACGTAAATGATAATCAAAAGGAAATAGACGAACTTGAGGTGCAATTCAGGTCTTTTGCTGATATTGTCTATAACAAACAAGAGGAATCCAAGCGCCAAGAAAAGATAGATGCTTTCTTTAGAGATGGCGGAAAGGTTGATTTAAATGCCGTAAGAAAGCAGGCTAAGGCTCTTAACGTATCTGAATCTGATGCTAAAAATTGGATATACGATGAGTATGTAAAGAGAGTTAGGAAAATGGCTGAAGGCGGCCCTACCAAAGAGCAAATAGAGTGGGGTAAGAAAGTACAGCAGCTTTTAATGAAGCAGTTTGGACGTGCTCTTAATATGTCTATAGTAGATGTTGCAGACAGAGAGCAGATCCTTAATCCTGATTCTGGTGTAAATTCTAATCAAAATCTGCAACACAGAAGCAGTTCCGGTTATGGTAGGGTAAACAACAAAGCTATTTCTAATTTGCTTGATATTAACCGTTGGGCTAATAAATACAATACGGATGGAGATTTTAATACAGAAGGATTCCAGACTGGATACAATAGCCAACTAAACAACCTATGGGCTTTGGCAGAATCAGGTGCTATAGCCAATGCCGAAAAAGCCAAGAAATTTAGAGACGAATACGGATTTTGGGGAGAAGATGCTGGTAAGTACGACCAAGGAAGTAAATCGGCATATAACTCATTTGCCGTAGATGACAAATTTGGGCAAACTACGGCAACCAGATCATTTTATGGATTGGATGTAGTTACTCCTGAACAAAAGAGATTGTTGAACGAAAAAGGGATAAAGAATTATGTTGACTTATTTGGTGATAAATCTGATGCAGCTAAGAAGATTCTGGGTGCCGATTATAATAAGTTTGCTGCTTTAAAAGATAGCGGTTTGATGTTAGAAACAGACTTTGTTTTAGAAGCCGTAAATCCGGCATCAAAACCTATAGAAGCTAAACCTGTAGGAACCGGCGCTAAATCTCCCAACCCAGGTTCTCCAGGCAGGATAGAAGTGAAGAAAGAAAATCCTGTTATTAATACTACTGTAGAAACGGAAGCTGAGGAAGAAGATGATACAAAAGGAAGAAAAGGTGTCAATCCTGCTTTATCAGGTCCTATATTCCCTGAGATGTTGAGGATGCTTGATACCGGATTAGAGATAGAGGGATTGGAAAGGCATCAGGCTCCGAGAATAGATCCTGTTCTGCAATCTGCTGATCAGTATATCAACGAGCTCAACCGCGCGACATCGGCTCAGTTGGACGCAGTAGGTGACGTGCCCGACTCCCAGCGCTCCGCTATTCTGGCTAATATGAACGCCATAGCCGGAAGCAATATAGCCAAGTACATTAACGAAGTAAATTTCAATAACGCAAGGCAAATAAACGAAGCTGATAGATTCAATGAAATGGCTTATGTTCAGACAGACGATAAGAACATAGCGGAAAGGCAACGTTATGAATCTGGATTATTGAAGGCTATGGCTATAAGGGATGAAAATCTTGCTCGTTATTATGATAGTATAAACAGCGAGATACAGAATAAGTTCAATGTTCGTACATCGTTGAATACCATAGCTTCCATAGCTCCAAATATGAGAATGCTTCCAAGTGGTCAAATTATTTACGTTCAAGGTAATCAGGATGTGATGAATATGGGTGATTATTCCACACCTTACTTGAGAAGTTTAAATGAAGAAGATGATGAAATTAAAAGAAGAAGGAGGACCAAATAGTGGCTTCACAGTATAGTATTTTAAGGCAATATGCCCCGTATGTTAGTCCTTACAACATAGATCTTGTTAAGGACGTCATGATGTACAAACAGCAGAAGGTTGATGCTGCTCGTGAAAAGATCTATACCCAGGTAGATTATCTTATGGGTCAAGAGATAGATAAGCCTGAAGCCCGCGCTTATATGGAAGATAAGATGTCAGGTGTGATTGCTAACATCAATCAAAAATTCAAAGGCGTGGATCTTTCTTCTGATGGTGTTACGAGAGCCATACAAGGAGAGATAAGTTCGGTGTTAGATGATACGGTCATTAACGCGATTGCCGGCACAAAAGAAGGCAAGAGGGTTATGAAGGAAATAGAATCTATAAAACAGAATCATCCTGAACTTTATTCTCCTATTAATGAATGGCATGCTTTGGACCCTTATTACAAATGGAGGTCAGATGGTAAAGCAGGATCAAGGTTGGGAGGTCTTCATTATTCTCCTTATGTCGATTATACTAAGGAGATAAATAAGCTGGTCAGTGATTTTAGGAAAAACAACGAAGGCAAGAAGATTCAGACAACAGAATATGATGTTAAAGGTAATCCTACTGGTGGAATCATAGAAGTCAACGTAGATGAGCTTACTGATTCCCAGATAAGGAATTTTGTGTCTGCTAACTTATCTGAAAACATGAGGAATCAGATGAGAATAGAAGCATCATACATGGCAGCTACCAATCCGGTGTTCAGTAATCCGGATTTGGTTAGTCAATACATTGGGTCTTATGTCGAAAGATACGATAGGCACATAGGAGCATTGGAAGCAAAAAAGAAATCAGTAGGGGATAATAAGGATATTATTGATCGTATTGACAGTCAGATACAGGAAGCTAAAAATCAGAAAGCAGAAGCCAAGAGGGAGGCAGATATGATAATAGCTTCATCAGATCCGGTAGCGGCTGCTAATTTTGTTGTTACCAATAATCTTTTCGATAAGATGACTGATGCATGGAGATACGACAATACAAGTTTTGAAAGGAAGAAAGATGATCTTTATTTTGCAAGGTTGGCAGAGGATAGGGCTCAGCAAAAGTTTTTGACTGATAATGCTAAGTCTATGGTTGAAATATCGTTGGCAAAAGAGCAACTTGCACAGGCTAAGATTGAAACCGAATACATGCGTACTTACGGTTCCAAGATGGGCACTGAAAGCTCATCCGGAGGCACAAGAGGAGCAGGCGGTGTAGGAGTGCCGATGGCTCCTATGGACGGGCCTACGGCTATCAATTCTGGAACGGGTAAGATAGGATTTGTTAATTTGGCTAATATCCCTTATGAACAACTCACATCTTCTTCCACAGAGCGTAGAGCAAATTTATTGAAATTATATAATTCATTATCTCCTACAGACAGAAGTAATATCGTTGCAGCATCATACGAAGAAGAAAAAACTGACCCAGGATTGTATGCTAATATGACTCCTGAAGAACGGATATATTCTTATTTAAAAAATAATGGAGGTCAGAAAAACGGATATTTTGGACAAGGAAATAACAGACTGTCTGAAGCTTATGATGCTTTACTTCTTTCTGATTCTAAGGCAAATGGAGCTACAAAGGCTATAAATAACATAACTGATTATCAAATAGATAATATAGTTACTAAAAAAAATAAGGATATTATCAGTAAAGTTCGTAATGCTAAGTTTATGAAAGGAAATTCTTTTATAAATCTTACCGATACAGATGATAAGGCTGGAGCCTTCCTGCTCGCCACAGCCATAACAACTGGTGTATCTGATGCCGTAGGGTTTAGAGAATACATGATGGACCCTTCAAGAGGAATAGATATTCTTAGTGCTATATTTCCGTCATTAGGAACTAAGGTGAGTGCCGGTAAGTTGGGGAAAAGCATATCTGATGCTATTACAAGCGAGGATAATGGTTCTTCTACCGGTACGTTGGCTCTTATTAATGGAATGAAGAAACTCAATGGTGATCCTGATTTTAATATATCTGATTATATGACCATAGATAAGGATGGTGATATAGATTTAAAAGATTATCAGGAGGGTGAACCATTAACTATTACCCAGCTAAGATATGCTGAGAAAAATAGTAGGGTGTCTGATATGATAGCGGGTCAGATGCAGGACAAGATAAAAATGTCTGTATCTCCCGATCAGATTTCTGATATTTTGTCTCAGTATCATTACCTTGATTCTTACAAAAGATACAATTGGAATGCTGATTCACCTGAAAAGTCTTTGCAGAAGACTCAGTTTAGAAGATTGTCTGGTTACATGGCAGGAAAGGTAAATAATCTGGATCCTACTGCTATTAATGCCATTAATATGGATGCCGAGATAGATAATGGCACTGTTAGAAGATTCTTGACTGCTCAAGTAGGTTCCGGTGAAAATTCTTATGTTACAGAAAGGGTTGAGATTACGAATGACGAGCTTCTTAAGGCCGGTATAGATCCTTCGGTCGAGGAGCGTAATTATCCGGTGGATGGTTACAAATCAAGTTTTGGAACCTGTGATTTTGTAGATACCGGAAAGAAGGAGGGCTATTCTTATGATAAGTATCTCATACGTAATGGCCTTCCCCGTTTGGCTTCTAAGGCTGATGTTAAGAATGATCTTTATGATATAGTAAAGGTGCATGGTTCTTACCTTAAGCCAGAAGAAATGAATGTTGTTAAAACCCTTGTTGATAATTTTATTGACATGTCTGATAACATATCAGTTCAGTTGGAAGGAATGGATGACAGGGGTTCGAGAGAGGTAGCGGTCAATTTCTATGACAAAAGGACTAAAAATTCTAAAAATCCTGCATTGTTGTTCTCGGATTTTGTTCCTTTGGATCCTGGTAATGATGAGTATGCGGATTACTGGAATAGCATTCACCAGAAGTGTCCTCAGTATTTCTTTGTAAAATACGTGAAGGAGGCTGTTCAAGAACGTCTTGATCAGATGAGGGATCCGTATATGAGAGGAATAAATATCACGCCCAATATGAATGACAAGTTTAGTAAGTTGAACGATTTTTTGCAGAAAATTTATGGCTGACAATAATATAGATAGATATAATCCTGCTGCTAAAACCACTTACGAAGATGTGGCAAGGCAAAGGAAATTAGCCGAAGAAGAGAATTACACTCCGGCTACATTACCAGAGACGACAACGCCTCTGGTTCCTAATTATATGCCTGGTGAAGGTGTGTATGCCCAACCTAAATTTCCGGATTACGCATCAAGGATAGCTGCTGCCGAATACGAAGAGCCGTATATAGCCAAGGAGATAAGCAACAGCTACTCGGAGGCACTGGCTCGTAACAGCTACAGGGGGGCTACACCTGCCCCGCCGCCCCTTAATCCCTATGGACCGAAGGTAAGTATCCGTGAAAGTCATCAGATGGGTAATGATGGGGTATGGCGTACAAAATATCCCAACTATATTCCGGGTATAAATAATGAGGATTATTATGCCAGGAGACAGAGCGGATGGAGTAAGTTTTGGAATGGTGTAGGCAAATTCGCTTTAAAGTCTGCATTGTACGGTGCACAAGGAGTTGTGTCATTGCCTGACAAACTTATCAATATGGCATCTGAGGGAAGTTACAAAGCTGCGTTAAACACTAACATGGATAAGTTTGTAGGTGATCTTGACCAGCAAATAGACATGCTTCTTCCCCATTATTACAAGAAAGAGGTAGAAGATTATAATTTTGGTCAGAAGCTTTTTAAGGATACCAGTAATTTCTTATGGAATGATGTCCTTGGTAACGGTATGTCTTTTACCGTAGGAGCCATGATATCAGCGTACATGACCGGAGGACTTGGAGTTGGATCATTGGGTAATATAGGTGCTAAATTAGGTGGAAGAATCGGAGCTAAGTTGGCAGCAAGGCAAGCTGCCAATAGGGGCATAGGAAGCCTTAAAAGCGTGTTTAACGACTATGTGAGAAAAGGAGTTGCCACCGGAAGAAATGTAGGGGAGGCGGCTAAGACCATGACGTTGTTGGCTACCAGTGCTGGATTCGAGTCATCGGTTGAAGCAAATTCTTTTATGAAGCAATCTGAGTCTGATTTTAAGGATTATTATCGTAAGATTTATGGTCGTGATCCCAATGCAGAGGAAATGGCTGTTTTTCGTAATTCTAATGCTGATGTAGGCAGTGCTATATTTGCCGCCAATATGGGTATCGTAGGATTATCTAACTGGCTTCTTTTTGGTAAGTATATAGGGTTGGGAGGCAAGGCTATACCTGGGTTGGAAAAGAAGCTCAACAAGCATTTATTTGGATTAGGGACGGAAGTTGCGAAGCCGGGAGAGATGGCTATTAAAATAACCAATCCCAATATAGGACAGAAGATAGCAGGCAATGTTTTCAATATCATGAAAAGACCGGTATCTGAAGGCTTATGGGAAGAAGGATCTCAAGGTGCTGTTCAGAATACGGCTGAGGAATATGTTAAGTCAAGATATGATAATGTCGCCATGAACGGAGCCGTTGATGTTCTTGATGCTATTTCTGAAGGATTTAAAAAGCAATATACGTCTAAAGAAGGATGGACTGAAATAGGAATCGGTGCTATTATCGGTTCTTTGTTCGGTATGAGGGAAGGTTTCTTTGGGGTGAAAGAGTATAGCAATAGTCAGATCTTGCTGGAAAGGCAAGTGAATGAATATAACAAAGCATCTTCTAATCTTAACACGGCGGCTTTGAATACGTTGAAAAAGTCAATGAGTTTAGGGCCTCAAGTTCGTTCCGATGCTCAGTCTATGACTGGCAAGGAGCTTGATGATGCAATGTTTGAAAAGATGTCGATTGACAACCAAATGGGAACCTTAGAGGATTCGGCTGAAAATTTCAGGCAGATGGTTGATATGATGCCTATTTCGGAAATAGCCGAAGCTAACGGAATGTCTTTGGAAGAGGCAAAGAAATACAAGGATTCTATTATTGATAATTATAATAATCGTCTTTCTGATTTCAGATCTGCTCAAGGTTTTGCCGAAGATCTTATAGGTGATGACTCTAAGATCGAATTTAGAAAATACGTAGCTCGTAATGCCTTCCTTGGCCTTCAATCAGAATCAAGGATGAAAGACATAGCTTCTGTCATAGAAACGCTTTCGGGGCAGCCTCGCGTGGCGGATGCGCTAAGTACGTTTTCCCGACTGTCGGGCAGGGCGAGGGAGCGGGCTATGGCTATTCGTGGCATACGGTCAAGGATAGAAGAGCTTGAATCCGAAATAGAAGATCTTGCTACTCGTCCTCGTAACGTAGATGGAAAAGACCCACAAGCTGAATCCATACAACGAAAAACCAAAGAATTGGAAGATCTTAGAACCAATTACAATAATTCGTTATCTGAGTTATCAACGTTAATAGGAAAAGAGTTTTCGATAGAAGAGTTGGTAAGTAAAACCGAATCTGTTTTATCATCGCCTCTTTCTCCTATAAGTTCACAAGATGTAATAGAGGCCTATGATACGCTTGTAGCTTTTGATGATTATTTTAATGTAAAATCAAGACAGGAAAAGAAGTTTACGGCCAAAGATAAAGCCATGAGATCCTTGGTAAATGAATACCGCAGGAGTTTGATGGACTATAGGAATATGAATAACTTCTTATCTAAGATGCTTGATAAAAGATTCTTAGCTGAGGAAAACAGGGGTTTTTCAAAAGCGCTGTCTTCTCTATGGTCTACTCCTTATAAGGAAGACGACAAGGTTCCTGATTTTGCAGAGCCTAATAAAGTTGGTGAATATGACACTGATGAGGTAGTAGATCAAGCCGTGTCAGAAGGTAAGATTTCGGAAGATGAAGCCTGGACTATCAAAGCATTTATGCATGCTCTTGATAAAGTAAGAGAAGATAGGATGAAGGAAGCGGAAGATAATATAAAAGAGTCATCGCTTACGGAGTCTGTATCGGATGAAGATTATGAGGCTGCTATGGATAATCCTATTATGGTTCCGGTAGTAAGGCAGTCTATAATTGATAAACTATATACAGGGAATGCTGATCTTCTTACTGCGAGAGAAAAAGATGTGTATGATAAATACAAACAAGATTTTGATGATCATGTGTCGTCTTTAGGTGACAGTCCTATTAATCTCATAAAATCATTATCTGAAAAGGCTGACAGACTTACAAGTCCGAGATCAGTATATGAGGAAAATAAAGCTATTATTGATATGGCTAAGTCTAATTTGGAGCCAGATCAAAGAAAGGAGCTTGATGATGCTATTTCTTCGTATGTTGATATAATGAACAGGCGGGACAAAGGAGAGAAAGTTGACGAAGATAAACTTGCAGATTCGGTATTTACCATAGAAGATCTTGGCCAGGTTGGAAATATCACGGACCTCCTTCCTTATATCGAGCAAAACAGGATTATTGATAAAGGTCGTATCTCTGAATCTACGTTAAGTAATTTCGGGGAGGATGATGCTAATATAGATTCTCTTGTAAATGAATTAGACGAATCTGATAATACGCCGGGGGTCAACATAGATAGTGCTCAGAATCCAGAGACGTTGATGGTAAGAAAAATATCCAACGATGGCAATGAAAGGTATGAAATTGCGGGTCTTAGAGCCGATAAATTTATATCTTCAATAAAATCATTGGTTCCTATTCAAATAAGTTCTGAAACGAACGCTAATGGCACTAAAAGGTATTCCCTTAACATAGGTGGAGAAACAGCTACTATAATGGAACTGCCTTATCATGCAAGATGGTCTATAGACAAAGAATCGGCTCGTGTTCTTAACCGTTACACAGATGTGTCTATCCAGGACGTGGGTAATTCATATTCTTTGGTTTATAAGCGTCTTGATTCAGATGAGTTGGTTCCGTACAGAACAGGTGTTGGATTCGGGGAGAATGAAGTAGATAAAATAGACCAAGAAGCATTATCTTCTTTGAAAAAAGGAGATAAGGTTAATCTTGAGATAGATGTCAATGATACTTATAATCAGTCTCTTTTTACTGAATATGATAATGCTGTTCAATCCGGCGATAGAAATAAAATAGAATCTGCCGAGAATAAGTTGGTATCCAATATGGTTATCAAGGTCATGAGTGGAAACAGATTCGTTTCTGTTGTAAAAGCTGACACAGGAGGCATAGATGGTATAAGTAAAATAAGAAGAACGGCTTTCAACAAGTGGAAGAAGGATGCCGGCCGGTCGGCTACCATCGGCGTCGGCACGCATGTTGTTGCCCAGACCCTTCCCGGAAGACCGGTGTTTAACATGAAGGTGAACGGTCAAGGATATGGCCAGGTAGAAAATCTCCCCATTACCGAAAAAGGTGCTGAAAAAGTATCTGATGTCGGATATGTATTAAATGGCAAAGTCGTGCTTAAGAACGGATCTAAATACACAGGCTTCCCATTTGCTTATTCTATATTAAATGACAAGGGGAATAATTACAAAAATGTAAGAGTTCCGGTAGTTGTCATCAAAGGTAAAAACGGTCTTAATTATCTTTTCCCAGTTAGCCTACGTTCTGTAGAATCAGAGGAAGGGCAGAAATGGATGTCTTTTATAGATATGCTGCTTGAATCTGGTGATTCTGAATTGCTACAGATGGGTCAAGATGATATACAAGATCTTAATGCGTATCTAACCAAGTTAGGTCTTGATCCGGCTTCGTATCAAGTATCGTACTTGAATCCTATTTCAGGGCTTAGAAAAGCTCGTGAGGCTATAGAAAAATTATCTACGGTTCCTGATGTTGTTAAGTGGGTAGAAGATGGAAGTAGGAGCGTTAAAGACATTGTGACGTCTGAAGTAGAATCTGGAATAGATTTCGAAGGTGAGATGTTTGTCGCTCCTAAGATCAGGATCCAGTTTGGTAAATCATCTTCCAGACCTAAGTCACTTATAGAGGATGATCTTCCTTTCTCTGATGAGGGTAAGACCGTTACTTCTAAGGAAGACGTGGAAGTTTACGAAGAGGAAATGCCAGAGGAAGGGGCTGTCCGTGAGACTCAGCCGGCTCCATTAGCTCAGCCGGCTCCTGCGGCACAAGCTACGCAGTCTTTATCTGGCAAGAAGCGCACCTCCAGGAAAAACTTCTCTCTTATGTTAAACGAAATAGAATCTCATATAGAAAAAGAGGGATTGCCGCCTTATGCTAATATTTTTGATTTTATAGCAAGGAAGATTGTAGGAGGTGATTTGAGGTTTCTTCGTGAGAGAGGTAATCCTAAAAGCCTTAAGGAGGAAATGGGATTAGAACCTAAAGGAACAGTAGGTGATAAAATATCCACTCCTTCCGGTAAAGGTGGTAAGACTTTAGAAGAATACGTTTCTTGGCTTCGTTCTCAAACAGATCAGGTAGTCGAGGATTATGTTGGGCCAAGATCTGACGAACAAATTATATCAGAGTTGAAAAACTTTTTGAAATATATTAATTTTGTTCCAAGCAAGGCTTTGAATTATTCTCTTAGAGTCAATGGCATGGATACCCTAAAAGAATATGGCACAAAAGAGGAAGTAGAAAAAATGGAATCTGATATCAATAGTTTGGTTTCTAAAGTTTTGCCTACGGTGGACAACCAAACTATAGAAGATGTTTCTACTGTAATAAAATCAAACAACTTGCCCGCCATATGGGGGACCGTGGAAAGCCTTGATATGACAAACGAGGAAAAAATAGAGTTTTTGAATAACGTAGCAGATTTCCTTAGCGGCATACCAGAGTATGATGCTGTTGTGGAGTCTATAGAGTCAGAATCAGATAATATTTTAAATGATGGAAAAGAAGGAAGTGCAGAAGGCGGTGCAGTACGCACTGAGGAAGATGGCGATAAAAAGGGAGATGGAGAAGGCAAAGGACAATCCAGAACAAATGTCGAAGTTAAAGGAAATGTCAAATTGCCTGGATCTCAAGAAGGAAAAGTAGATAACTATAGAAAGAACGGAGATAAGTTTTCTGACATTGCTGAAGTTACTTTATGGCTACTTAGAAGGGCTGCCGGCATAACCTCTATCCCAGAAGGAGAAGAGGTTTATGTAGAGGGAGATGAGGTTAATAGTATTATGACCGATATGGAATCCAGGTACGGTATAGACACCATTAACCATGCGCATACAACTAAGGCTATAAGGGGTCTTAATAATGTGTCAGGTTATAAAGTAGAATACGGCTTAACCTTTTTGACATACGATCCTTTTATTAGGATATCCAATCCAAGGAAAGAATCTAAGGCTGCGAAAGACGAGCCTCGTATATCCGAAGAACCGCTTACTTACATATCAAGGGTAACAACTCCTTATTTCTTGTACGGCGGTAATGAAGCATACACGTCTGTTCCGGCTAAGGTAGAACCTATACCAGAGAAGATAATGGGTCGTAATGGCATTAAATTTGGTATGAGTGTAGTCGAGTTAACCAAATTAGGGTACAAAAAAGCTGGTGGAAACTGGATATATAAATTCTATATGAACTCAGGTGTGTATGATTTGTATAATATCAGTACCGGTGAAGCGTTTAGGGCAAAACCGGATCTTGGAGTTAAGATAAGTTCCAGCGCATTCATCCGTTCTTTATCTCAATCTGGTAGAAAAATACAAAATATGATGAGTAATATGAGCCAGGAAGAGATAGATAGGAATAAGAATCTCGTAGAAGGTTCTGATAATTCGGATTCGATAAATGAGTTAAATAAAGAGTGTTGAGTATGAGAAGGAGATACGAAGATATTTCAGGTCTTGTTCAGTACCAGTTGAAGACCAATCAGCAGGGGAATATAGAGGTTTATGTTGATGACAGGTTTGTTGGAAACGTAAGTGAAGGAGTCTGTAATTGGAAGGATATTGAATACAAGAGTAAGGTTACTATATCTTTGAAAGGAGTCGAGGATAAGGCTAAAACTTCAAGTAAACGAGTCGGTCCCTATTGTCACATTAGTAGCATATTTGGAGGAAATGAATCTTATCATGCAGGTCCGGATAGTAATATAAAAAAAGAGTCCGGTTACCACCTTTATAATGTATTGTTATAAAAATGGGGATATTACAACTACCACTACTTATACTAAAAATTTATCTGGAACTCTTCAGATAGGTAAAACACAATTGACTATCAATTACAAACAAAGTAAAAGTCAGTCTTTCTCCGGTGGTTCTGGAGATTATGTAACATCCGTATCTGATTTCCCTTTTGTTACTGGTCCAGGAAATGATAGCGTTGAGTTCGAAGGAGAGGGAAGATTGATAGTTGAGACAGAGGCTTCGCATTATGAAATAGAAGTTTCATAATTTCTATTTTTATACTATCTTTGTCTAAAGTATTTATCACTATGGGTGTCAAATGTCAGATAGAAAAAAAGGAAAATGAAATAAAACGGGTTAAGGCTCCTAACGGGGAGCCTTCCGTCCTTTACGAAAGTGCTTTAAAAGTATTAGGAAACAGCGAGCGGTCTCTTCAGGTATGGGCTAAGGCTTACACTCCTGGTTTTTTGTCGTATTACGGTCATTGGAATAATCCGGCTCCAGGGGAGATATTTAATACCGATCCCAATGGCGAACCTCTTTTAGAAGACGTGCTGTCGTATATGAAGCGTCAGACTTATTTTGCTGATCCTTTAACGGCTCAGGACATTAAGGATGTAAGGGATTTCCTTTTGTCTACTCATTATTTTTTCAATGCGTCTTCATTGTCTAATGCTATTCTCTTCGATTTTTATGTAGATGGCAGTTTGATACTGAATGAGCAGAAATTAAGGAGATCCGGTTTGTATGATGAAACAGAGATAAGTCGTATTTTATCCGATCCTTCTGTTTTAAACGAGGTTTTGACTTCCATGAGAAAGTTAATAGATTCTTCTATTAACGAACATGATAGGGAAAAAGATAATTATTTTATGTCTATTGACTATCAGTATGGTCCTATTGTTTACAAGGAGGGAGTGTTTAACCAATTTGGTAAAAAGGTACCATATAATCCTTCTGAGCTTTATTATGCTATGCGTAAAACAGTAGCCGGCATAAAAAACTTTTCTGAATTTTCATCTGCTTTTGAATCGTTGAGAAATTCCTATCCTGAACTGGTTGAGAAATTCGTTTCTGATAAAGAATTTGCCGAATCTATGTTTGATGAGTTCTCATCTACGAATAAGATTCCGGTAATAAACATAGAAGGGGATGATGTGGTAGAAGGCAAGAGAAGATCCTTGTCTAAGTTACAAGATCTGTCTTATTACAATCCTGGCAAAATAGAGTTCCTAAGAGCTCGTATATCAGCTTATTTACATAGGGCTAATGCCGACACCGAATCCGATTTAAGAAGCATGATATGGGATATAGAAGAGGCTTGTACGTGGTTTGGCATAGATATAATAGGGACATCGGAAACTTATGATGGCACAGAAGAATCTTTGAATAAGATAGATAATTTGATGCTGGATCTTGATATTTATGTGGCCAGGCATAATGATGTAAATTATGCTCCAACGCTGGCATCTTCTATAGATGATGTTCTTGGTGATAGCACAGATTATTATTCTGAATTATTGCCGGAGTATATGGATAATTTGAATATCGTTTATTCTGAATCCAATATAGACCCAGTAGAAGCGTTTGAGAAACATTCATTGCTTAAGGTAGGAGATAATCTATATCAAAGGATCAGCAAAGATGATATTAACGAGATGTATCAAATATCAACAGTGTTAGCCAAGCACAACCTAACTCATTTTTCTACTAAAATATATCCTGAATCTTGTTTTAAGAACGGCGTTTTGGATAAAGAGAAAGTACGGAACGTAGATAATAATACGCTCATGGCTTCCATTAAAAAATACGTCAGATCGTTCATGGATTCTCAGAACACGGAGGACATGATAATGACCAGGATGGCGTTTGGACACCCGGCGGTACTTGACGTTCCTTACGTGGATGTGGATCGGGAGTATAGTCGATACATGAACAAAAAACAAGATAGCGAAAACCCATTATCCTTATTCGATTTATACCAATCTTACCTTGACAACAAACTCCATAAAACAAAATTATATGATAATGCCTATAAGTATCTTGACTTCAAACCTGGTCCATCTTTGGGCCTTATTTCTGATGATCCTGATATTTTGAAATCAATAGAATTATCTTTATCTGGAAAAGACAGGTTGATGTTGTTTGATTATAGCATGACCAGTACCGACCCTTCTTTATCAGAATTGTTTTATTTGGAGAAGTATGACCCTTCGTATGCCGGGAATGATTTTGAACACTATTTTTACACCAGGCACCCGTATTTGTTAAAAGAAAAATCGGGCCCTAATATCGTAGAGCAAGATGGTGTTATAACAGCCGAAGGTATTTATGATAATTTTATAAGAGTAGGTAATAAGATATGGTCTAAAGTAAGCGAGAGTAGTTCCGGCTCTATCTACCAAAATCTGACAGGAACCGAATCAGAGGTGAAATACGATTCTACTCAGAAGGCTAAGACGGTAGAAACCGATTACGCTCCATACCAAAACAGATCTGGCTTGACGCAAGACATGACCGTAAGCAAGCCTGAATTGGATGATCTTAATAAATTGGAATGTAGGTAATTTTTGTGTACATATATATAGTTTTTTCATAGTTATAATTTGGGAAGTGAGGCTTGTGAAAGTCTCACTTTTCTCATATATACACGTATATCAATAACATACAAGAAAAGTTAGATTTTCATTGTTTATGAATTATTTTTATTAAGTTTGCAATATTAGTTTCAGGAAGGGATTATAGAAATAGGAAAAAGTAAGAACCGGACGTAACTAATAACAGTAGGAAATGAGAATCAGTACCATCAAACGTAACAACAGCATTCATCTTATGTATAAAAACATTATGAATGATTTAGGTCAATTAAGAACTGTAGTTTCAAAATCCTATATTTATAATCTGATACAAAATCAAACCGGATTAAGTATCAGAACTATATCCCATGTCTTGAATCACACAAAAGAACAGGATACAGATTCTTTGTGAAAACCATACATTTTCATACATTTGTGTGTTCTTTAGTTTTTAGATTTAAGTTTTTCATGGTATTAGTTTAGATTAGTGTAGATCAGGGTTCGCAGTGATGCGGGCCCTGGTTTGATTTACAGCGCTTTACCCAAAATGGAAAAAGCGTAAGTTATTGATTGTCAAGTTTTCCTCTTAAATGGGGAAAATTAATTATTGTGTATTATACTTCCGTTTTTGCTGAAAATACTTCTCTTCTATAGGAAATAAACACACCCATATTCCACTCTACAATCATGATCTTTGTTACGTGCTTCATGCACGTATGTTTAACAATTAAATACTATAAATTATGGGTGGTGATAAAATCGTCCTTTTAGATGGAGCTGGGGCTAACGGTGGTGGTGCAGCCACTAACGGTCTTCTTTCAATGATTCCCGGCATGTTTGCTAATTTGATAGGTGGTAATAAAATGGATCCGAATCTGGTGGCGGCTTTGATGAACGGTCGTAACAACCAGGACGGTTTCGGTGGGGCTAACGGTTGGTGGCTCTGGATAATTGTTTTGTTCTGGCTGTGGGGTGGACGCGGCTTCGGTAACGGTTTTGGAAATGGCGGTGATTGTTGCGCCAATGGTTTGCCGGCTCAGTTGAATAACGATTACGGTCGTGAACTTTTGATGCAGGCAATTCAAGGTAATCGTAGCGCCATAGATCAGATTGCTTCTGCTTTGAACTGTTCTACTACTCAACTTCAGAACGCTATCTGCAACGTACAGGGTGCTATTGATAAAGTAGCTGGTCAGGTAGGTATGACTTCTCAGGCTGTTATCAACGCAGTTCAACAACAAGGTTGTGAAATAGGAAATCAAATCAGCTCTTGCTGCTGCAATCTGAGTTCGTTGATCAATCAAAGCACTTGCCAGACTCAGGGAATGATTACTCAGCAAGGTTTTGATAACCAGCTTCGCACGTTGGAACAAACCAATATCTTGCAGAACGGTCTCAACCAAGGTCTGGCTAACAATCGTGAGCAAGCTACAAGCCAATTCAATATCTTGTCTGCGAAACTTGACGCCCAAACCGTTATGATCAACGACAAATTCTGTCAGTTGGAAATGAGGGAGATGCAGAACACTATTGCTCAACTTCGTGAAGAAAAAGCGGCTTTGACAGCTTCGGCATTATCTCAGCAACAAACCCAGAATATCGTTGGTCAATTACGCCCGACGGCCGTCCCGGCCTACCCCTCTTGTTCTCCTTACCAGGCTTATACTTGGGGACAGGTATTCGGAGGAGGTTGCTGCAATAACGGATGCGGATGTAACAACGGATGTTGCAATAACAACGCTGCTGCCTGATTTTATTAAGAGAGGAGGCTAATATGGCTTGTGTTTCTAAAATAGGATCGTTGTATGAGATGGTTACGAAGAATGTTATTGTCAGTACGACAAATACAGTCTTCGGTATTAACCCACGGGCTTGGATCGCCCTTCCGTGTGAGGGTCTTATCCTTCTTAAGATAAGGCAAGTAGTCCCTACAGCCGGAAGTGCTCTACCGGTACAGATTGCGGTCCCGGCAAACAGCACAGTTTCAACAGTAGGAGCCGACACCTGTTGCCCGGTTACGGGAGTGAATGTCGTGAACCCTATTAACGTAGCTGTCACGGGTGCTGCTATGGTAAATGGCACAGAACGCCTTCTGTACTTCAATAAAGTTCGTGGCGTGTTAAGATTAATGGATTGTTGTGTTCCGACAACAACAGCCCAGGCGTCTGAAGTTAAAGCAGGTAAATGATTTCAGTAGGGTGATGAAGATCATCACCCTATTTTCACCTAACTAATATTTTGATCATGTTTTCAGATTTGAAGAAAGGGTTTCAGGTACATACCCTTGATACTAATACAGTACCTAAATACGAATTGGGAAAGGTAGTAGCCGTATCCGAACCCAGGTATCTTCCTCCTCAGCCAGGTCAGTATCAGGCGATGCAGACCCGCGTGGTGGATCTGACGGTAGAGCTCACTGGCGAAACCAAGACCTATACGGTCCCGGAATCCCAGAATGTGGCTAAGGCTATGGGCATAACATTATCTACCAGCATAGATCCGATTATGAACGAACTGAATGCTATAAAAAACACCAGTCAAGACATAATAAACAGCGTAGATGCCCATCGTGCCAAGATAGAGGCTTGTGAATCTATATTAGAGGACATCAATCCGGCATTCAAACAAACGAGAGAGCAGGATCGTAAAATAGCTGGTATAGAAAATAAGGTGAATGACCTTACTGATTCATTCGAAGATTTAAAGAAGTTAATTGTAGAACGTTTGAAATAAGTATAATATGATAGTATATGATTTAAATTCAGGACACAGAGAATATCCTGGATATGACGAGATAGAAGACAGACGAGGTGGAGGCAGAGGCAGAAGCCGGCGTTATGATGGGACGTACATGGGGTACGGTGGTGGTATTTACGACCATTACGGTATGCATGAGAAGATGAAGGAAATGGAAGAACGCGAAAACGAGCTGGAAGAAAGGGAAAGAAGGCTTGAAGAGCGCGAACGTCGTCATGAAATGGAGGACCGGGAATACCGGAGGATGGGTTACGAATCCTACCCGACCGATTACTATGGAGACGACAGATACTACGGTGACGGACCTCAGATGCGTAGAGGTCGCGGACGTGGCAGAGGTCGTTCTTATTGAGGAGCAGACGCAGAGGATCCAGCTTATCAGAAATATGTAGATACTTACGGCTACCATTTTTCTAATGCTCTCGCTGATGAGGCGGTAAAGAAGATGGTCAACGTCGATGGATCCAAGAGGATCTGGAAGCAGCCGGAAATAAAAGATATTTTTGAAAAGTGCGGAGCGAAGAAGCCGGATAAAGCGACATGGGGCGATGTCCAATATGTCTTTGCAATGTACTATTCGGATGGTTTTCCGAAGGTCTTCAAATGTGAGAACGAGTTGGTGAAAGCTACGTTAATGTATTTGGATGATCCGGATGCTCCCGAAGGAGTAGCCTTTATAAGATGGCTTGCCGTGCAAGATTACCTCGGCGAAAAAATAAACTGGAAGGATCTGACCTGAGATCCAGATCCAGGTCCTTCCGGTGGTGCGGGAGCCATAGTAAAAAATATGATTCCCGCATTCCCGTTTTTCCCGTTTGGAAAAAAAAGAATAAAAATGTTATACCGGTCGGCGGGCAATAGAATACCCGTGGCCGGTTTGTTTCACATAACTTTTTTTGACATGAATATAGCACACGAATCTAAATCGAATAAAACCCCATTGTATTTAATAGGAGAGTTGATTGGCGTACCGAATACGGTTATGGACTCAGCATTGCATGAACTGAAAGATAGAATAGACAAAGACCCTAAATATAAAGATGTTAAAAATTGGCTCGAATCTTTACCCAAGATCTGAACCTATTTTTTTTCAATACCGGGCCCGATGCGATTTTAACGTATCGGGTTTTTATTTTAATTCATATTGTTTTATTTTAAATCTAATTAATTCATGAATGTCGTACTTTTGTTGAAAAAGTATTCTATATGGAAAATAAGGAAGATTACGTTGGTTACGAAGATCAAGAACTGTGTAACCGGTATTACAAAGAGGCTGAAGCCATGAGGCAAAAGCAGGACTGGTCTCGGCTTAGGGCTGTCCCTGCTCCGGCCAAGGGAACGCCATCGCCCGGCTGGGGTCAGCTTGGACGTGGAAATGATGTCCGTGTTAAGTACGTTAGCATCAATTCAGGATTAGGAGGGGACAGATTATGACCGTAGAAGAATTAGCTAATAAAAGATACGGTGGCGAATTTGTTTTCATGCTTGGTCATTTGGAAGGTGTAACAAGATTCGTTTTTGAATGTTTCGATCCCAGGCCTGATCACGAAGGTAAAAACACTTATATAGTTTCTTATTTTGATAAGGGACTTCGTAGAAGAGATGTGGTAGATGTGCCATGTTATATGAATGTTTTAGCAAAATAAATTAAAATATTGTAAATATCGTGGTTAGAATCGCATATTTCGGAACCGATGGCTGCCCTGGTCATCATGTTATTTCAATACGAGGTAAATTTACGGAAGAGGATGTTAAGGTAATAGAATCTGTAGATTGTGATGATTTTTATAAGGTGTTTGATGTCATGCGTTTTAAGATAGCTGAGTTTAAAGGATGGACGATATTAGGAATCCCGGCAAGCTTAGACGATCATAGACCTGGAAGCAAAACCGTTATCTTTATAGAAGGTAAAGCTAACGAAGCTGATTTATTAGAGAACAATTGTATTCAGAAGATCTATATTAACTAAAAAAACAAAATAATATGGGATTTAAAATCAAAAAGTCAATCACTTATGATATGATGGACGACAGTCGGGTAGAGTACGAATTTGATAATACCAATGATTTAAATCATATCATATTTAAAGGTGATTGTAGAGAACCTTTTTCATTTAGCAGAGTACTTGTTGAAGAATTAATTAAGACATTTGAAACCATACGGGATAGATACTCTGATAATTATGAACTTAAGGTCTATCTTTACAATTGTATAATTCAACTGAGCGTAAATCCAAAGGACCCCGGTGAATCCTTTTTTGGCGTATATGATAGAGATGAGATGAAATTGATATATAGTATAAAAAATAGTATCTTGAAAGGAATGTTTGGCATATGATTACTAAACAAGATATACAAGCAGCAGCATCGTATATTTTCCGAAGCAGTTTTGTCTCGGAGGACCGGGCAAGGAAAGCAATGGTAAGAGCCGGCAATAACGCTACCAAGATCCTCGTCAAGACCTTTAGAGGCAAGTTGTTCAATAAAGCTTTTGAAAGAGCCCGTAGAGGAAAGGATATCAGCTCTTTTGAAAGACAGGAAAAAGAAAGTGGTTTCAATTTTCTACATAATCCTAATAATGGTCGTATGCAAAGCGGTCATGTCAAAATAGATGAAATTGGACTATTTAAACAAATAATAGAGTAGGGTACGTAAGTTATCCGACTTTTTCATATATTTGTGGCATGGCAAGAGGTTATTATTGGATACCACAAACAGATGAAACGTTAAATGGCAGAAGCTATTACGTGGCTAAGATAGTAGGAGATATCACGTTTGATACTAAACGAAAAAGAATCGTATTTCAAGCTGATAGGTATTTCCCTGTAGGATCTGTTTTCCATTTTACGCACAATTGCTTTAACTATATCATAACTTGCCGACTTCGTAAGCCGGGGCTTTGGTTTGAAGCCAGGAGAGAGGATTCGGGCCCTATTTGCCCTGAAGATATTGAGCGCTTTGAATCGGGAAGGTTTATTCACCGAGATGGGTACATGCATTACATATAAGCTGAACTTGACGATTTTTCGTCAGATTATAATTTTTTTTCATATCATTTTAAGCCATCAGACTGAGAAGTTGGGTGGCTTTATTTTTTATGATATGCTTGATTTTTAACTACCTTTGTCTCATAACAAAAATGTTTTACTATGACATCAACGTGTATTATTAAAAGAGATAATAAAAAGAAAGTTGTTTCTGTCTCTACCAGATCAGGGGACAGGTCTATGTTGTTTGATAAAATAGCATCTATTCCTCTTATGGAGAACAGGGAACGGGCTACTACTGTTTTTAAAACCGTATTTTCTAATAAGTTCTTAAAGGCTTTTGGCGACTGGAGAAGGAATGTACCTGTTAATAAACAGGCCTACAATAAGGTGAAATCCAACATCGATCTTATTCCGGAAGCCTATAGGGAAAGGGTGCTGGATAAGGCTTCTAAGATGAGTAACCCTGTTCTTGTGTCAAAATCAGATGCACCTTATGAAATCCAAGAATCGGGCTTTGGATTCTACAGCCAAAATCTGGGTGATAATATTATGTTGGTGGATGCTATGGTCCCGTCAAGTATTTCCGTACCGGAAGGACCTGGAATAGACGCCGGGCAGTATCTACAAGATACCATATCTTCAGACTTCACTCCCGTATCTATGGTACAGGATAAGGGTGTTAATTATATGGTTATAAAAGACGGTCTTAAGATATTTAGCCCAGAAGAGCTACCAGAAACAGATTCTAATCCTGTGGGTGTAACGTATCAGACTGGAGAGCCTCGTTTGTTTTTCATGAACGATCGTAGTCAATTATTTGAAGATTACGGAGAAGCTCTTCGCTCTGGCGGGAATGATATTAGAATAGGATTCTTATCAGGAACCGTTCAAGAATCTACCGTGGATGGCGTGGCAGACATTACTTACAAAGCTGGAAAGTATGTTCTTAATAATCCCAAGTCTTTTATACCGGTCATGACCGCTTCTGCTTCTACTTCTTTATCAACAAAAGGCGGGATAATTAACTACCTTATAAAGAAAGGTCTTTTGTCAGGATCTAAGATATTCGATTCTGAAACAAGAAGCTATTATCTTACAGGAGAAGGTTATACAGGACAAATTAGACTTTTCAATTCAGCCTTATCATACACCGAGCTCCGTAATCATTTTGGTTCCGATGTTTCCATGAACGACCAAGGTATGATAACCATAAGCTCGTTGGATAACAGTAAGGTAACTATGAGACTCGCCACCGGAGGAACGGAAAGGGTTAGTAGGGAACAGATAAAGAACGATCTTAAGTCAGGAAGATACAATGAATTGGACGCCAAGTACGATCATTTTGATGCGCTTGTAGTTTCATTCATATTAGAAGATAACGATCTTTATGCTGATACTAAAGCTAAGATCGTATCAGATTATAGCAGGCAGGAACGTGACCAACGAAATTCTATTGTCGAGATACTGAAAACGCTTGGCGTTAGTGTCATAGGTATGACCGACTATATAGAGAAGTACCAAACCAAATACGGGCACGAACCTTCTGCTAAGGCATTGGCGGATATTGCTAATAACGTAATAGCAGTTGGTGAAGATGCTACTTTATCTGATTTAGTAGAAGAAACAGCCCACTTCCTTGTAGAGGCATACAGAGATCAGAATGCTGTTGAGGCTGTTCTGCAAGATGTAGAAGGTACGGAAGAGTGGAACCAGTATGCAGGTCAGTATTATAATACATACGGTAAGGTATATGAAGGAGCTGAGCTTGATAATGCTGTTAGGAGAGAAATTCTTGGAAAGATCCTCGCAAGGGAGATGCAGACCGGCACAGCACAGGCGCCGGTAGAGCCCACCTCCTTCCTGGGGCGCGTCCGGCAGCTTTTCTCTGGAATCGTAAGCTGGCTTAAATCAGCTTTATCAACCCAAAGACAAGATTTGAATAACGTTATTAAAAACATTCGTGATCTTGCCATTACTGACATAGATAAAGGATTTGACACCTCTCTGTTAAAGGATAATGACTTTACATTATACTCCCTTTCTTCTATGAACAAGAACAAGTTTCTTGAGTCTAAGATCCTGGCATTAAGGAAAACATTAAGAGACTTACGTCAGATAAGCTCTGATAGGGCTGTAACTACGTCTATGACCCTTGCGCAGCTTAAGACCATAGAAGATAAGATAAATAAAGTAGAGACCGAAATAGACAAGAATGAGATGGCGGCTGCCATGAACAGCATGATCTCTACAGCCGAAGCTCAGGTCAGATACTTAAGCAATGTGGTGAACACCATCCTTCATGGTGATACCAAAGACGGTAAGCTTCATTTCAATACCAATGATCGAAAGAACGTAGATATTATCAACAACCAGGTTCTTCCGATCATGAACGATCTTCGAGGATATATCCGTAACAGAAGTACCGAATTTGATGAGCGTGAAAAGCAGGATTATACAAATAGGATCAATACCGTCATTGCCGACATCAACGGTATTCAGTCTGATATTAAATCAGTACAAGATCTTGATGAAAGTACGTTGCTTGACAAGTTAATGAACGAACTTCATGTGCCGGCAGATAAGGTAAAGAGAGTAAAAGAGTTCTTTGATAAGGTTCAACATGATGTGTCCTGGATAAGTAGGTGGTTTGGTATATTAGAACATTCCTCCAGCCCGTTCAATAACGCTCTTGGAGCTATGATTGCCAAAGACAATTACAATGCGATGGTGAATGCCCAGCCCGCCATATCCGACTTCCTGGCATATGCTAAAAAGCATGGTTTTAACAAATCTGAATTTGAAAAACTGCTTCAGAAAGTAGACGGCAAAACTTCTAATTACCTTCGTAGTGCTCTTGATATGGCTAAATACGATCGTAATAAGAAGCTGGCGCAGATGCGAGCGTTTGCGACTGCCATGAACATAGAGATATCAGAAGAAGAAATTGGTGATGTGGTTGACAATAACCGTAATTACGTATTTAAAAGAGAAGTAGTTGACAAGGATGGAAATACGGTTACTGAAAACGCTAAATTCAAACCATCGTCTGATAGAGTTAATACCGATATTTTTACCATCGAGCAGGAAAAGATTTATACAGAACAGATGGAAAAGTGGGATGCTGAAAATTCGGAACTGGAATTTAGCGAAAGTTATGCCACAAGAATGGAATCCATATACAAAAAGGCTGAAGAAGAATTAGGGTATCCGGTTTCTCAAACAACCAAAGAATACCTTAATGCTCTATCCAGGCAAAAACGGATATTGAGGCAGCCTTTTATTGATAGCGGTGGTAATTTTGATGAGGTTGCCTATTTTAAAAGCAGCAATTACGAAGAAGAAGGACTGCTTCGTAAACAACGTAAGGAAGCAGCTTCAGAATACATATATGTAGGAACCAGGAGAGTGGAAAAAACCGGCGACCAACTTAAGATGGCTAAAGAAATACAAGCTATAAATGAAGTTTGGAGAAAGGAATCAAATAATGTTACCAATGCCGTATCAGAATCGTTTTTGCAAAAATTAAGAACGATTCAGAGCGAGTCGGGAGGAGAAGCTGCGCTGAAGACACTTATGTTGGGAGGTCACCTGTCGTTCAATGATCGGTTTTGGAATGAAGTAGAATCGGAACAGTCGGCGCGTACCGAATCAAATAACAAGGCTTCGTATCTTAAAATGGCGCATGATATCATTGGTTTTACGACAAGTGATAGAGATGCGACTGACGTGGATTCGATTGTGAAAGATATAGAAAAAAATAAGGCCATTATCAAGGAAATAATCGGAAACAACCGAGATGTGGCTGATATCGGAGAAATTAACGAAGCGACATTTACCTTATCTGAAAGAGATGCTTTTAGGGCCGCATCTGAAGCTATTGAAGCTGATTACGCTATTTTAATAGATTATGCTAAGATGGTGGGTCTTGAAGATATTGATAAGTACCTTACTAAAAGCAGTAAGGCCGAAAACGAAGTAAATCAGTCTTATTTAAATGCTCTTGCTGACTCCAAGGAAGTGGAATGGAAGTTCGTACAACGTCATACTACGGCGAAGAAAGCAAAAAGGATTCAGGCTTTAAGGGATAAGCTGTTTAAGGCTGCTGATAACCGATATCTGTTTACCGTATCTGAAACCAACTACCTGTCAGAAAAGCTTGGTATAAGCAAAGAATTAGACGGTAGAGATTTCAGGAATGCTGTTAATGCTAAGATGGCCAGCTTGTTTTTAAATAATACAAGAGAAGAGGGTGTAGAAGAAGCTAATGCTATTGTTAATGAATTTGCCAGGGGCCAGGTCTTTTCCTACTATAAACGCATGGCGCCTACCGGATATGCGGCTATGATCGACAAAATAGGTCGAGGTGAGATAGATGTGGCGCAGATGGTTAAGGACGTGCAAAACGGTACATCCACCCAAGATTATGGCATGAACATATCGTACCTGTCTTTCGATCCTGCAAGGGCATGGGTGGCTGAATCTGAAGCCGAAAATAACGGCCGTAATCCTGATTATGTAAAAGATCATGGGTATGGTCATCGAATGCCTAAGAAAAGCCTGTATCGTGATGAATCTTATTTCAATGACTTTGGTATCAAGTATGATGCTGACGGTAATGAAGTTGCTACTAAAAACGTAGAGCAGTGGAATATGATTCAAAAACTCAAGGAAATAAAAAGACAATCCCTTGATCTATACAAAGAGCAGAGCCCGAACCTGTATGCTATTCCACAGATATCAAAACAAGATATAGAACGTATAGAAGGATTGGGTATTAACTTCAAAAATACGGTTCGTAATTTTGTATCAGATCTGTGCCTGGACAGAGTAGACGATTCTTTATACGGTAAAACCAGGCAAGGAGAAGTGTATGATCCGGAAGACAGACTTAGGTCTATACCTAAATACTACATATATGAATTGGAGAACCAAGATGATGTATCTCACGATTTTGGCTACTCTTATTCGATGCTTATGATGCAGTCATCGTTATACAACGAAAAGCAGAAGTCTATAGAGTTCGCTCAAGGACTGGAGCAGATGTTACTGAATAAACAATTTGAAGGTGGTAAAAAGGCTGAAGCAACCCAAGCATATCAGATGTTCAGGGACTTCTTCAACGATCATTATTATGGCATTAGGATGAACACCAAAAAACTTACGGTGAACATCGGAGGATATACGGTAGACCTTACAAGAATTATGATGGCTGTTGAAAGATTTATGTCGGTCATGAACTTGGCACTGTCCCCGTTTGTGGCAGCTACCGGCGCCTTAACAGGTCATATCAACCTCATCATGGAATCTGCCGTAGGACAGTATATAAGTAAAGATTCCCTTAAATACGCATCGGCTGAATTTTCACGCCTTGCTCCATCTTGTATAGCAGAAACCGGAGACATAGATAGGAAAAGCAAATTATATGTCATAGGTGAGAGAATGGGGATATTCAATATCCGAAATCGTATGTATGGTGCCGGATACAATAGAGTGGCCAGGACCTTAATGCGTTCACCTATGTATGCTTTTATGGAAATCCTGAACTACCCTCTTGATCCGCAGGTTATGATTGCTACTATGGACAATGTTCGTTATTACAAAGGTCGGTTCTACACGTTCCAAGATTTCAAGATGGAAAAAGAACGCAATAAAGAACAGAGTACCATAAAAAGAGAATGGAACGCATTAAAAGATCGTACTTTATGGAGTATGGTAGACGTCGTGGATGGAAAGGTGGTTGTAAAGCCGGGATCGGGTGTTACTGTTGAGGAAGTTGAAACCCAGATGGCTATAACCAGGAATCAAGTCCGTAGCTTGTCGCAGATATGTAACGGATCTTTGAATGAAGAAAACCGAACTGCCGCATCGCGCAACTGGATAGCCAGGTTCATGACCGCCCACCGAGGATGGTTGGTGCTGGCGGCTCAACGCCTGTGGAAAAGACGTGGCTTCAATTTCCAGACAATGCAAGAAGAGGAAGGGTTGTCAATTACGTTAAAGAATATGATAGCCAAAACATTTAGCCTGGCTTCCGAGTCTGGTATGAAAAACATCATAGATGCCTGGAACGAAAATAAAGATAATATGAATGAGGCAGAGAAAACCAATATAAAACGTCTCAGTGTCTATGCCGGCACGTTCCTTATCATGCAAGCCGTATCTATGCTTCTTGCCGGATGGCGTGATGATGATGAAAACGAGGAAAGTTGGCTTACTCAATTCGGATCCTACATCGGATTCAGAACCATAAATGAAATAGCTTCACAGATGCCGTTTATTATGGAGCTTAATGTGGTAGATATCATTAATGACCCATTTGTCATGGGACGGAAGCTAAAGGATCTTACCGATCTTAGGAATTATTCACTTGATAAAGTAACATCTGGCACATACAAAGGTGAGTCTAAGTTATTTAGACAACTCGCCAAACAGACGTTTATCAAACAATGGTATAACATTAAGACGCCGGAAGACGTGGCACGCGCCTATAATTGGTGGCAGCAGACGAACAACAAGTCGATGATGTTCTTCATTGGCGCCACTCCTGATTCGGAAGGAGACGATGATGTTAGTTACAAATAGACGAAGAATATCGGACTTGCATTGTTTTTGTATGATTCCAATATGTTATATTAGCATCGTCAAAGAGTAGATTGTACGTTTTTTGTTCTTACTTGAAAGATTATGTAGGTTTAATTTTTTCTGAAATTGTTTTCTTACCGGTTCTCAGTCAGAGATGATAGGGAACCGGTTTCTTTTGTTATGAAAAAATAGTATCTTGCAAAAAAAAGATGAGAAGAAGATTTCAAATAGGGATGGGGGTAAATCCCTCGCTTATAATCAACAAGGGGATATATATCCAACATATAGACGGAGGATTATATACGAAAGAAGATTGGTCTAATAGAGGATATTCCAATGACCTATGCAATGGAGTAGCTCTTGTAGATAAAGTGTGTTTTGTTATAGCCACCCAAAATATTGGCACATTTCGACGGGGTCTTGAAGGATTAATAGGCGATGTATTTACCCAAAATAGTTCTTATATGGGAACTGTTAAAAGAGATTATTGGAGACGTGAAAATCAGAATGCGTATTTTAAATATGATACCAGTAATGAAAACTACGCTTTCAATAAAGCTAATAATTATCTATTTAAAAATGGTCAAAATGGGTATATAGGTGGTGCTGGAGAGTTTTCATTGGTATCATTGTATGTAAATGAAATAAATGAATGCCTTTTAATGGTAGGAGGTACAAGAATGAATAATAGAATGTGGACATCTACCCAAAGTACAACAGGTTCCTTGTCGTGGTATTATGATATAAACATCCAAGGAGATCATTTGGATACAGGTTCAAGGGGTAGTTCGCGTTATGTCCGTCCTTTTACTGAATTAATTTTATAAAATTATGAGACGAAGATTTGAAAATAACGCTAAACTATATGAGTATAAGATAGTTAGTAACTGTATAGGGGGGGGTGTTATGTAAACAATGAACTTATCGGAACCGTCCCTGATGGTGGTGAGCTTATATACCAATCTTCTAAAAAACGGTTGGATACTGTGTATATTCGAGGCGGTGTTCCAATAGAAGATAGGCAAGAGATCGATAGTCAGGTTGATACGATAAAGGAATTGCTTGAACAGGATTCGGTGGTTCTTGCTATTGCTTTAACAACCTCTCCTTATTATGGATTTAGAGTAAGTGTGATAGCACCTGATGAGTTTACACTAAGAACAACCAATAGGATTTATAGAACCTTTTTAATAACAAGCTTCACTCCACCTGCTGCTATATACGGTGTAAACTTTGGTGATCCTATTGTCCTTAATTATGGTAGTGACCAATATGAGATGCCAGATCTTGTAATTGATGGACCTCATGATAGGATAGTTAGGGCAGATCCTGATCTTGCTTTGGCTATAAAATGTACAGATGCCGACTTTACACCTTTGCCATATCCAGAATCATGGTCTGGCCGAGGTTTAAATTCTATGTTCTTACCAGGAATGAAGCGTCTCAATCCTGGTGATCATCATGTATCATATACAGCTTATATTAATTTGGACTTGATAGATGATGGCGGAAGTAAAGTTCATACTGAATACCTGATATTAGAAAAAACACTTAATTTTACGATATGACAACAATCCCCAACCGTACACCTATTGTATGGCTGGGGATTGTTATAGTTACCATCTTTTCTTGTATAAGCAGAACATGAAATAAATTTCTAAGCATTAACTTCATGACCTATTCTATCTGTGAAAACTAAACCAACACCTTCTATAACGTATCCTACTACAGGAGCTTTGTCAAATTCCTCCTTCGTAGCCCAAGTGGCATTATCAGGCATCAGTTCCTTAAGGACTTTTGGAACATAGCCCTGACACCAGGTATTATTAGATACAACAATACCCTTTCCCTCGATGTTAATATACATCTTTCTCCCTCCGCATCCAAGAGCATTCCATCCACCTGGTACGATCGCTGCCATAGGTTTGATAATCCAGCTTACGCCATCGATTCTAACCCATCCTGGATTGTCTTTGTGTACGTTGTATATATTCTGCCAACAAGCACACTGAAAACACCATCCACGTTCTTCCATAATGGTCCTAATGTCCCCTTCTATGAAATCCGAAGCATCCATCGAATGTATAGAGTTAGGATTGTGCTTAGCGCCACACTTAGGACATACAAGTTTTAAATTATCTTCCATGTTGTTCTATTTTTACGATTTTAACAGAATCACCAATGTTATATTCTCCTTCGTATCCCACAAACTTAATATTCCCTCCCATCTTCGCTTTGTTAATACTACTGTCATGCCCAAAATATATCACACGTCCATCATGTAAAGGAGTCAGATCGTATATAATCCACCCCTTATTTACCACATTGTCGTTAATACATGATGATAATGCGAAAGCTATCAATAAAATAAAGTATCTCATAATCAGCTTCTTTTCAACATAAAAATTTATAACCCGGCTTAACTGCTTCCGCTTCTTCTCTCGTATCAAACATTAAGGTAGTGATAGCTCCCATGCCATAGCAAACGTAAGATACTTTCACCCACCACCTAAAAATCCCAGAGCCGTAATCATCATAGTACGGCTCAGAAAGAACCTCTTCTACATATCCATCCAAATAATTCACGATCGCTCCTCCTTGTTTTTAGATTCTGCTTCTTCGAGTATGCTGATCACCTTGTCAACAATATCCGAATCAGACATTTTCTCAATAAAAACATCCATTGCCTTAGTTATGTCATTGGCTTCTTTTTCTTCAAGAGCTATTTCTCCACCGGTAATAGCATCAGATAATGATGTAGATAAGTGTCTTATCTTATCAATGCTCATAAACGTAAATGGATTACCACCTTGACCTCCACCCATTTCTTTCATGATCTGATATCCACCTGAGATAAGTCTGCCTGATGTCGTGGCCAAGGAGGATACGATTAGGGACAGTACCGCCGCTTCCGTCCGCTCCTCGGACACACCCCTCGACCACACGGCTGCCCTTATAGCGCCGGCCAGATCGTCTATGTATGGCATGAGGCAATCTTCCATCGCTTGTGTTATATCAGCTATAACCTCACTACGCTCTTTATTTATGTAGTAGATAGAAGCATTGTACCTCTTTATCTCTTTGTCCATGTCATTTAAAAGACGCTTGATATTGTGCTTATACATAGGACTGGTTTTAATTACTTCCTTTAGCTTAAGAATGTAATTATAAGCCTGGTCGTTTACGAACAACGTCATGGTCTCAACCGTTGAATGAAGCGTGTTAAGACTGTTAAGAATCTTATCGAAATTGTTTATCAAATAAGCTTTTCTGGCTTTTGCCGCGTAATTAATGTTATTAAAATTATTCATTTTATTCATTAGATTCAACCTTATATCACAAAATATTTATTCTAACCGGATTAAACACAAATCCACTATCGATTATCTTTCCAATGAAAGAATCACCGACTACTTTTCTTGCTATTCCAATTGATCCATTAATATCTGCATTGATCAGTTTTCCAATTGAACTTTGAAACAATCCACGTTTCTTTCTTTTTCCTAAGTAGGATTCCTGTTTCTTTAGAGGTTCAAAAGCAAGATGGTCAATCTTTGATGTGTAAGATTCCTCATGAGTAATTACCTCTATCCCTAAAAGATTTGCTTTGTAAACAATCTTATCAATCAATTTAGAATGAGGAATAGAAACAAAATGTTGGTTATTCCTTTTACCGATATTTATCTCGTTTTTCCATTCTTTGTTTAATCCAATGATGATTGTTCCTATATTGTTAGATTTACAAAAGTCTACAATGTATCTACTGATTTTATGCAATTTGTCTTCTATCCAACAATTTCTAAACAAAGTAATTTTTCTTATTCTATTTGAAGTTCCCTTATTACCAACAAAAGACATCAACTTAGCTTTCTTCTTATTGTACCACTGATTTACTGATTTCATAACCCGTCCGTTTATAATGAAAGAATTAGTTTCTACATTACTAATACATGAACATAAATTATTCAATCCTAAATCAATCGAAAGAAAATTGTCTTTGTTTAAACCAAGATCAGTTTCCTTTCTTTCATAAACTACCTCTACTACATAACATGTAGCTTGAGGGATTATTCTAACTTGTTTTAGTTCGTCTTTCTTTACATTTGTTTTGATAGGTTTGATTATATCTTTAACAAAATAAATACAATTATCACCCTTTACCCTACAATTGCAGTTGGTGAAAACAACCATGTTTTGTTTCTTGCCCTTCTTATACGAAGGAAGATGAGGACGATGATTACCGTATTTCGAAGGATTCTTTTCAAAATCTTTCTTTAATCTCATCCAGGATTTTATGTTTTTAAATACCTGTTTAATCACCTGCTGTGAAACATGATTAGGTAAATTCCTGAAATCAAATTGGTTTTCTTTGCAAAGTTTGTTTGATAAATCAAATTCCTTTAAATAGTTACCTGAAAAGATTCCTTGACGAATGTTGTAAAGAACATAATTATATAACAAGCCGGATTTGAAGCAAATATCCTCAAACCGGTTGTCTTTAACTATATGCCTTTCAACTAATCTCATTTGAATGATTTATATCGTAAATGTAATCGTTATTTGTAAAATAATCAAATTATTCAATCATCGCATTCAAATTTTAGATTTTCAAGTTCGAGTATTTGTAACCTAAGAGACTTAATTAAATCCGTTCTCTGTTCCTCTGCATGTTTTAAAGCCTCTTCCTTGCTTTCAAAATCACAATCCCCTATCTGATAAGGGGTGTAACGACCAGGAGTGTCGGCTAATAAAAGACCACCACAATCTTCTATTCTGGCTTTTACCTTTCTTATTTTCCCATCTTTTAGACACATGTCCGTAACCCATACGAATTTACCATATAATTTATCATACTCTTCTAATCTCTCTTCTTGCAATTCATACCATTTAGGCTTAGGAAATCTTAATGTGAATTTAACCTCAGTATCTTTTTCTAAGACATTAATATCGTATGCTTCCGGCCACAGCTCTTTTATGCTGTCTTCGTCTTCGGCATACACTACAAGTATGAATGAATCATCGGATTCACCACTACACCAATATGGATATTTTATAGGCCATTTGACTGGACGGTAGTCGTTACCGCAATCGGATTTTTTAATGTAAAATCTTGCTTTAATCATGATTCTTTTATTCTTTTAAGTATATGTTCAATCACTTTAATAGTCCGCCCGTTTCCCAACATCTTGTACTGTTGGGTTTCGCTGCATTCCCATTTATACCAATCTGGTACAGTCTGTAACCTGGAGCACTCTGTAGGGGTTAATCTTCTTATTTTGAAATCGCCATGTAATGCTCTCTGTATGATAAAATTGTTTCTATCATATGAATTACAAGATAATGTTGGAGCCTTATCTTCATGAAATCCACCTTTGTTAAATCCTCTTGGTATTTGGGAAATAAGATTATCTTTCTGAACTGTTTTAAGACCATATTCTCTACATGTAGGTTTTTCTGGATTCCTACCTCTCGTTGCTACACAAATAAGATCGTACATGTATTTACCCTTTACGGTAACAGTATTGGATTTCTCATCTTTTGTTTTAATATTAGCTCCATAATAATTTCCCCTGTCGTGATTTATTTTCAAGTGAAAAGTTAAATTGTTTAAAACTTTTTCAGATAAGTAATATTTTTCATCTACTTCATATTCCGCTATATCACTTATAGTCAAACCTTCGTCTTTAGGTTGAGGGATAATTCCGCCTTGAATATTAGTCCAATAAATACGTTTCCTGGTTTGAGCGGAAACAAGCGCTGAATTAATATGATTGCCTTTACACCCTATAGCATCATCAAATACCAGCTCCCATTTCTTTCCCATCTTAACGTTCTCAAGAAGAAACAATACCTCGGGATTGGTTTTTCTTGCATCATTCAAAATACGGATAAACTCCCAGAATAAGTAAGACTGACCGGAAAACTCAAATCCTTGTTTTTTTAATTCAAGATACTCATTAAGTGATTTGATTTCTATTCCTTCTACGGTAGACAACCCTTTTCTTTTTCCAGAAAAGGACATATCCGTACATGGGCTGCCGGCTAAAATAAGATCTATGTGTCCAAGATCTTCTACATTCAAATCCCTTACATCTCCTACTTGTATAGTATTAGGGAAATTTAATTGCGTTTGTTTAATAGCAAACTTATCTATTTCTGATGCATAATATACTTCAGGTGTGATCCCTATTTCTTTTAGCGCTATTTGACCACATGACATTCCGTCAAATAAACTTAACACTCTCATGGCATTATACACATTTTTCAATTTTAATTGATTTTGATGATAGATACATATTCCATGTTCCTCTGCCTCTGTCACCTTTTTCGTTTTGTTTTTGGATTGTCAAGTACAGATCTCCGTCTTCACATACTTCAACTTTTTTCAAGAAGCCTATCATTTCATCTCCTGTTTCGTGTAAAATACGGATCTTATCTCCTTCTTTTAACCCATAATTGGAATCAAAGTATTCTTTTTTGATTCTATCAATATTGTCTTTATGATTTTTTATAGCATAAAGCTCGTTTCTTAATAAATAATTTAGTTGTTCTATTGTCATTTCTTTTCCTCCTTGTTTAATGGTATCAACCCTTTTCCATGCTTGTCATACCACAGCATAGCTATACAGTTCCATGCACATTGTGCAAGATGAAAACATCCTGTATCTGAGTCTATTCTTTCCCCTTTCATGTATTCCATTAGGTGTCTGGCAGCCGCAGCACGATACCGTTCAAACCCGTTGTCAAGGTTCTGCCATTTATTGGGTCCGTACTTCTTTGCACCAGCATGATAGACTTTTACAATGTCCTCAATCTCTTCCATTGGAAGTAAATCCCATCGTAGTTTATCGTCAATGATGTCATTTTTCACCGATTTGTTTTCTCTGGATACTTTGACATGAATAATACCCATAATGTCCGTTCCTACGATAAACGTCTCTCCATTGCAACAAACCTCAGCATATTCATCATCTACCTCTATGTCTGATACTGCCTCCACTATAGCTCCTCTGGCTATTTCTAATTCGGAACTGATTACATCACTTTCCAACATGCGAAAAATAGATCCTTTTGGATAAAGGATGTTTTTAGTATTATTGTCCATCTTTTCCATTGTTTTATCGTTGTTTTAATTATTTGATATAATAATATAGTCCATCATTTTTCTTTTGCAAAGCGGTCAAATTCTTCTCCGCTCATGACAATGCGGTTAATGATAATTATGCCGTTATTGCTATAACTATCATTTTTAACTCCCATGTCATCAAGCTCCTTCTTTAAATCTTCAAATGTAGGGCCTTTCTTGTCTTTAAAAAATAAAGTAGCATGCACAACCCTTCCGTTGTTTAGTTTTACTCTCACGGTATAGAGATATCCTTTTTCTTCTTCATCCTTTTTATTGATACCATCAAGGATGCTATTTATCATATCCTTGTCCTCACGTGATAGGTTGGATATGGCTATTCTGCCCTTTAATCTAAATATTTCGTTTTCGTTCATGACTTTCTGTTTTATTGTTTTCAAAATATTGTCTTACGGCTTCTATGGCTTTATCATCATCAAAAGCTTCTTCAAACTCCGTGTAGAACCTATCTCGCTCCATGCAGAATGTGTTTTTCCCTTCCGGTATAGGACGGAACACAACCACCCTCTCTTTGTCGTGATTGGTTCCTATTATGTTATTATCTAAGATAATAGAATACCTTCTTGAACTTTTGTTGATAACAACATCATGTTGAAGACCATACAATTTAAGTATTTCCCTTAATTCATTTGTTTTCATTTATATTACTCCTTCCAAATTTACTTTAATAGAACCATTTATGGTTTTAATGCTCCCATCTATGGTTGAAATCACATCATCTATATCATTTATAATACTTTCCATGTCATCAACCACCTCCTCCATATCAGTTACAGCCTGATCTGATTCCCAATATCTTTCTGAGTCTTGTAACGATTCCGGTATATTATCTCTCGCCTCAGTCTCTTCATCTAAAATCATATCAACATCATCTTTGGCTGAATTTATGTTGTGCTTCAACTCCGACAACTTTGATTTGATGTATTCAAAATCTGTTTTATACTTATTTACGTTGTTAATAACATCCGATATTTTTTTTCTTCTCTTGTTGTTCATGCCTTTATCTTATTATAATATTCGATAATCTTTTCTTTCCTGTCTCCTGGTTTTACTGCCATATTCTCAGCCAAGAACCTAAAATACGACACTGGTATGTCCTTGAATCTAATTCCTTCATATTTTCCAAACCACATTATTATACTGTCAAGATCGTCTTCTCTCCTACCATCTCCATTCACAGATTTAAGCGAGGCTGCCCGGCGAAGGATCTCGTCTTTGGTAATAATATCACCCATCCTTATATTAGACAGAAGTTGATCTCCGGCAAACATACACCAGCCCTTAGAAGGGAATTGTTCGATTGTCAAGTCTTCTATCCGACCGAAACGCCTCATGTTGTCGCAGCAATCAACTATCAGCGCCTCTTTCTTGTCAGGATGGATGCGGACGGCTCGGCCTAATATTTGGTAATACGTTGAATATGAGAACGTTGGTCGACCAAACATCATACAATCAAGTTCAGGAAAGTCAAATCCGGTAGCAAGCGTTGAATAATTAAAAACCACCTTCAACTTGCCTTCTTTGAAATCGGATATGATTTGTTCTCTTTTCTTTTTGGTTGTTAGCGATGTTACGACACCGGTTATGGCTCCCATCTTGGCATTCATGAACTCTGATATTCTATTACATGATTCAATAGAATCCATGCAAACCAAAATGGCTTTACGTTCGTTCATAAGTTGAAGAAGGCGCTTGTAGATAGAGTTGTTTAAGCCATTTCGTACAATGCTTTCTTTGATAGATTCGTTGGTGTATTCGGCTCCGGTACTGTTTAACATCAGAGCCGATTCATCAAACGACCATCGTTCGTACTTAAGTGGACACCAAAAACCTTGAGAAGTTAGCTCTTGTATTTGTATTACATGAACTATTTTCTTGAAGAAATTATGCTCGTCTTTCGTCAGCATATTGAGCTTGCTATAGTTTCCTTCCAGCATGGAACTGTAGGTTCTGAGGCGGCAGGGAGTGGCGGTGAAGCCCAGCACCTTCGCCTCTGGGAACCTGTTCATAAACTCCATAAATTCAGAACCTTCTTCAGGAGAATATCCTGAATGACATTCGTCTATCAATAAGGTATCTATCCCTATATCCTTCAACCTCGCTACATCTTTCTTTATGCTCTTTAATGTTGCATAAGTCATAGCCGACAGCTCCTTTATACCACATGAAGCAGAATATATAGTAGGTTTAGAACCGAATGATACGGCCTTTGCATAATTCTGCTCCAGAATCTCTTTTGAGGGCTGTAATACTAATGTCGGTCTATTTATTTCATGTGCTATCTTGGATATCAGAAGGCTCTTTCCACATCCGCATGGGGCTACGATTATGCCAGGCTTCTTAGATCTTCCTGTAAGAAACTTAAGCCCGGCATCTACTGCCTCTTTTTGGTAAGGTCTAAGTTCAAAGCCCATCACAATCTATTATATTATTTTTTGAAAGTTCTATTATCGCCTCTTTCAACATCTCCCTTGCTTTATTCTCATTATCTTCAAACAGGCATACACTGCATGTAGCACCTTTGGAGGGGTAGTCTCTGTAGGCTTCTGCTCTTTCTACAACGTACTCACAACAATAGTCGTGACTCATGTCTTTTGCTATACTTATAAAATGATCTTCTCCATCCATCAACACACAATATTCAGCATCGTTTTCGCATGCAATAACACCTTTGTTTTTTAAAATGGATAGCACTTTATTTCCAAAAAGTCCAATATAGACCCATATATCTTTCCCTGCATTTTTGTAAAAAATATCCATCCCTTCTTTGATTGTGACTTTCTTTTCCATAACCCCTTATTTTATATCAGTAATTAAAATATATTTTTTAACAATATATTCAAGACTCTCAGAAGAACGTATATATAGTTTTTCTTCGTACTCATATAGAGCGTACCCTCCTTTTATGTCTAATATCTTAATCACATGCTTGCCTCTTTCAAATGGATCCTCAAAGTAGTTCTTATGTTCGTATCTTTGACCTACTTTGATTTTGTCAGTTTTCTTCTTCATCTTATAACGATCTACTGCTTCACCTGTTATTATGAAAATTGTCGTGAGCAAGTATAATAAAACTAAATACAAAAGGATCGCTACTCCACATATTAGATCTTCTTTCATTGCACTCCCTTTAAGTAGTTAAACCAAATAGCCTCAAGTTTCTCCTGGAACTCAAACGCCTTTTTAAAATTTCCGCACCGTACCGCCACGTTCCTCATCTCTTCAAGATATATGACTTCCGGATCTTGCCGGTATTTTGTTCTTAACTTTTGAACGTCCTCGTATTTCATCGTTTTATCTTTTTAGACGGATCCCAATCTGAAGAGAAAGGGCATTCGTTTTTGTTATGTAATCCAAAGTCACAATAATAACACAGTGCCGACGGGCAGGGTAGCTTGTTTTGCGAAACAGGCTGGCTTAGGGTGGCACGCCGCTTGCTATACCTGGCTCCTTCTGCTCCCTGGATGTACGCTTGAAATGATTTTACACTATTATCTTCAAAATCATACATTTTAGATAAAGTGTCATTTAGCATTTCTATAGATTTTGTTTTACGTTCTTCATCTACTTTAACCTTTTGGTACTGCCTGGTTCTGGTAAAGAAATAGATGTTCATATCTGGCAGAACTCCACCATATTTTCTATAGATGTAAAACGAATATATAGGATGCTGTAAATTCGTTTCCAACTTCTTAGAGTCAAAAACCTTATTTCCTGATTTCCAATCTATGACATAATGGTGAACTACGTTCTTGCTTTTTATAGCCAGATGAAGGTCTACCGATCCTACTATGTACACATGAGTATGAACGTCACCATTTATATCAACAGGCTTAGGAAGACGGTATGGCAGCACAAAATCTTCTTCTACTCCAACTATAGTGCCATGTCTTATGAGTTTCTCACAAGGATTAAGATCACTATCAGCTATCATAAACCTATTCCCGTCTTTTTTAAAGAGATCCACAATCCAAGCAAGAAGCTCTCCAGATTGCTTCATGGCTATCATCATATTTTCCGGTGATTGCCAAGGTATGTCTTCTTGGTAAGCATAGTAACTTATAGCTTCCCCCAGGTCTTTGCCAGAAGGCTGTCTTCCGTTCTTGAAGAAGTATTCCAGTGTCTTATGAATAACCGTACCATAAGACGTAGCTTCTTGTTTTTCCGTAGACCTTTTGCCCTCCACGTAAGTCTTATACCATTTCATTGGACAAGTAAGAAACGTATCTATCTGGGAATAAGATATTGCAAGACGTTTCACACCATTAAACTCCTTATATAACAAATGCGTTTCCGGGACCATCATAAGTCATTGTCTTTAAATCCTTCCGGGTAATATACGACATACTTCTTACCGTCTTCTGGTGTCATGGCGAACTGCATGTAGTTATTACGATTACGATGCTTGCCATCCAATCCTCGTTTCCAATACAGGATACCGTCTATATCCACATAAGATCGGCCGCGGTCGGCTATAACCACGTCCGTGTGTAGCAGATACCCGTCGGAAGACACAATCCACACTTTATCTCCTTTGTTTAAATAAGATATTCTTTTTCTTACAAGAACCTTTTTCTTATTATCCAATACAAATTCCTCATCAGTCATACTCTTCATCCTCCTCTTCTTTTGTTTCAAAATCAATTCCATAACACTGATCATAATGTCCGGTCAGTTCTTCTGGTTCTAAATCTTGTCCAAAATCCATATTAAAAAATTATTGATATAAAAAAAATTAGATACTTAATTCTCCTTCTTCGTATTTTATATTCACCTTGTCACCGTTTTTGTAATTTTTCCCAGACAAGCATCTTACTCTTATTTGTTCCTGTCTTCCATTTCTGGTAATATTTACCATATAATGATCTTTCCCTGATCTAAATATTATTTCCACTTCTCTACCATTTAAATCTTCCGGACATTCGTATATTGTTTCTTGTTTTAGCTTAAGAAGTAACTTATATACGTAAAACAAAACGATAAAGAAAAACGACCCTATCACAACCCCTACTAAATGGGAACCCGAAAAGTATGTGGTCCAGCTATATCCAAGAATAAAATGTGTTATGCCCTTGAATGATATGATGTCCGACAAAGACATGCTTAAATCAGAAGCGCTGTTAATGTCAATATCCGTATCCAGATCAGATCCTAATATCGACAACAAAAACTGTATAACAAAAGCAAATGACGCTATTAAAGCCATGCATAAAATTATATCACTTCCCATATCCTTCTGTTATTATTTTGTAAACAAGATCAGTCATATCTTTGATGGATTTAATATTGTCATCATTAACAACAATATTTAATTTTTGTTCCACCATCATTTCCAGTTCAATTTGATCAAGAGAATCTAATCCAAGTTCTTTAAACGTCACATCTTCTTCATGAACTATATCCATTTCCGAATTAAGAAACTGAGTAATAATTATATCCTCTATAATCTTTCTGATTTCTACTTTTTCCATTGCTTTCTAATTTTGTTAAATAAGTATGTTTTTATGTTTTTCAATCTCTCTTTGTCTGTTTCAGAACTTCCGGTAAACAAATAATCCGGATTTCCTTTAGCCGGCGGCGTAGGCAATTTAGATACGGCAAACAACCAATCCATTTCCTTATTCTTCTTAGACTCCAAATAAGGCTCGGTAGCGATCTTAAATTTTTCAGCTATTAAGTCAAAGAGCTTTGAGTTTTTAAGGTTCATATGGACTGAAAAAGCCTGAGAAGGCGGTTTCCATATGAAGTTACATAAGCTCATTGTATAATCTCCTGACTCTGCTATATAAGATTCCGTTACCTGAAGTATGACCTTTTTCTTAAATGAGGTGTTACCCATAAACCAACACAATCTGGATTCCGCTTCTTTTCTGCTGACACCTATGTCTTTTGAATATGATTCGTACATTCCTATCATAATCTTCAACGTTTCCAGAACCTCGTCTGTCATTTCCGGTGTCTCTATATAATTCACAAAAGACGTTCCTTTGTTGGTCAATCTCATCACGCCTGATTTTAATTTCTCAACCAGGCCAAGCTCTATATACCTCCCAGCATCTTCTTCCGGCATGGCTTCGATCATAACCGTATCCTTCTGTCTTATGGCAAGAAGATTAGCAAGATCATTAGGAGTCATGTCTGATGCTGCAAGTTGTCTGAAATTGATGTACATTCTTAATCAGCTTTAATGAAAATAACATCCTTGTTATCCTCCCTCTCCGCGTGATTACACGGACCTGCAACCACACCCACTGCCCCGCATGTAAAGTAATTAAATATACATCCTTCACATCCTGCATCTGGCGCCGTAGGTTCCACACATTTTAATCTCACAAGTCCGGCATCAAACACTTCTCCTACTTTAAATTCCTTCTTTTCCATATTTCCTCCTTGTTTTTAACTGTTGTACCCTTCTTTGATAATCGAATTTCTACCGGTAGATACCGACTGTCGAAGATCGTCATGTACAGAATCTACCGTAGAATACTTGTTTCTGGTTGTAAAAATCACTTCCAGCATCTCCTTGTAATCACCTAAAGCTACTTCGTATCTCGGATCCACTTTGGCTTTTCTTTCAGCCTCGGCATTACTTTTAGCCAGCTCTCGGTCGAGAAGGTCTTCTTTGATCCGGTCAGCAATCATATCAAGTTCTTTTTTAATAACTTCTCCTGCTGCCCGAAGTTGACCTTCTACGTCACCAAGCTGGTCTTGGACGGTACCTATTTCTTTCTTTAGGCGATCGTATTCGTTAATCATACCCATATCACCTGCATAGCCGGAAAAGTCCTTGATTATTCTGGTTCCTTCTTTAAGGAGCTCAATAACTCGTCTTTTACGTTCTCTGCTTATTAAAGACGGAAGACGATAATTCATATCCGCTACTGCTTTATCATGTATGGAGTTGATTAAAAACATCTCTCTTTCATCCCCTGCGAACTCAGTAAGAACCAAAAGGAACTTACTTATCAGGTATTCGTTTTCTTCTACTGTAAGTCTCACGTTATTAAAATTTTAAATTTTATTCATTAAATTCACATCTATATTACAAAATGTTTACTCTAATCGGGTTAAACGCAAACCCACTATCGATTATCATGTTTACAAATGAATCACCGAATACTTTTCTACCTATCCCAATAGCTCCATTGATATCCGCATTTAACAACTTTCCAACTGAGCTTTGGAATAATCCACGTTTCTTTCTTTTGCCTAAGTAAACATCATGCTTCCCTAATTTCTCAAAAGCTAAATGATCAACCTTTGATGTATAGGATTCTTCATTAATTTGAAAGCTGATACCTACCAACTTACATTTATAGGATATTTTGTCTATAAGTCTTGAAAAAGGTATTTCAACAAACTTTTGATTAATCTTCTTTCCAAGATTAATCTTTTGTTTCCATCCTTTATTTAAACCTATTACGATACTACCAATGTTGTTAGTAATACAATAATTGACAATATATCGACTAACCCTGTGGATGTAGTCTTCTATCCAAAAATTCCTATAATTATTTAGCTGTCTAAGTCTTTCAGAAGTACCCTTACCTCCAACATAAGACATTAACTTAGCTTTCCTCTTATTGTACCACTGATTAAAAGATTTCATAATCCGCCCGTTTACAATGAAAGGAACCAATCCGGCATTGCTGATACATGAACATAAATTATTCAATCCTAAATCAATCGAAAGAACATTATCCTTATCAAGACTTAGATTATGTTCTTTCTTTTCATAAATTACTTCAACCACATAGCATGTAGATTGTGGAATGATTCTAACCTGACATAATTTACTATCTCCTATTTCAGTTTTAATTGGTTGAATTATATTTTTAACAAAATGAATACAACCATCCTTCTTTAGCCTACAAGCAGAAGTTGTGAACACAACCATGTTCTGTTTCTTGCCTTTCTTGTACGAAGGTAGATGAGGACAACAATTATCGTATTTGGAAGGATTGTTTTCAAAATCCTTCTTGAGTCTAATCCATGATTTTATATTTTTAAAAACTTGGCCAACTACTTGTTGAGAAACAGAAGTGGGCAAATTCCTGAAATCAAATTGATTTTCTCTACAAAGTTTGGTTGAAAATTCATATTCATTCAGATATTCTTTATTGAAGATACCTTTACGCGCATTATACAAGACATAATTATATAGCAATCCTGATTTGAGGCAAATATCTTCAAATCTGTTATCTTTAATAATATGTTTTTCAACCAATCTCATCAATCAATTTTACTATTTGAAATTTCAATTTTATTACCTTTTTAATATACTGACTGTTCTTGATTATCCGTAACGTCTTCCACAGTATAGAGCTTGGGCGGCGTCGGCGGCTGGTTGGGATTCACGAACTTCGTCCCGCCCTCCCCGTACATCCATCCATGCCCCGGCAGAATCTCTGGGTGGATTGTGTTAGTAAGCTCTTCCATACTAACCTGCCTTACTTTCAGTATATGATGAAATACCAGTCCGGCTGTTCTGAATGATGTTTTGTTTTCAGTTTTGAACCTATCAAGAGTCTGATACCAGTCTTTCCCAAATATCATATACTTATCCAGCCCGTACCTACGAGGATTGTGCAAACCTATCATTAACGTACATAACTGACCCAGCGTATCAGACTGATAAAAATCAGAAAGACGCGGAGGCTGCTCTTGTGGGCTTTTTATCCTTCCTTCTATCTCTCTGTTGAATTGGGATATGATGAGGAAAAATATGTTTTTATATACTAATTTAGCCTCGTTCATAACCGCCACCAAATCATCTATAGCCGACTTAGGATCTAATCCCATTCTTTTTATTAAAGCAATATGATCGACTTTAAATATTATAAGACGTTTGTCTTTGTGTTTGTTGGCTATATGATACACAGCCGCCTCAAACTCTTTTACCGTACATGGAGCATCTATGTATATTATATTATTTCTGATTTCACCTTGAAGGATTTCAAACATCCTCATCTCTTCTACTGTATTAGAATCTTGCCTTCTTAATATTTCAGGAGCCCGCTTTTTCATATCCTGGCTCATTCTACGAAGAAGAAGATCTTGAGGATTCATTTCGAACTCGCAATTAACAAGAAAATAATCTTCTGCTTGCGGGTTGATCATCGGATTCATCACATTTTCCAATATCTTTTGGGCCACATACGATTTACCTACAGATGGCCGGGCTCCTATGGCAATAGCATGTTGAGGGAAAATACCTCCAAGCAGAGCCTCATCAATATAATCGTATCCGGTTTTAGCGGGGATAAGCTCTCCCCGCCTGTATTTCAAGATATTCTCATACGCCTCTTCCATGACCTGTTTAGAGGTCTTGAATATCCTTCTTATATCTATTTTATTTTTCAGATCCTCTTGCATTTTTGTCACCTTTTGTATCCGATTTGGATCCCCTATTAGCTTTTACTGATTTATACCTAAGACCGTTCTTGGTATGAGAACAATCCTTGCCTTTCCTCCAGCCCTTGCCCTTTTTCTTGTCCGTTTCGTAGTTTTTACGACCAAGTTCCCGGCGTTTTGCTTTCTGTTCCGGTCTGGCATTTATTTCCTTGTCCTTTTTAGCCTTTTTCTTCCTGGCTTCGGGATGAGTCCTGTAGTACTCTGTTGATCTGCCCATCTTCTTACATTTTTTTTTGATTGATAATAGCACAAAGATAGGCAATTCGCGCCCTATTTCAACCTGCCGTAGCTCATATCAGGATCACACCAGACATACCCGTCTTTCTCATCATGAAGATACTCAGGACATCCTCTGCATGCGCTACTGCCTGACACTATTTGATTGTTTTTATTAGGGCACTTATCTCCAGGCTTATGCCATTCTATTCTCGAACCTGATCGCTCTTTGTTTACATGACAGAACTGAAAGACTTTTCCCATCGTCTTCTCGCCAAACATACCTATATGTGTGTACTCTTCCGGTATAGCGAGAAATTCAGATAAATCTTTATACATCCTTTCCCGTTCCTCCGGCGTAGACCATAGTCTGTCAAGTTCGGCATGGACTCTTATCTTAAGAGATCTCAGTGATGGCCCTGCAAGCCGGCCTTTAGCTTTTCCCTTATTCGGCCCTGATTCATGAACACCGACATAAGCGTTGCATGGTTTGCACATCATAACCATCCCTAAGCCTTTTCTGTTATATACTTTATCGGCATTGATCAACTCGGTTTCTCTTCCGCAATAAGGACAAATTTCGCCTCTTAAAACCCGTTGTTGGCGCTCATTAAGTTCCATACCCTATTCTTTTGTTTTTCTTTAAACTTTTCATACAAACTGCTCTCAGTTTCCATTTCCGAAATCTCTACCTCTACGTCCTCTCTTTTGAAAATTACTTTCTTGGCTGTCGGATACGCACATTTAGAGATACGAATAGCATTACGAATAGCGTAAACAAAATACGTTTCTGGTGATGATTCGATCACCACTACCTCATTTAAAGTGTTTTTATAATTTTCCATATTATCTACTTGCTTCAATTATATAACCCGGATGATCTTCACACGCCTCTTTATATTCGATAAGAAACTTAAGAAATGAATCATAAGACCCCCATCCGTTTTCCGGCTCGTATCTCAAAAGACTTTTTCTCTTAGAGATCATAATACATATACCTTTTGTAAGTACATTCTTCATCTCATCGGTATCTATTTCCCTACCCAATTCTTCTGGTCTCCAAACATAATCGTATAGCGTTTCTTTATTTTCTGATACGAATATTCTTTGTGCCATCTTGTTCATGTTGTGGGTAATGTTTGCAACCCATTCACGATCTTCTTTCTTCTTGTTCTTAATATAAACGTCCAGGCTCATAATATTTTTCTTTTACCTTGTTATTGATTATCAAATCTGCCACATCATCTCCGTCTCCTACATTTTCAACACTTTGAAGATAGTCTGATACTTTTATCCTTGACTTCATCATCATCCCATCTATCTTTTTACTCCATGTCTCAAATGCTTGTCCTTTGTCCGGAAAGGCTACAGTCTTTCTATCTTTTAAAACATCTATCACTTCCGGCCTTAGATTCTGCAACCCACCGGTAGCCACAAATAACTCATCCGGTTTATTTACGGCACATATAATAGCCGTCTTTTCTGATTCCACCAAATTAACCACCTTATCCGGATACTGGCTTAGAAGATGCTCTCCGAACAAGCATTGTCTAAACAAGAAGTCTCTTGCATGCAACGAGTGATAAAACATAACATGAGGCCGCTCATTGTCACCGTCTTTTTCCTTCACTCTTTTTACATCAATCTCATTCCCCTGGCTGTCGGTCTTTATGTAAAAATCCATAATCTTGCCGGTTCTACATACAAAGTCCTTATCTATCTGCCAGAATATACAACACCCTTTCCATCCCCATAAGTCCATTGTTCCGACATGATACCTTCTGAACACATCAGATACCCTTTCTTTTCCCCATAGAGACGATAAAAACCTAAATACGGTGTTTCTATCGTCCGGAACCACAGTCCTCTCAAACTCGCTAAAAGGTATGTAATTTACAACGTCAGGATTTACAGGAGGGCGATAAGCCCTTATGCACTTATTTCCCGAAATCCAAAGATCTTTGTCACCTACATCCTTACCAGTAGGTCGTTTATCGTAACCGCAAGTCCGTTCATGATCGCATCTTCCGAACTCGTTGCCAACAACCTGACCTGTTGCCACATCAATATAAGGAGTGAGGCACCGGCTTTTCCCGCAAGCCGGGCAGGTCAGCTTCAGTCGACTCCTGCCGGGTCTGCGGTCAAGTTGAAACCTGGGTACGTTTTCGTATCTTCTAAAATCAAGCATAATGCTTATTTATATTACAAATCTTTTAGACATTTCCTCAGCAATATCATATACGACAATATGATCCTCTTCATTGTAAGGCTTATTGATATTCAGCACTCCCTTTCTCACTTTGAACCTCTTGTCTTTTCTGATATGATTCAACATCCCTTGTTGGAATACACAGTCTGCCTTCTCCATAGCAGCATTTTTATCAGACCATTCTTTTAGCGTATAACCTTTACTGTTCGTGCTTTTTGGAGAAAAATTCATAATACGTGCATCAATTCCGTACCAGTTTTTAACCATTCTCCTTTCAGCCTCCAATTGAAAAGCATGTTCATTTCGTATGTCACCTGATTTAAAATCTAAGATAACAATCTCTTCTTTCTCCACTTCTCTCACTTCCTTCTTCGGATCTCCTTTTTTGAACTGCCCCGTAGCCCTTTGATACACGGCTCCAAAATAACCTTCTTCTTTGTATTTGAATGTCATTTTAACCATCGCATCTATCGGCGTAGCTACCAAATAATCTTCTAATGACAATATTCTTTCAATCATCATCGGCTTAACCTTATACTCCGAACAAAACTTAGCAAACTTCATAACTCTGACAATCATATCGTCAAGATCATCTATGCTACCAAAGAATTTGTCAAGATTCTTTTTTGATATTTTAAGCTTGCCTTCTTGCACTGTCTTAACTATAAAACTTCGATTTAAGACCATATCTCTACCCGTCAAGTACAATCCGTATAGGTAGTGCATGATCGTTCCTTTATCTGCATCATATTCTGATACTTCTTCCGGATTGCGACCAATCATCCTCATCTCCTGTCTCCATTCTTGAAGAGCCGTCTTGTCATCTACGAATCCGTCTCTGATCATGGTTGTTACCGAGGCGTATATCTTGGCTGTCCCATCGTCCATCTTTCTTACATAAAAACGATTACCGTCTAATGTCAATCTTACGAATTTGGGAGTCTCAATCTTCTTTAACTCATCACAGATATAAAACGGCTCTAACGTTTCCTGATTTTCTGTAAACGGATTCGAATCCTCTTCTCCAGGGTTAGAAGCGGCTTCCTCCGCCGGAGCTTCCGGTTCCTCCTTCTGGGCCTGCTCTGGCTCAGGCGCCGGCTCTTTAACTACTGGAACCTGTCCGCCTCTTTCTGCTATGTCTCTGTTCTTTATTAAAGACATAACCTCCTTCTTCAACTGCTCTGGTGTTTGGTTAGGATCTGACACCGACATCACAACATCGTTCATTCTAAACAACGTATTTCCTTCTCCTTCTACCATAGGCACAAACCCTAAATCTGTCAATATTTTTATTTTCTCTTTCATGATCTTCCTCTAATTAATTCTTCTTTAATACAATGTAACACCGTTTCCACTTCATCTTTATCTCTATCTTTCACTGCGATAGCTATATCCTTACCATAACTCTCTCTTTGTATGTGAGCATAAAAGATAGTTTCATCGTCAGCTTCTATTCTTATTTTATAAAGTTTTCTCATATCTGTCAATTATTTCAATAATTAATCTACCTCTTTCTTTAATCATTCCCCTGCTTTCCATATCCAGCACCTTCTTTACCGCATACTTCCATACAAAAGGAAATTCTGTTTCAAGTTTATCAAATTCCATCCGGTCAAGATACATGTCGAATACCGTATGCTCCGATTCATGTAGGAAAACTATATTATCTCTGCAAGTGGCAACCGACTTATATAACCTTTTCGGAAGTATGTGACAGACGTTACATACTGTAGGAAAATGAATAGCCTTGCCAGTCATAGACATTCGAATGCTACCCAACTCCTCCAACATAAGACGAAAAAACCCGGATAAATCCGGGTTCTCTAACTTTTTCTTCTTGCTGCTGTTTTTAATGGATGTAATTCTGTTTTTTTTCTTCGGAGTCAACTCTTTGCTCCTGCAAGCCTGGCATAAGCCATGACTTCTTATCATCACTTTTCGTCCGCATCGTTCGCAGACGTATAGCTTCTTTTCCTTGCTTTCCATTCGAATAATAATGATATTATTGAAAAGAACAATCCCGCTGAAGCCAGTAGATAAGGTACGTTCATTAATAATTTAGATACCTCGTCTGTCTTAATCACTATCAGAAGGAAAGCGCCTGCTGAAAGCAATGATATTATCGCCACAACAAGCGCTATGTTGGAAACTACATCAGCCTTACTCTTCACTCTTCTTCTCGCCTAATTTTTCAGCTCCCTTCTGAAGATCGTATTTGAATACGTCAATGATCTTCGTTTCAGCAATAGCTTCGCAATTCCAGTCGCCCAACGTACCCTGCATGCCTTTAGTCAACACAGCTTCGGCATCCTTGGGATTGCCGGCCTGGACATACATATAGCATGGTGTTTTCTTTTCTTTACCTTTCTTTTCATCCAGTGTAATGTAATTCACCTTACACTTATACCAGTACTCAGCCTCTCCGTTGAAGAAGATTTCCGACACTTTAATAGGATTAATTTTTACAACCTCGAAAGAATTGTACAAATCCTTGAAGATCTCCAACGATCTTGATTCTGCCTCTGTGTAAGACAAGGCATCCACTAAATACTTTTCAGTTACCTTCTTTTTTTTGCCGTTCTCGATATTATCAATCTCGGCTTTTACCGTAATTTCAAACCAGCGATTCATTGTATTAATATTTAATTAGTTGATTTCTTTCCTTTCTCTATACTATTTTTAAATCTTTCAGAACACCACTGCAAAACGTCCATCATCATCATTTCATTATTAGATAAGATGCCTTTTATAACTAACGCCAATTGATACTGTGACATTCTTTGGCTCATATCAAATCTTCTTTCCTCTTCATTTACTATCGTAGCCACGAAATACTTACACCCCTCTAAGTGCGTCAGGGCTTCAATCATAGCTTCTTTTATCTCTTTTTCTTCCATTCTGTTTGTTTTTTTTGGACAAAGATATGTCTTTTGATAATAAAAAAGATTCAAAATGATTTAATTTAGCTTAATTACTGCTCTTTTGATTCGTCCGGTATAGGCATGTCAAACTTTTTTCTGATAAACGACTCTGTTTCTTCATTGAATGGATAGGCCTCCTTGATAAAATTCATAGCTACCTCCATGTCACCGTCTGCTATATCTTTATACCTTTCAAAGATACCAACCAGGTCATTGTTGTATGAACGTTCTTGTTTTATGTTGTACACGTATTTCAACACCCTGTCTTTGATTTCATTGGCTTTTTTCACAGTATCATTGAAAGAATTTATACTTTCCAATTCTGGATCTTTGTTTCCCTTGTTTACTTTATCAAACTCTTCCTTGCTATACCCCGCTTCCCCTTTAATAGCCGGGCAAACACTTTCTTTTATGATCCAAAACTGTTCATACGATCCTGTCAGATACCCTGATTCTATTTTAAATGCATTATATTTAACAAGCAAATTAGCCACCTCAGTTGCACCTTCTATGGTTCTAAAACCGATGCCGACATCTTTTAACATAAATACTGGAACTCCAGTTCTTGGATACACGACTTCTTTTTTGTTCTTTATATTCCAGTTTTTAGCTTCAATTGGAATACCTTTACCAGCAAGCTCTTTGTCTATATACAGATATATCTCTTTGCATGTCAATGACACAATCTCATCTCTGCTTAAATCAAAAACTGTTTTCATTTCTTTTTATTTATTAAATTAAACAATCTACCTCTTTGTTCAGGCTCCGTATATTCCACCCATATATCGGCTGCCACATTTCTAAGAAATTCCATAAAGTCTTGATGATCCCTGTATTCAACAGAGTCAACTTTTCTCACAAAACTTAGAATTTCCTTTAACATCTTATTGTTTTCTTCAAGAAGTTCTCTGTCGGTCATAACCTTTCATATTTTCTTCTTAACTCATTTTTACCCATTTGGCATTATCAGGTATTAAATCCTTAAATTCTTCTGGGATTTTCCCTTGATGCCACCAATCATTGGAAATGATTTTTCTCCCATCATTTGAAATAGCCTCCATCATTCTTCCTCCCATACCCATGAATCTTCGTGTTTTGTTGTTTGTATTGGGAACAAACGGATTAGCTATCCATGATTCTCCATCTATAATCAACCAATTGGGATTATTCTTATTCTCTTCATATAGTCTGATCCAAAACGCACAAGAATAGCAAACTCCATCTCGTTCCATAATAGACCGTATAGGACATTTACAAAAATGTTCTGGATTCATGCTATGTATATTATTTTGCCCCGACCCATCTTCGCAGCCGCATTTGGGACATATTTTCTTCTTTTCGCTTTCCATATTGCTTATGCTGTTTTTAAGGTAATAGATCATCTAAATAAGCCCATGATTCCATTTCATCTAATCTGTATAAAATACATCCTGGACGGCTGGATATAAAAGTTTTGTTCTCTTCCAATATACCCATAATTGGATTCTTTGATCCTATTGTTGATTTCTTAGGGAGAAACACAATAAAACGGTGGCAATCTGGAATTACTGTTATAGAATGCCACACGCTGTTAATGCGCCACTCTGCACCAGCTTTGAAAAGAGGAATAGCATATTCTTGTTCCATGTCTATTTAGTTTTGAATTAATGTGAAAAGAGCAATTATAGCCGCAACTGATATAATAGATAAAATAACGTTTGCCAATATATGCTTTAAGAGGCGCCTTTCGAGATTTGCGATATGCTTTCTTGGCCCTTCGCAATGTTTTTTTTGTAGATCTGGATTCTTTGAGTTCTTTGTTGTATTTTACCATATTTTTGTCGCACCATTTCATTATATCAGCACTTGCTTTGTTAAGCATATCTCTGATTTTTTTATCATCATAGAATGGTATTTCAACATCAACACAAGTATTTGGCCTGTATAATAATCCATATGTGTCAAAGCACACTTTCAATGTGACAACTTCAGGCTTAGCCATTTCTTCGGCTTGTTTCTTTATCTGCTCATCTGTTGCTTCGGCTTTAGCTTTAAGCTCATTGTAGTCTTCTATATTCAGCAAAGCCATGTTTTCAAATTCTGTATTCATATCTACTATTTCTTATTTAGAGTGAATGTTTGCCAAATGCTTTATCCCAACGCCTGCTTGCTATCTGTACACATACTACCAACGCATCACGATATTTACGGGATTAGATGGTTCTTATGTGGCGGATGTTGATAATCCTAACAACGCATTCGTACTGATTTTTGCAAACTGTTCACTCAATTATTTTTAATTTTTAATTAATTCAACTCCTATAATATCTTCGTAATCAATATAGTGCATCATTGAAAAACCGTTGTCATCATTAGCCATTATTTCAACACAAGCAGAACATCTATTGAATGCACCTTCGATTGTTATACCTGTTAATTGCCTAAAGAATCCTAAAAATTTCTTTGGCCTGATAATCCTAATACGGACAAGATCATTCCAAGTTATTCCTTTATATTCACAAATAGATTTAAACTTCTCGGCTGTCATAATTCGATTATTTTAGCTGTTAGTCATTTTTTGGAATCCAGTTATCCGTATCACAGTGAAAGCAATATCCGGTTTTAGGATGCTCCGCACCGTCTTTAGCTCCGCAGGTTCCGCAATAATATTCCTTATCATATTCTGGGGAAAGACCTTTATTTCGTTCTTTGATAACAGCTTTTCTTTCTTCGAGCATCATCATTTTATCAGGATTACGACTCAAATAAAACTTTCTGACTTTATGTATTTGCTTATTAAACAGATCATCGGACTCGGCAATTTGTTTTGCTGTATATTTACTCATGCTCAATTATTTTTAAAGTTTATCTATTATTTTATCACCCATTTCCTGCCATTCATCACTCACGCTTATAACCAATCCTATGACAGTGAATGATAATAACAACGTAAAAATAAGCCATAACAGAAAGCAGATAAAAACACATACATACCTCATGATTTTTTAGTTGTTAGATAAAAGCAAAATCGGTTCATTTGACTCCGCAATTGCTTTTATTTGTTCTGGATTGACAAAACTCTTAACTTGTTCGCTTATCTTACAAATAGACTTGATTATATCAACGAATAATTTCGAGGTACATTCGTTACATTCCACTTCCATTACCGGTTTATATCTATTGTATGATATGCTCGTTACACAATTCAGCCAGTGCGCATAAGTTCCTTTTTCTGTATTTAACCTGTCGTATTCTACTTTTGTCTCTCCATTTCCATATTCAATTACTCTTTTTAGAAATGGTTTTGCATAAACACTAAAACCGAAAGGTTTGGTGTTTAAGGCATCTAAACGGGAAGTTCCATCTCTCCATTTTCCATTTTCATCGCCTCCTGTCCATTCCTTAGAGGGGTTAGGGACAATATTTCCGTTTTTGTCATAGGAAAACGTGCAATTCGTTTCCAGTTGATACTTAATAACAGGCACTTCTTCTACTATTTTACAACTCAAACATCTCTTCAGAACTTCCCTGATTTGACTTTCCAAATCGGAAAGTGCTATACTATTGAAATATCCTTCGTTGCCCAATCTGTTTGTAGGTAATTTGATCCCATAAGAATGAATCTTATCCACATCTTCTTTTGACAAGGTAGTGGTAAACACTCCTTCTTTGGTGACATTCACTTTAACAGTTACAGACAAACTGTTATTAGCGTTCTTTTCCGTTATATTTAGTGTTGTTAATGCTGCCATAATCAGATCTTTTTTAAATCAATTTGAATAAATATAATGCATTCCTGCTTCATATACCTTATGTACATCAGGGTCATTCTTGTCTTCCGGTTCCAATTCACTCTCTTCACAAGTATAATCCCATTCAGTATTATAGTACAAATCCTCGTCTGTTTTCTCCAAGGAACAATCTTTCATTAGATTCATATTTTCTCCCCAGACTGCAACTTCTTTCTGTTGCTCTTCTTCTGTCATAAGGGATATTTTGTCTTTCAATTCTTTCCAGGTCATGATTTCTAAAATATGATCAATAATTCATTCTACATCAAAAAGTTGATCTAACACCAATAATTCGGCATCCATATCTTCATCTTTCGGGAAACGAACTTTTATGTTTCCGAACTTAGATGTCTTAAACAAGATGTAGGGGTTCATGTCTTCGGCGGTCACCGGCTTATATTCCTTAACTTCCGACATCTTGAGATACCAGTCGCCTATTTTTACAAATCCGGAGAAGATAGAACACAGATGCGCTTTTACGGACTGTATCTCCTTCTTATCTTTGAAAGGTATAATTTCGTCCTTTCCCCTTATCTTGATTGACAGAAAAGGACGAATGTTATCTGTTTCATTTTGAAATTTGAAGCCTGTTATAGCTTGTTTGGGGATTCTTCTTCCCATTAATATGAAATAAGCCATTGCAATAAGTTGTTTTACTTTGTATTCTATAATCCTACCAACAAGTTCCCCGATGATAGAAAATATTCTAATTCATAGAGGAAAGAAAAGAAGTAGCTCTTTCAAATTTTCTTCTTAGTTCATTAGACCATTGATGATCATAATCTGCCAATAATGATCCCATTTCCATTATTAAGGAATAAACTTCTTCTTTTCTTGCTAAAAAAGATTGTTTGTCTTTTTCTTTTAATGTTTTCATGACTGTAACTTAAAAATGAATAATTAATTGATTTATAAAAAATGTGTTAAAATGACATATAAATGCCTTGATCAATTGGACACAAATGTACAAGTTTTATTAAGATACCCTTCTGTCATCTCTATGAAATTCACACAATCTAATTTGCTTAACTTGTAAATCAATGCCGGATTGTGTACTATGGCTATAATTTGTGTTTGTGGTTTATGGAATGACAATACATTATAAATTTGCATTATGTTGTCAATGTCAAGATTCCTATCTGGCTCATCCATGAGAACCGTGTATTCAAAACTGCTTTCTGTTAATGTTATGCGGTTTCTTTCATAATACTTCAACAGGTTATCAATTCTTTTAATCCAAAACGCATTTGATTTTTTCTTGTATTCTACAAGATCTTGTATTGGAAATGTATAATCCTTTTGACCGAACATTAAATTGAAAAGTGATTCCAATGATAACACCACTTTCTCTCCATAAGATCTTCGAATATTATTCACATACAAATCTAAGTTGCTGATGTTTTTTAATACACTATCTCGATTCATCTCCTCCGATGGCAATAAACGGAATACTTTCCCTACATAATCGGATGATATGTCAATCCCATCAAGAATCTTGTCATCATCATCAAATATAGGTGGAAAATCCAGTGCCTCGATCGGTATTTCAGAGCACATGGATTTCTCACATAACGCATACATTGATATGATGTTAAGCAAAGTTGATTTTCCACTACCGTTTTTACCTACAATCACATTCACTCCTGGCTTGAAAATAAATTCTCTGCCATTTTCAAATGCTTCTATGTCAGAAGCATATTCAAATGGAGTTTTTGTATTGTCTTTTATTTTTACTGATGTTATCATTGTAATCCTTTTTAAAAATCAATTACCGCCCGAACCCTGCTACTGTTGTACTTGTCACTGTAGTACGCGCTACCACTGGAGAAGACCATGTACCACGCGACGGCCTGGCTGCTCTCAGTACTGGACCAATACCACGTCGAGGAGAGGGGAGATGCCGAAACATAAGCGAATGCTTTGTTTAGTTCGTTCATATAATGGGCCATTAAATTTAATTGACCAAGAGATGGTATATACTCGCCATCTTCCAGCAGATTTCTCAATTTTGGATTTCTGGTTACAAGGCGTTCCGTATTGCCGCGTCCGTCAATGTCAAACAGCGCATCACATTCACGTTCGTAATATGTCCCACTTCCGGATTCTTCACGGCTATCATCGTCAAGCAATTGTACGCTATCATGCTCCGTCAGTGAGATTGCAAATGACATGTATCTGTGCTTCAACCCGATGTATCGTACACAATCTTTTGAGTTATGGCCGGTAAACGGCTCTGCATGTCCGTCTTTGTAGATTATATACAGTCCATCAGTTGACTCTTTCTTATCCTCTTCGGATGGTACTCTGTTTTCACATGTACATTTCTCACTTTTGGATCTTACGATTATATTCAATTCATTTAATACATGATTCCTGATGACATTCTCGCACGCTCTTCTTACAAAATCATGATCTCTTCGTTTGAGTTCATCATTCACCATGCATCTGATCCAGTTTTCTATCTGGTTGTCACCTCCATATGTATTAACCATGTACCGTTTTACGTGTTTCTCCAATAACGGTTCTATGTTTTTGATTATATCTTCTTTGGTAAGATGAAGTTCATTTAGTATGTAGTTCCTTACTGCCTTGTATTCTTTACTTGTGCTCATGATATGCCTATTTAATACTGTGAATCATATTTTCTTTCTCTCCCGCTGTCTTCCCCTATAGGATTATCCCATCCGTATTTTACAGCCGTAGCTTTAAATAGAGGTAGCCCGTAAAATCCATAATCATCCTCATCCCAGTCTTCAAGACCTTCTTCCAGGATGTAGTTCCACATCATCACACATTCAAACATTAAACTGGCTGATATCCCTCTCTGATTTAATGCCTTTTCAAAACCGAATCTTACATCTTCTTCAAGCTGTTTCAAAACATTCTCCCTGGTAAATTCAACTACAGTACTATTCCACCTTTCTTCGTTATTGTATTCTTCGTTCGGCTCCATACCGAAATCCTTTATCATGTTATATGGGATAAATTTAGCCAGTCTGTTAAAATCTCTACCGTCTAAACATTTTGATGCTAATCCTTTAAGTTGTTCTAATGTTTTCATAAGCGATTTTGTTTTATAGGTTAATCCCATCCTCCAGTAGTGTACAAAGATACATCTTCCTCCTCTACATTTACACCTTTAAGAGCCTGTAGAAGTTTTTTCTTTGTCTCCCGGCACATATTGTAACCATATCCTTTATACCGATATGAGCGCTCCCATGTGCTTACTGGAAAAGGGATATTTTCGTCAATAACCAGCCTCTTCATATGAAGATGTTCGAAGAATTTCTCATGATAGAGTAGTTTGTACTCGTATGCTACTATACTTGCAGATGAGAATGGAAAATAATCATCTTCTTTTTCTTCGTATTTGGGCTCCTTATAGTAAGCCATTTTTGTCACAGTAAAATCGAAGCTCCTAAGAATCTCTTTCGGCTTTCCAAACTCTGACTCTATGAACTCTATCCATACCTTTTCTCCCTCTTTCTGGAACGCACATACCTTCTCATTTCTGTACTTAAATTTCCATCCTTCTTTCTGATGTTTTTCATCATTGAACGAATCAATAGCCTCCTGAAAATCGCTTTCACTTTCAAAGAAAATATCAATGTCTTTTACTCTTTCTCCGGAAAGGATATTTTTAAAACATCCACCAGCTATGAATCCTTTGTGGCCTTCCATATACTTGTCAAGCCATCTTATTTGCCAGAAATTATCTGGAGTATCTATTACAAAATTATTCATATTGTTTATGTTTTGCCGTTACCAAGCGAGATAAAAATTCCGCTTCACAATAATACAATGAGTGTAATTACTCAGGTCGATTCCGTTGTCCGTAAATGCATCCAGGACCCGTTTTTCCACGTATTTGAGTTTTACTGTTATCCCCTTCTTAAACACTTCTATTAACTTCTCATTGCACTCAATAGGTCCAATAAGACAGTATCTATTCGAGGGACTGTCTGATATACAATATGTCTGACATCCTAACATGTTGCTTAAAATATTCTCATACATATTTTCTATATTTTACAATTCTTAGCTATGTTACTTAATTCAGCGGTCATTATCAAATCTGATAGTGACCGCCCCGCATGCACATTTTTGAATAAATTTTACTTTTAATAATTTTCTCATTAGAGTTATCCTCTATTTACTTTTTTCTTTATTTCTTCCGTGATCTCTTCTAATGTTGTTGGAGATAAATAATCATCTACCCTCAACTCTCTTACATAACCTAAGCAATCCAGACCCTTAGCGTCTATTTCCTGCCTCTCTTCGTCGACCCATCTTAAAGTGCCATTTTCTCCACATTCCGGGCATTTATCTGCCCCACATGGAAGAAGCATTTGCGCCCCACATAAGACACATCTCACCCAGTCTCCATGCTGCACCCCTTCGTATGTTATTGTTTTCATATTTGTTATCCATTTTTATTAGTTCCTAAAAGATGTTCGTTACCCTCAAAATGAATACAATAATCCCATAATGTTCCATTGGAACATTCGTACTTATAAGGCAATCCATTATAATCGTCCACAATTTCCCTTGCAAACAAACTGATATTCCATTTTTTATTTCCTTCTTTTCTTACCAGCACTTTATCAAACGGCTTAAACTCATATTTCGGTTTTTCTTCAATCCCGAAGAAGCGTTTCAGATACTCTTTAGCTTCAGGTTCTTTGCTTGCCTTTAATGCGTCAACCAACTTTTGTCTTTCGGACTTAGTGGCAAATCTGTATTTTTCTATCTGATTTTCCCAAGCAGATAAACCATCTTCTATTTTAAGAATACCTTTTTGATTTAAAGAGGCATAAAAAGACGTTAAATATTTCCCATGTGTATTTAAAATAAAGATATAGCTACCATCTTTATTACTTAACACCTCTCCATCTTTAAATGTAATATATTCTGGAACTTCAAGAAGGAGGCGATTTTCGCTGCTAAGTGCTTTTCCTGTAGCAGAAAACCAGTCTGCCGATACAGAAATCGAATGAATTACAACCAATAACGGACAATTTGACGAATTGTCTTCATATACGATTTCTGCTCTATTTTGTCCTTTCTCTGTCACAATACGACCTGCTATTTCCCCTATGTTTATTTTTTTCGCCGTTTCTAAATCAAACGGAATTGTTGCTGTTCTCTGTTCCATGATCTTATTTGCTTTTATTAGTTCCTAAAAGATGCTCATTTCCTTGGTATGGGATACACTCTTTGTATCTCAAACCTCCCAAGCATTCATATTTATATTCTTCTTCTCTTACTCTGGCAAATAAGTGTAGATTCCAATTTCCCAAATTGCTTGCTCTCACCAAGACTTGATCGAATGGCTTAAAATCGCATTTCTTTTCTTTAGTCAGCAAGTATTCGTACTCACTTAGATATTGTTTAATTATTCCTGCTTTTTTAAGGTTTTCTGTATTAGCAATTCTTTCAGCAAAAGATTTTTTCTCTTCCTCTGTGGCTAATCTAACATACTTGGATTTATCCTCACCACACACACTTGTCCATATTGGAACTTCTTCAGATGTAATCTCGCCATATGCCGATATACCATATATGCATCCCATATCTCCTTCTCTATTAATAATACCATTATATATAAATGGGTTCCCAAGCGTGCTTATTAATACATCTCCTTTCTTAAAATACGCTCCAGCCTCTACTTCCAATTCCAGATCGTTGTTGAAAAAAGTACGACCTTCTGTATCGGCATATATAGCACTTATCCCAGATTCATCTTTTTTTTACAAAAAGTAAATTATAACGATCTGCACAGTCTTTTGACTCATATACAAATTCTATTTCAATATTATCAATTAATACCGAACCTTCTATTTCTCCGCTTTTAATTTTTCTCGCCGTATTTAAATCAAACGGAACAATAATTGGATTTTCCATATCTTTTTATTTTTAATTATGTAATCAATAAAACAAGATGGACTACTTACACCCATCCCAGTTGTTTTGCTATTCTCTCCATTTCGTTATATGCTATCCTATGACATCCAGCGGTTAGCAAATCGTTTTCGTACCGATTTAGACTCCACTGGTGACCGGTGACGTCCTCCACCAGACCGTGCCGAAACTCGGCGCCCCGGTGCATTGCCGACACAGCCCGCCACAGTTTTCTGGCTTCTGCTATTCCAATCTTTATCTGTTTACTTGTCTCAATAATATTTCCTTTTATACGAATCCAGGCGTTAGGTTTTTCACCAGGAATATAGAAAGGTGTATTCAAGAAATTGATTTCTCCTGACTTCCACTCTTCCAGTTTTTCATCAAAATCCTTGTAACGGGCTTCTTCTTCCTTTCTTAATCTCTCTAATTTTATTCTTTCTCTTTCTTCCTCACCCTTTCTCCATCTTTCAGATCTTTCTGAATACTTAATCCATGTACCTTCCCCGCAAACTTCATCAACAATCACATTTACGGTCCCTAACACTTTTAATCCTTGATGATCCAATAAAATTTGAAAGATGCGTTTTAATTCATGTACGTGCTTACGCTTGATACTATCTCCGCTCTTGGATAATTCATGATTGGTTCCAAGCCAATCATTAGCACTCTTTTTAAGGATACTCTTAGCAGTTCCCATGTTAAAGAACTGAATGTAATCCATCATATTCCCAAAAGCGCCCCAAATATCTGTATAAGATAATTCTGTTTTAGCTCTTTTGTATTTTTCAATAGACTTCTTAATTGATTCCAGTTTGCTGGCAACAAACCTCATATTACCAGTATCCGATATATTATCCCCTACACTGAAAACCATTGCCCAAGTTGGTATCGCATTACGAACATAGCGTTGATATTTGCTCGTGGTAACAGAATAATAATCTTCATTTATCAGGTATGCTTTCTTCCCTTGTTTGTTTTTTACTATTCTCCCGACTTCAAAGTGATGCCCATAAGAATAAATACTTGTACCTTCAAAGAAGAAATTGCTCCCTGATGCTGATTCTTCTTGTTCATGAGCCCACAAGTGAGCGACCATTGAATTGTTCATATAAATATCTTTTTAATTGTTTAACTTACCTTTATCATATGACATTCTCTTTTCGTATTTTTCAATACGTTCGGTTATCATATCGCAGAAGACTTGCCCCTCTTTTTCGGAACCTCTGAAGTAACCAACCATCTTCAGAATATTTCCGTCAAATTCATGGACAAACTTGTTATAATAATGTTCACCCATAACTTTCCCGTATTTTCCCATAAACAAATCCTTGTCTAACGACTCATCCTTGAAACAACGGTTGTAATCCCATCTTACAATACGAAACAATGTTTCAAAATCCAATCTTTCCATATCCTGTATTTTATTTAAGCTCAAACTTAATACCTTCCGGCAACTGAGAGCGGTCTACCTTATTCACAAAATCATCAAACTCTTCCTGTGTGATTTTTTCTCCATAACCGTTCCAGTTGAAAGACAAAGTGTTCGTGTGAGGATAATATATAACATTATTAATTGGCAACCCATAATCAAACACACAAAGCATTATCTTCTTTTCTGCTTCTGCTTGTCTGATTTTCTTATCGTATCGCTCACAAATTTCAGCACGTTTTGCCGCCATCTTTGCTTTATGGGCTTCCACTCTGCGTTTCTCTATATTTTCTGAGGAATAATGCCCGGCTTTAATACGCTCTTCAATAAGAGATCGTTCCTCGTCCGTTAGTGTTAAAACAAATCTTTCTTCTTCCGGCTTATATGGATTAACCCACTTCTTACCACACAATTTTTCAAGTTCCGCAATAAGTTCTTCTGATTCTCTTTTCCATCTATCCACAATCCCCAGATTGAAAAGCAGATACTTGAAATACAACTTATCCTCAGAGGCTTTATATAATTCTACGCATTCTTGTTTTGATATACGCAAATACTCCATTGCCACAGACATACCACTATTTTTTATGTGATACATACCATTATCTACCGGATACATAGGAGCACCATAATGGTTACAAAGATGCAACGATATGAATTTCGCTAATTCCGGAAAATGTTTTGCGACTTCATCGTGGCAGCAGCCTCCTAAGTAATCCTCATATTTTCCATGCTTGTTTTTCCAGTCAACGTCGGCTGTTATGCTCCAGTCGCATATGTTATTTTCGCAGTCATCATCCAAAGAGATTCTAACTGTTATTTTATAATCTTCTTCATTTTCTGTAAAGAATTTTGTACCTGAATAAAACAATTTGTTTGCAGTTTCCATATTATTTTAGTTTAATCATTACACTTATGAAAAATAAAATCTGCACACTCTCCGGGAAGTGTTCCTGCGTCATTACAACGGTAAAACCCTTGTGTTTCCAAATCTACATCTACCGGATAACCTTCTGCTGCTTCCAAGAAGCGTTGGATTTCCTCACATTCTTCATCCGTTAATCCAGTGTAATCATCATTGATTAACGGGCAAGCCCAATAAGAGGGCAACCTGTATCTTATTACTTTTATGCTCATAGTTTTATTAATCTACAGTTACTATCTTCAAATACCGGAACCTTCCCTTGTTCTCTAAAATAAGCAGTGGCCACCTTGAAAGCATAAAGCGGATTTACTTTCTGGATTTCTTGTTGTGATTTATAGAAAGATAACGGCTGACATACATAGAAATTTTCATTGCCAAGGCAACCGAAAAGCCAATCCATATTGGATCCACTGCAATTAGTACCTCCAAGTACGATCATATCGCACCCGGTCTTTCTTGTTCCCAAAATAAATGCCTTGTTCTTATTCTCTGGCTGCATAAATATCTCCTTGTCGATTATAAACCAGTCACTCTGGCAGCTCTCTACATCCCGGCGAACGATTTCGTCAATTTCATGGGCATATTCTTCTTGTGTTTTCATAAGATATGTTATTAAAAATGATAACTACATATGTTTCTTAAAAGAAATTCCAACAACCTGTTACGATAAATTTTACCATCCCGTATTCAGCAAGTTGCTTAAACGATTCTATCCCATTGCAATAACAAAAAACATCATCATTATCATCATCGTTGATGCTCAATGATAGTTTTATTGTCTTTCTTTTATCGTCTCCTGTCTCTTTCCACACAATCTGACATTCTACGTATTCAGGCTCCTTCCCGCCCTTTCTATATACTACGAATCCTTTTTCTTTTAGGATCTTAACCACTTTATTTAATTTATTTTCTACGTTCATTTTCATGCAAAAATTTAAAAACGACCTTCATTACATTTCCAAAGTTCTCCACCTTAACCCACTCGTGAGCTACTGCTCTAAGTACGGATGTTTCGTATGTCGGAATATCGTCTTCTTCAACCACCTTACAAGAAGCCAGAACTCCTTCAGTCGGCTTTAGTCCGAGGTCATGCAGCTCGCAGAGACCGCCCGGCTGGCGGAATGCGCACCACCCGTCTTTCTCTGTTGGCTGGATCATCGCTATTGGTTTTTCTTTCACTGCAAGATACCCTACCATCCACATTGTTTCTTTTAACCTGTCAGCGTATCCGGCATCTATGATAGCCTCTATGTCTTTTGGCGTACCAATACAAGGAACTTTACACATGTTTTTACATTTATCACATGTACAAGGTTGCTCCCATCTGTTATGATCTATGCCTACCAACTTCTTTATCCGTTCTATTTCTTCTTTCATATTATACTATCTCTGTTAGTTTTTCATAATACAACTTCATTTCCGGTGAAGCGTATTCCATGAACGCTTCGAATAAGCGAGGTACCTCTATTATCATATTCACATTACAACCTTCTACCTGTGAAAGCGATTCAAGATCATTACTGTATGAACACGTTACATGAGCTCCTACATTAAACACATGCAAATCTAATCTTGCATATTCCATACACAAATCTAACGCCTTAAACAAGTTCTCTACCTCAATCTCCTGAAATAGGTCTATAAACATTCTTAAATCCATCATTTTATCACCCTTTCTATGTGTTTAATTAATACTACCGCCATTCCCTTACCGGTTTTTATCGCACATTCCGACCCTTTTATCCATTCTACACACCCTACATACTTTTCCGTAGCATGAAATCTGGGATTGTATTTTCCAGATGTACTGAACTCTACCGTATCCCCTACCTTCAAATCATCAAAAGCAATAGACCATGTGGTCCAAATTCTATCATGTCTCCCAGGCTGAATGGCTCCGATTACGCCTTTTTTACGACCGTTTTTTATCGCCCTTAGTATTATCTTTCTATCACCTTCGATAAGGCTGCAAAAGCGCCCGTAAAAGGTCAAATCAACCTGTTTTCCTCCTATTTCTTCTCTTATTTTTGTTATTCTGTTCATTTTCTGATTTTGTTTTATTTTTTTCTTTGTTTTTTCTATCTTCTATAGAAGATGATAATAACATTATCTTTTCTATGTTACTTTTTGACTGTAAAAAAGAATCGCATTTCATTACTACTACCACCTTCTTAAGCTCCCCATTATCGTATAGCGATACACGCATCATGTTTTGCACCTCGTCCACTATCAGACCTGGAGTAGTCTTAGCCATTTTGCGTAGCTTATTATACTCCGGTCTTTCCATTTCCTCTGTTTATTACTCTATAGTATTTATCCTTATCCCCTTCTTTCAACTTCTCCAGATAGAAAATTCCATCATGTAAATGAGACAAACAAAACCTGTATCCGTATTTCTGTACTCTTCTTACATGATCCCGCAGTCTTATCTCTTCACTTTTGTCTTGTACTTTGATTTTAATACTGTCTCCTTCTTTGATTGTGTATAAAATAGTTTGAATCTCTTCTTTTTTCATCTTATAAAATATTTTAACGGCAGCACCTATACTCACGCACCACTACTGCCTTATGTTTAACAATTAAATACTTAACTCTTCAATGGTCAAGCCTTTTTCTTTTGCCCATTTTAACATTGAGCATAATTCTGTTTCTGATTTATATTTCGGATCACGCCACGCCCATCCGAATTTATCCAGGACATGATGATATAATTCGTCGGCCTTTGCCGTGTAAATGTCTTTGAATAAATGCTCCGAACCTTCCGGTATAAGCATCTCTGTTGTTGCAAAATCAGAATACGACAAACATCCGTAAGCATATTCTGTTATTTCACTCCATGCTTCTCCGGCTTTAAATCCAAATTCTTTTACAAAAGCCAAAGTTAGATACATATTTAACAATATTGTTACATCATATCCCGAATCTGACTTTCTTTCTATTATTTCCTTTTCAAATTCCTCTAAATCTTCAGGTCCTAAAAAGATGTATCCTGATACCGACCGGTAATTAGCCTCCGCATACTTCTTGCATTTATCATCATTAACAATCTTACCAATGTTAGATAACATCTTTTGCCTCCATTCATCACAAAACTCTACCCTTACATCCATCCAATCAGTACCATAATTGCGATCTTTTGGATGTCCGACCGATATTACCTTTATGTTATTCACACCATATTCATAAAGGCGTTCGCCCACCTTATTCGCCCATTCCTGTACAAAAGGAATAAACTTATTGCAATAAGAATCAAAATCAAAATCTAATTCCTCCTCATATTCCGGCATCTCTTCATAATCTTGTTCAAAGAAATAGCGAGGATCTGCTATTGTTTCATAGAAACTTACGTTAATGAAACAAAACTCGTTGGTTGTCGTTTTTAATATCATAGCTTTTTGTATTTACGTACATTTTTCTTGCCATAGAATCTACACATGGCACGAATCTGACTATAAAATACTTTTGTCCTCCTGGCCTCAAAGTATTTAAACATTTCTTCATTCTTTGTTTCCCAAACGTAATCCGTTTGGGAACTCATGTGATTTTTGTCCTTGCGTGAATAATGGTAATATGATACCACAACACGTTTCGCACCATTCTTTACAGGTACGATATTCACATCTATGTTATTATCTGTCATATTATTATTGTTTTATGTATTATACAAATACAAAGAGCGCATACCTTCACAGGCCGGCGCTCTTTTCAATAAAAATGAAAAAACTAACATTACATAAACATATTGTTTTCTGCTCTTTATTACAATACTTTTGTCCCACAATTGTTATATCGTCCGTACTCTTTTTTCGTATCATTCAAGATTTCAAACACCATCTTCTTATGATCTTTGTTTGGTAGCTTGTCTTTAACAGCCGATATCACGCTCGCTATAGACGTAAAGCCTGAATCTGTTATTGAACACAACAACAAACCTCTGTCGTCGTCTGTGCTTATCGCTGACGCCTTTATAATATCATTTTTATATATTCTCATAATCTTTCGTTTTATTGTCTACAAACTTATCTATATCGTCTCTTATTCTTTTTAGCACTCCGGCTATAATTTCCGGCATCTCTCCTCCGGTACGGTTCAGAGTTTCTATCACCCCGTCAATCCTACCAACTTGACGCCACAAGAAATTGGCGTCTTTTATATTAAATTCTTCCATCATGTTTTTACAGTAAACAACTTGCTTTTTTAAGCACCAGTCTTGCGATTCCGAGAGTGAACACCGTTCGGAGTCGTTAAAAAATATACAATTTTTGCAGGACATAAGAAGATCTTCGTCGTCACCAACTACTTTGACATCATACTCTATGCCATACAATTTTAATCTAAATACATCTCCTACTTCTTTAGAAGACAGATCCATGTCTGGACCAAATGTTATTACTTCCATATGATTATGCTTTATTGTTTGTGAGATACCCAGAATCGAACCAGGATCGGCACACACATGCCGGCACGCCGCGCCATCCCTCTATGATACAGAAATGGACATGCCTATTCTCACGAACCGACATGCCAAAACCCAAAACTTAATTTGATGAATAAAATAGATTAACAAAAATACTATTCTAATTCTTTTATAATGTCTTTTACGATATTTAGCCTCACCTCCTTCGTTTCTGGACTAATACAGCCAAACCATCCATGTATCCTCCATTCTTCTTCTGGTTCTGTAGCTATACTTTTCTTTTCCTCGAATTCCGGGAAATATGTTTTCACCAGTTCATCTAAATATAACCCATAAATGGATTCTATTTTTTTAGGAGTACTGAAAAACTTAAATACTATATTTCTCAACATGACGCATATATAATCCCCATTCTCTGACCTTTCGATCTCCTCATATACCTTTTTCCAAATGAATAATCGCTCTTCTTTTGTAAACATATCTTTCTTTATTTTTATGGTATTATTTGACTGTATGCAGACTTTTCCATGTACACAACACTATGTTCCCGTCCAAGTATTTTCTTTGCTGCTTCTTTCTTTATCGCGCAATATCTCCCTGTACGATACGGATTCTTTTGATCTGATCCATCCTCGACTTCGATAATAAAACAACCTCCGTCATCTATTATCTTTTTGCAATTGTCACATATTTCTCCCGTACATATATGATGCGGCGCCTGACCTTTAATATTATTCCCTAATAAAGCAATGCCCATCTCTGCACCACATATCATGCAGACTTCTATAGACGGGTTCAATCCATGTTCTGGATGCAATGTAATGCCATCTTTCATTTTCTTTCCTCCTATTTTTCGTTCATTAATTCCATTATAATCTTTTTATCATGTTCCCACAATGGTAGTCCTTCTTTTACTGTGTATGCTACCGTTCTCCTCTCTCCTATCAATCTCACTGCGATCTCCCTTGCTTCTAAATCATCATCTTTATGCGCTCTACGTATCAGATCATAGGCACATGATTCCACTTTTCGCCTTTCGGTTATTATCACATCCCTTAATTCACTTATACACAATCCTAAAGCCGATAAGACATCAATAGCCTTTCCAATATCATCATTTGATATAGCACTCACTAAATACATCTTATCCATATACTCCGGCAAAACCTCGTATGCTGTTTCTATACCTTTATACTGATTTTCGCTTACCTCTCTTTTAATCAGTTCTTCGAATTCTTGTTTTAACATATTCTTCCTCATTTTAATGTTGCGTGAGATCACCGGAATCGAACCGACCTGCTGCACCATGAATCCCATAAAGCAAATGCTCCGATCTTCGCAGATGGGAGCATTCTGTCTAAAGCATAAGAAAATTAATGAAGAAAATTCTTTTTTTTTACTTACGCCATAGCATCTAAAATAGCTATCAACACTACTTCTATGACAAGCATAATAGAGAATGTCTTAAATATCTTTTTCATATCTCCTCCTTTTTTTTATCTGTTATTTTTACGTTCCATAATAAACTATTCCGGCTCTGCCCTGGCCTACGCCCTACCTACAACCGCAGGCCTTAGCCCAAGGCGCCGCCTACTCCCCCTCTATGGCAGCCTGTTCGTACACATAAAACTCATCCCCATCTACACAACTATCACTACCCCATAACAAACATTTATCCTTATAACAATCATAAAAAATACATCTCTCACAACTGTAATAAAAATACATCTCTCACAACTGTAATCCTTGACGTCTATACAGCTAACTACCTTAGCATATACTATCCCATCACTGCCTTCTATTCCTCTTACCCCAAAAATAGAACCTTCTACTTCTTTACTTAAATCTAAATTAGGTGCAAAATCATATACGTTCATATTGACACTATTTTAATCGTTAAACATTTCACTTACTACTAACCTATAGAATGCTGTTTTAAACTACTAATCTTTTGAATTTTGTGGGAAAAACCTACAAAATGCTGTTTTAAAGCTCTGATCTATTGAATTTTGTTGGAAAAACCTACAAAATGCTGTTTTAAAGCTCTGATAGTCTTAATTTTGTTGGAAGACCTACAGAATACTGTTTTAAAGCTCTGATCTATTGAATTTTGTTGGAAAAACCTACAAAATGCTGTTTTAAAGCTCTGATAGTCTTAATTTTGTTGGAAGACCTACAGAATACTGTTTTAAAGCTCTGATCTATTGAATTTTGTTGGAAAAACCTACAAAATGCTGTTTTAAAGCTCTGATAGTCTTAATTTTGTTGGAAGACCTACAGAATACTGTTTTAAAACGCTGATAGTCTTAATTTTGTTGGAAGACCTACAGAATACTGTTTTAAAGCTCTGATCTATTGAATTTTGTTGGCGGGGAGTGCCCTCCCTCTCCCCCTCTCCAACCCCGGCTAATCCTCCTACTTTCCGCATAGAACCTGCGCTCTCGGCCTCACTACCGGCATACGGAGAGCGCTACAAGCTTATACTCTGGCATGGGATATGGGATGTTTGGAGATAATATCATTCCATAGAGAAAATAGAGACCTTCAGCCAACGCCCTACCGTCTACTCCTCCTATCAAGATAGATATTTAAACCTATAATCAAAGCCAACAAAGAAAAGCAAAAGACCATTACAATATTATACTGATCCGGTCCGTACTCCAACATAGAGCGAATACCAACCGACAGAAAATAAAAGTCAGCTACTAATAAAAACCACCACATAAAATAAAAAAAATACAATAAGTATGTCCGAAAATACGGGGATTATAAAACCTAACTAATTGATAATCAAGCATACATCATTTTTAAGAAAAATACAATAAGCCCAATTTTCAATCCATAGAGACGAAAAAGGCGGCATCCGACGCCCTATTTTGGGTCAGAAAACCGCCTAAAGTTTCGTTTTAGACCAATTTTAACGACATGATATAGACAAAATACCGGCATTATATCCGAACTCTCATATTTTAGTTTCGTTTTATACCAATATAGCACACATCCGCCGTTTACTCTCAGAATATCCTACCCGTAAATAGAAAGAGTAGGATACAAAAATAGGGCTGCTCCGATATTCGAAACAACCCTACTCCTGTTTAAATACTGTTTATGTTTTCCTTCACGTAAGTTCGTGATGTATGGACTTTACGTTTGCATTTGTCCTTTCCTGTATCGGCATGATACGCTTCTTTGAGATCACGATACAACATAAATTCACGATACGCTCTCTTTCTTTTTTCCTTGGCTTCCTTCCTGGATAGACCGCGTACGTCTACCATGTGTGCCTTAAATTTCTTTTCCATATCAAATTAAGTTTAGTATAGAGGTTGCTCCGGACTCGAACCGAACGCGCATTCCTATCCTGTACGAATTTTATGCTACAACCAACAGCCCGTAATTAGTACGTAGTTCTTGTGTACGGGCCCGTACTATGTTGTTATTATATTTTCCGTCTGCTACACAACTTAGCCACAAATAAAGGCGATTGTGTCCTTGCGTTTTGATACGGCACGTCCCTACATGGTAGGCTACATGCTTGTACCCTGTAATTTAATCTACAGCCTTGTTCTATTTTTCGTGTAAGCAAGTAAGACACGTTTCGATCTGGAGATAAACCTCGTACAACGGCATGTTTTCTAAACTATACTCACATACCTAACATAAACCATACCTATTCGGATAGTCCATGCAGTAATACCAGCCCTTTAATTGCCAACGGCAAGGGCGACGGTATGTCTATCTCCAATATGTAAAATAACTCTCTGTTTTGTCAGCTTCAGTCTAAAGCATACGCGGGACGTGCACCCACTGACAACGGCGTACAGACGCGTTTAAAGGTACGCGCCAAACCTTGTTTTTTTCACTGCTGATTGCTTTCGTGTGCTAAATACTCAGATACACACTTTGCAACGGTACGAATAGAATAAGATTTGATCTTAACGGCTACATAAGTGGATTTATATTCGTCCGTCTCTTTAACGATCCATTTTGCACTACTTTTCGTTTCCAACGTTTCCGCGGTTGCAAATCCGAAAGGTTTATATTCACCGCCATAAACCACATTATCAGCGCACCAGTCAGCTGCTTTTGCCTCAATCCCTTTCTCTTTGTCTACTTTGTTATCCTTATATACTTTAGAGTATAGGGAAAACTTAACAAAGGTATCATCAACTTTTGGTAACATTTGGCTACACACAGCCACCAGGCGTTTTTTATCCTTGGCCAGAGATGCAACCTTTACAGCGTATTCTGCCGGTATTTCCAAGGCCTTGCAAATAGCCTTTAGATCAGCTCCATTAGCAAATAGAGCGTTGTACAGTTTAACAGCACCTACCAAATTTGCAGCATTTTCTTTGATAACGGCATTCTGTAGTTTGTTTACATTTTTTTTCGTAATCATATCCCAATATATTTTAATTGTTAAACAAATGATATTCAAATTAATGACCCACAACGCAGGCAATTACAGATACATATATAGCCAGCCCAACGGGTACACTATATAGGTTCACTATGTTAACTCGTAATCTCTCTCGATCACGACGCAAATATACGACATTTATCAATACTACAAATATATATACTATCTTTTTTTTGTTAACTTGTATTAATTTCGATTCTATCATCTGATTATCAGCAAGTTACAAAACACACAAGAGTAGTATTATACGCGTACATTAATATGTAGGATATATTCTTATTTAAGTGGCTTATAACCAATATGTTATAATAACAAATTGATTATCAATAATTTAAATAAGTGATTGATAATCAGCGAGTTTGTAGGTTTGAGGTGAAAACGCGTTTCCGGTTTTCCAGCGAAGGGGGTGTGGGGGGAGAAAACGCGTTTCGGGGGCGGGAGGTTCGTGATAGGTACCCCCTCTCTCCCATTACATAAACATCTTTCATATCCCTCATCACATAAACCTCTTTCTCACATATCTCTCCCATTACATAAACATCTTTCATATCCCTCATCACATAAACCTCTTTCTCACATATCTCTCCCATTACATAAACATCTTTCACATCCATCATCACATAAACCTCTTTCTCACATATCTCTCCCATTACATAAACATCTTTCACATCCATCATCACATAAACCTCTTTCTCACATATCTCCCACATTACATAAACATCTTTTACCCTCTCTCCCATCACATACCCACCCACCTCACACACAACAAAAAAATAGGATTGATAGAAACCAATCCTATTTAAAACACGACCTTATTAATTTATTGAATTGAAGTAAGTTTATGATTTTCAAGGAAGTCCTTAAACTGGTCACTTGATACGTCTATAACGAATCCAGCAGCACCAGCATGTCCTCCACCACCGAATCTCTTACTTACCTCACAGCAATCTACGCTGTCTTCCACGCATTCATAAAGAGAGAACCGGACTTTACCACCTGGCATGATACAAAATGGCATCAGGGCTTTAATTTTTCTACCATCTAACCAGTCTCGTGTAAGAGAATCAAATACTTTAGAACCTGATTCAGCGGTATTCATCGCCACGACCTTCACCTCATCGACGTAAGCTTCGAACGAGTACCTACTTACCTCATCTTCGTTTTTGGCAGCTACGTAGTTAATTATAGCACGTCCTTCTTTAGCAAGATCATAAAAAATAAGATCAATTTCATTATCCTTCATATCTTCTTTAAAATGATCATACAAATACGACAATGCTATTAACACATTGAGTCTTATTTTTGATCTCAAGGCATACTGGACAGCCACTACCGTATCCCAGCCTAAGCCGGATTCTTTATTCCACACATCGTAGTCTGACAGGCACCGGACGATCGCCGGCACCTTCCCCATCAGCAGGTCGGCGGCAAGTGCGCACGCACCGGTACCTACTCTTCTCAACCCTGGAACAGTGAACCCCCATGTCTTACTATCTTCTATAATTCCCTTATGGTGATCTATCCACATCAGGCTCTTTCCTTCATCAAGCCACTTTTTGAAAACCGTTTTAGAATCGGCTCCGAAAGACACGTCAAGAACGTAAACAACATCTAAGTCACGCACCTTGCTGGTAACTTTCTTGACATCATCTTCATACGAATACGGGATATAAATAACATCCCTGTCTTTACTGTTTTCGTACATGGTTGCGATGGCTGCCGATACAACGCCATCTAAATCCGATTTATGATAAATTATCGCTGCTTTCTTTACTTTCATGGTATAAGCTTGTAAATGTAATATTATTATCCCCTTTATCTATTTTTATAATATCGCTATATCCTTCATGATATTGATCTTTTTTAATACGAACCTTCAAAGTAAATAAAGGAGGTTTACAGACAGGAGGAGTATCAAACTCCTCACTATAAATATCCTGTAATTTAATTTTTATATTAAGATCAACCCCATAAGGATTTTCAAGGATATATATATGATCGTTGTTTAGAATAACTATTCCTTCACTTGTATGTTCTTTGGACAATACATATTCTAAATCAAGATCTTTATCCAAAAATGTAGTAATATCCATATAGTTAATACCGGAATTATAGGCACATACCTTATCCGAATCAGAGAACTGCCCTGGCAGACCACTGGCGTCCCCGACCATCAACGAACATCCCTTAAGTTGACTGAAGTTCATACCGCGCATTACCGTGTCTTTACACTTCATAAGAATATCATCAATCATGCCCGTATTAGGCTTCCTCATCGGATTTTGTTCGTCATTTGAATAACACAACCTTTTTTCATATAGGACGCCTCTTATACCTCTCTTTACCGCCAGATCATGTACGGACCTCAGTACGTATTCTATCTTAGCTTCAATATCAGCTCCAGAAACAAACCCAGCTTCTACTCCTCCTTGATTGCTTACGATAGCAAATACCTTAACACCGTTCTCCTGCATGAGGTCAAGAGCCTTATTCACCACATCCATCTTAATCCTCATATCTGTCAAGTCTGTAGCGAACGTATTCCCAGAAGCGGTTTCTATAAGCGTTCCATCAAAATCAAACAATAATATTCGTTTGGATTTTATATCAATATCTTGTACCATATCATTCTCCTTTCTCAAACTTACTTTTCTTAATCTCTCTCGGAACCAGGCAGAACACACCATCTTCGTCCTTAACCTTCACAATATCATAAACCGCATACTGATTATCACCGATATCCCAACCTAACGAAGACAGTACATCACGGAGGTAAATACGTCTATATTTCTCACCTTGTTTATTTAATAAAAACGATCTCTCGTCTTCTACCTTAGAAGGAGCTATATACAAATTAGAATCCAACACCCCTTTAAACTCAGCTCCTTCTTCCATACCAATAATAACCGCATCTTCGATACCCATCCATTTCAGATTGTCCACCGATATGGTCATAATCCGATCTTTGCTAATAGAAAGCTTTCTGATTTTAGCTTCTTTTGTCTTAGAACCTACATAGGTTTTACTGCTTAAAAAGTTTATCTTCATGATATAATGTTTTTAAATTGTATCGCAAATATACGCAATAATATAAACAATACAATTTAAAAACAATTAAAATATGATATTATAATACAGGTAATTTTTTGAACTGCTCTGGAGCCACCTCGGATATGATTCCACGGAAAGCAAGACGCGAACCGAAGTACGAACTCGCGCTCAACGCGTTGCGAGACGCATACGCATACGCCACGCCACTACTCGTATCCGAGCCGCTATAGGAGCGCGCCAAAACAATGGAGTTGCTCGATGTCTGACTATAGTAATCTGAATAATGCATGGAATCGTTACCGCCAACATTTGTCGGCACCACATCGAAAAACGGACCGTTTTCCGCTGCGATATTCGTTATCCAGCCATTGGAAGTTCCGGCGTTCACATTGCGAGTCGATCCGTCTGGGTCGGTGATTTTCCAAACTCGGTTGTTGATTTCTACACCTTCAACCCATTCATAGATACCACCAAAAACCCCTTCCAAACCTAAGCCGCAAACGTACTTTGAATATTCGTTTTCGGTATCCGCACCACCGGTTGCGTTGCTGCTTCCCGTTGTTGTAGCCGGATTATTATTTGCGCCACCTAATCCTAATACAGATTGAATATTACGTGTTTTGTACTTAGCATACAACATCATAGCAATCACGCAATGTTGTTGAAAATCTATCATCTGAAACCCGGTACCACGCGCTTTCGCATAACCTTCAAAATCGTTGAATGATTTTGAAGTTGTAGGACTAACACCACTCCAGCTATATAATCCATTCAAAGATACATATCCTTTATATGCTCCAACAAGAGATTCCGGGACATGGATGTAAGTGCCGTCAATATCATGATCAGCAAAATGATAAAGAAATCTATTATCATCCACCTTATACCATTTATACCAAAATTCTAAGAAAACGACCATCACATCACCTTCTGGTCCGGTAAGATTAGCCTGACTGCCATCAAGATACAAATTGCTGTTGTCTTCCTTCAACCTACATACAAAAACCTCTCCTCCTCCCATAGCGCTCTTGCAAAGAACTCTATAAAATCCACTTGTAATCAACCTATTTAAAAAATCACTGTCTTCGCTTATTGTTATATTAGCCGGATCTGATACAGATTTATCAAAAACTATAAAATTATCAGTAGGTAAATACCCCCCCCTATTTTGTTAAAAAATCTTCTTCTCATAATTGTCTTATTTTGGGATAAAGATAGTTTTAATTTACGAAGATCAATAATAGGATTTCCGTATAATAAAACTATCTTCGTCAAGACATTAATTAACTAAAAAAAAATAATTCATATCATGGCAGAATTGAAAATAGGTTTTGTAACCTTCAATCCGGGATCAGGTGATGGTGATCAAGCAGTTACCGTATCAGGTGAAAAATACGAAGGTCGTGTACAGCGCACGCAACAAGTAGAATTTGGTGCCGAATCTGGGGGTGTTAAGAAAAGTGCTACCATAAACCAAGCTGCGGTAGCTGAGTTTGTAATAATAGATCCTACTGCATCAGTAGGAAAAGGAGGTGGTACTGTAACGATCAACGGTAAAAGTAACTCAACTAAATTAACGTTCTCCTTAACTCCGGACAAAACTCATCCTCTGACGTTGGAAATACCTGCCAGTTATCAAGCAGCAGGCAAGGCTACCAACAACGGCGCTGTTATTGCCGACGACCCTGGTGCAACAGGGGGCTTTGCTTTCAGTATCGTATTCTCCGGTATTGCAGCGAACACTAATATAAACGATCTGGTAAATACTCTTAAGGTGACGGCCGCTGGTGGTCAGACAGCTAATACGGTTATTACCCAGACAGCAGGTGATCCGTTCTTGGAGATAGACAAGGAGGTAATTAACTTGGATGCAAACGGTACTCCTCAGACTATCAATGTTAATGCAAACATCAGGTGGACTATCACGCAAGCTGTTTCTAAGTTGGTAAGGAAAGTAATGAAATAACAATTACTTACAGAAAAAGAAAAGGGGCGTCTATTTGGCGTCCCTTTTTTCTATGCATTGTATGTAGTATTTATCTTTTTGCCTACTGACAAAAATCTTTTTTAAAATCATCTGTTTTCTGATATGGACTCTTTTCCCGTCATCTAATTCCCTCCATATTTCATTAAAGATCAAATCTATTAATTCCATAACCTTCTTATCAGAGACAAGATTCTTTCTACCGGGGCTGACCCATCCATCATCAGTCATCTTACCGGCTATCCTATTAGCTATCCTGCTTAATTCACGTGGGGTGCTCATTTTAATTTGTTTTTAAATATTCTACCTTTTTCACACTGAAGTATGCAGTCTCTCATGGGATGATCTTGTTCGTGATCGTCACACATCGGAAATTCTTTTCCATAGGGGAAAGCAATGTGCGGGCACTGCGCCCTGAACGCATTCCAGGCCGACTTCCTCACAGCCTCAGCCCCGGCACGCACGCCTTTCTCTCTCTCCTTGGCTGGGTCAGCATACACGTTTGAAATAGCTCTTTTCTTCCAAGTAAGCATATTGTAGTAAAACTTATCCACCAGTTTCCTACCCACTACATCAAACTTCTGTCTATGAATTAAAGGTGCGACCTTAACGACGTTCTTCCTATTTTTACTAACATCGACATAAATAAGCCCGGCATAAGACGGAACTTCATTTACGTCAATCATATTAGGCGGACAGGCGTAGTAGAAATAGTTTGGAGGATAGCTTATGACACCACCTACCTTAATAATGCCGTCCTTAAGAACCTTATGTTTTTTATCCTTTTTGAAGTCGTTAAAGAAATCTTGTTTAGACATCTTGACCTCTACTTCATAAGCGTACAATGATCTTGTTATGGCCAGGAAGTCAGATTCCCAATCATATATATGGAGATTGTTAATAACATACATCGGATTACTTAGCAGATCCCTATTAAGGATCTTAAGCATTTGTTGCTCTGGGTAGTTCATTGTCTTACTTTTTTAGAGGCTTGTGGCGGAATCGAACCGCCCTACGAGATTTTGCAGATCCCTGACTAAACCACTCATCCAACAAGCCATGTAGCCCATGCCTGAATCGAACAGGCAACTTTTGATTAGGACTCAAAGGTTTTATCCGTTAAACTAATGGGCCTTATTTTCAATAATCCTTCTTTTTATAAATGCTCTTCCATAACACTCACTTCTACCCTCTGTTGCGTTTTTATTTCTTGATCCAAAATTATCAGTTAAAGAATAACAATTCGGACATAACAATTCTATATTATTAATGTCATTATTTAATGCATCTCCATCAATGTGATGGATTTGAAGCGGCACCAATCCAGCACTTTCATTAGTTTCACCCCATCCGCATCTTTGACATTTATTATTATATTTTCTAAACAAATATTTTCTAACAAATGGTTTATAAGTAAAATATTTCTTATTAGTTCCATCTATTTCACCGTTAAGCCACTTTTTTATCAATATTTCATCCCTATTACTATTCTCCCTATTTTTGTAATCAAAAAAGCATTTCTGATTACAAAATTTACCCATACCATGACTATGTTTTCTAAATGTTTTTCCACAAAATAAACAAGTGCATTCTTCTGCTTTAACAGGAGTCCAATTCCCGTTTTTTAACCTATCTATTTCGCTTTCACTTAGACGTCTCCTTGGTGAGACATTTATACCAAGTTTCCTTGCTACATTCTTTATATGAGTACCAGAACATCCATACATATCACCTATATACAAATAGCTCCTTTTTTCATCAAGAATTAATCTTTCAAGGTTACCTTTTTCAAGTTCCCAGTCTCTACCTCTTTTCATATTCGAACAATTATTTAAACATATACAAAAGTAATATTTAAATTCGAATATAAGACTCTTATATCAAAAAAAATATGTTATCCAAGGAGGATTCGAACCTCCGATAACAGAACCAAAATCTGTTGTGTTACCACTACACCATTGGACAGTGGTCCCGGAGGGATTTGAACCCACGATCTTGCGGTTATGAGCCGCCTGCTTTCACCACTAAGCTACAGGACCTTAAAAATATGCAGGAGCCTTCACGGACGCCTGCATATAACAGCTAAATATTAACCAATAATTATCCTAAAAACTCTCTCAACGCAAAGTTAAGTACTAACCCATAATATGGCAAACATTAAAATATAAAAAGGATTAAAATACCTACTTCTTTTTTTTCTTCTTCTTTTTAGTGTCTTTTACTCGTTCAGCTTCGTTTTCGGGCTCCACAATGTCACCGGCTTCTTCCTGAATCACATCCGTCTCAGGAACAACATCAGACTTCTCCGGTTCTGCCACATCCTTATCTGACTCCTCATCTTTATCCAATTCCGGCTCAGCGACATCGTTTTTGTCTTTACCGATTATACCTATCTGGTAGCCTCTTAATTCTACTTGCATTAATTTCAGCTTCGATTCTAACTCTTGTATTGTTTTGGACCCAACAGAAACCTCGTTTTCCAAATCTCCGATTCTGATCCTGGCTTCAATCAACGCATTTGATTTCTTTTTTAATTCATATGATATACTGTTTTTCTTTTCTTCCAAGTTACTGATTTTGTAATTAGCCTCATCAAGATCAGACTTAACTTTTTCAAGATCAGCCTTGGCCGCATCAAGTTCTTCCGTTTTCTTCTTGACGCTTTTTATCAGCTTTTTCTGATTTTCCTTCAAGGCGTCAATCTTTTCCTTAGACTCAGAAAGATCTTTGCCAATAGATAAAATCTCTTTATCCTTTGAAGCGATATCTGACTTAAGTTCTGAAAGCCTTTCCTTGTAAAAATCAGCCTTATCCTGCATTTCCTCAATTTCTTTTGCAAGATTTTCGGATTTAATAGCTTTCTCCCTGTACATTGACAGCTTGCTATCTGTGATGAATGTAAAACCTAACATGCTCATTTTTCAAAATATTTAAATATTACTTAACTCCAGAACTACCAAGACCTTTTTCTCCACGTTCATTTCCGTCTTCTACCTCAATATCTGTCACCTCTTCCAATACCATTTTGTATTGTGGAACGATTTCCATCTGAGCTATTCGATCGTTTTTATGGATTACGGTCGGTTTTTTATTGATTTTAGTAAGATTAACCATATACTCTCCTTTGTAGGTAAATTCGCATTTACCGGGTGCGTTAGTAACTACCACTCCCTCGTCAAAAGAGAATCCTGATCTTCCTTCTACATTCGCACACCATCCTTCTGGGATATTCAACTTGAAGCCGGTTCCGATTCTAACAGAATAACCTTGATATAAGGTAATTGATTCAAAATCGGAAGGAACATCTATTTCCACTCCCATGTCATTCACCATCTTCACCACTCTATATGCACGAATATCACAACATGCATCTCCATCATGTTTGTATTCAGGTACCACTACATCAGGATAAAGTTTCTTAATACCTACCTGCACAGTCTTCTGATAACCTGGAGTCAAATATGATTCAGGCATTTTATTAACGATCTTATCTTCTTTTTTATGTTTGTTGTTCTTTTCAGAAACAGTATCCTTCTTGCTATCTTCTTTTTCAGAAAGAAGTCTTTCAATATCTTCTAACTTGTCCATGATCATATTTTTATAGTACAATAAACAATACCTTCTTTTTTTATATCCTTCGTTGATTCATAGCACTCACGAAAAGTACTTATGTCTGCATCATTAGGATCATCGACCCACTCATCTCCTTGCTTATATTTTTCTCTGGTTTCTGAGTAGATCATACATAATTTATCCCCATGCTTCGCCATAATCCTTTCTTCTGTCACTTTCCTACGAAGTTTAATAAGGGGAAATCTTGTAACTATTTCTACCATCATTCTACACAATCTTTAAAAGCCCAAGAGATGTTATTCTCCTGGGCTGATGTTTATATTAAAATGGAAGGTCTTCTTCTTCCATAGGAGGGAAGTTCGGCATCTGTGCTTGCGGCTGTGGCTGCGTCTGATGCTGAGGCTTGGTGCTCCTTGTAGTAGGTGCCTGGGCAGGTGCAGCAGGCTGAGCCGGTGCCTGATACTGTGCTGGCTGTTGAGCAGGCTGTTGATAATTCTGATACGGAATAGCACTCGGAACAGACTGAGGTTGTTGAACCTGTTGAGGCGCGGCCGGCTGCTGAGCGTAAGCCTGAGGAGCTGCCGGCTCTTGCTGAGTATTTCCTCCTAACCCTAATTTAGCCATTATACCGGCTCTGATGTCTTTAATAGAAGCATTGAACCTGTTTGAATATTCAGTAATCTTTTGATAAGTAAAGTTATTTTGAGCTGAATAATCGAGGCTTTTCTTGCCATCAAATCCTGTAACTTCAACAGGATCAGGCCAACCATTTACGCCTTTTTTATAAAAACGTTCAACAAGCTGATCTTTTTCTCCGTCTACTCCGGCATATGCGATAATAAGTTCCGAAGATCCAAACTCGTCATCTTTCTTCTTCTTAAAGACATTGAAATAAATTTCACGACTGAAATCGATGTTTTCGTAGTATTTTACGAAGCTCTTAACAAAGCCCTTGATATTTCCTTTTTGATTGACGAGAGGTATGGAAATACAATAGTTTTCATTAAGCTCGTAATCTTTTAATACGATAAGGAAATTAGTAACAGTATTTCCATTAGAGAAAGAGCTTGACTTTAATCCGATGTAGTTAATGTATCCAACTACTCCATTATAATACTCTTTCCAATATCCCGCCGGCTGACCGCTATTAGGATTTATGTGCTGAACAAAACCTTCTTTTGGTTCGTTACTTTTTTCATACAAGTTACCATCTGAATTAATATACAAATAATAAGTTGTACCAAAACTTCTGTTTTCTCTAAAAGCCATATTATTAATTGTTTATAGATTATACAATGTTTGATTTAAGACGTATGTTGATTCGTATTTAGGATTGAAAATCTTTATCATCTTATACTGATCAGACCAATCCATGACAGTATCTCCTTTTATAAGAGATTTTACGGATGAAAGTATATTTTCCTTGCCGATAGAAAAATTAAAACACGGGCCTTCAAGCGCATTTAAAGGCATCGATTCCATTATTCTTTTTCTATTTCCAAAATCCTCAGACATTACCGTTATGCCGTTTTCTTTATCTACCTTGACATTGACAACATTATCCACTAAAGTCATAGAATTAAGAACAGACATAAACAAATCCCTGTCAAACTTAACCCTCGACGATTTCTCGAATTTGTTACATACGTATTCGTAGTTAGGATACTGTTGTTCTACGTTCATATCCGATATAATCACATTATCAAAACATAAAAACGTCCTAACACCATCTGTGGAAATACTGATCTCCGTATCCTTATCAGATAGAAAGCGGTATAAGATGGAAGCCGCGACCTCGCTTAGCATAATCGACCTTTCTTCTACTGCATTAGCATACTCTTTCCTGTTTATAAACAGACGGAACATATCAGTAGAAACAATGTCAATATAGTCCTTCTTCACATTAAGAAGAATCGAGCATATAGCCGGTCTAAATTCATCCGATCCAACAAACGCAAAAGATCTTTTCATAGACTGAATGAAAGACGAGCTCATAACACGAATACCATCACCTACAGGATAAAAGAAATCAGGGAAAGCCTTATCCTCAATCCAAGTAGAAGAAAAAGATCCTCTATCGTATTTAAAAACGATACTGTAATCGTTTTTAATCTCTATCTCTATATCCTGGTTATGATTTTTAAAAAACGAAATAAGAGTCCCGGCATCTACTAAAATAGCAAAATTCTGGTCACAAGAAATATCAGTATTCACATCGAAAATATCATCCGTATATGTTATACGTTCGTTCATGGCTTGTATCCGGATATGATCAAAATATAAAGTAATTTTTATATTCGATGTGACACAATCCTTTAGAACCTTATCAAACATCTTTGAAATGTTTGAAAGTTTCTCATTCATTAGTATGCCAGGAACTCTTACTTTCATTTTTTAAAACCTACGATTATGATTATCTAACACTGCAAATGTATTATTTTAAAATCTAATTACGAATTAATTGGATTTAAAATGATTTAAAATAGATTAAATGGTTCTTCTTGCGGCTTCTGCTATAAGCATCGCATCAACTATACCGTCATGGGCTGTCTTACATCTTTCGTTTTTAACGAACGCATCGTTTGGCCACAGCCTTTTAGCGCAAGCCAATGACGTTTTCTTAGTATTTACCTTACTGGCTTCTATAACCTTATCAGAATGCGTCCAAACCAATTTCTGCCATGTTTTAGGGGCTATGAAATTAACGGAGCAACTTATGTCCGTAAATGCCATGCAAAGGGAGAGGAACAGCCCATGCAGTTGGCCTTTGTTCTCCATGAGGGAGGCTGTAGAGGACGTGCTGACCCCGTACAGTGCGTGGACGTCCTCTATGACAAACACTACCCTATCAGGATTGTTTTCTACGATCGTATCCCGGCAAAAAACATATTCTTTAGTCAAGTCTACCGGCCCTGAAGCTGATATTCTTGGAGTGGAGATTCTTGATATTAGTTTACTGTCTTGATCTATGCAAGCTATAGCTCCATCTTTTCCCGGATCTGCTGCTATATATAATACCATGCCTACACTAATTTAAATTCATGTCAATTTTGCCAATGCTGTCATCATCGTCAAAACCTCCATTGTCCGTAAGTTCGTAATCAATAGCCACAGCACCATTACTAAGAATGTAAAATCCTTTAAACATCTTTCCTATTTCAATAGGATACACAACATTTACGTCCCTTCCAATATCCTCAAAAGGCATAGCAATATCTTCTGTTTCAGCTTCTTTTTGTTTTGCTAATACCCCAACAGGTATATTTTCACCTTTTATAGATGCGTATGTAACCATATACAGAACATCATTATTGACAAACGCCCTATCACTACTTACCTTATCCAAGCTAACATATATAATATGTTTTATAAAACTATCGATATCTCCACATATATTAATAGCTTCTACTTCTTTAGGAATAACGACTTCCACTTCTTCTGGTTTTATATTTTTCTTTTTCATTGCATTAATCTTTTTGTGTTTTGTTTTACTTCTTCAACAAGATCATGATCTTTCATCATTTCCTGCTTAAGTTTCTCATTCTCCTTAATTCTTTTCACCCTATCGGCAAGAATCTTTTTGTATTTCTTATCCGATATTTTTATAAACCAAGGACAGTTCCTTGATGGAATCCTTTTACATGGATAGTCAGTGAGACCGTTCGGTCCAAACTGCTCACATCGGTTGCATTTTTCTTCGCCTGTCATTGTAATTATATTTTAGGGAAATATTCTTCAAGTTCTCTATAAGAGCACTCTACTACAACAGAATCTCCTTTAGGGAGAAATACTAAAATAGAATCGATAGAAAAAACACTATCTACTTTCCTTACAAGTTGGCCATGCTTGTAAGAAGACATGACCAACCTAATTCCATACGTATCAGAATAAGATCCTTTCCTACATGGAAGTATATTTTCAACAACATAATCAAAACCTCCGATATTAACTTCATCGCCGGAACTGATTTCCATAATAGGAATCATTTTGGCTCTTCTGTCTATGCTTATTTTCATTTTGCTACTTCGAATTTGATTTGCTCCTTCGGTTCATAATTCCATACCTCAAAATCATCAGCTACAAAATCATAAAACCCTTTACCTTCCATACGGGACGAGATAGTAACCTGCGGAACCGGGCCGAAGAGAGAGCGACGAAGTAGCTCGTTTGCCTGTTCTTCGTGACGGTCATACACATGCATATCTTGGATGAAATGAGTGAAAACTGCGGGCCTTAACCCGGCGTCATGAGCAAACATCATCATCAACGCCGCATATTGAGCTACATTCCAGTAAGAGGCTGTAATCATATCCTGGCTGCGCTGGTAAAGAGTCATATATAACTCATCTCCTTTAACAGATAAATTAATCTGGAACGCGCATTCTTGAAGTGGCTTAAGACTATTAGTTTCAGGATCGAACATAGATGCTACTATTCTTCTTGATGAACGATCATTCTTGAGTGACCAAAGAATGAAGTCTGTTTGGTTAAGAAAACCGTAAAGACCATCATGGATATCTGTCATACCATCTGGAGCTTTTCCGGTTCCCATATAAACATGTCTGTTCACCATATCTCCATAACATCCTTCTATCTTTCCATTATCATCAGCCCACTGATCCCAGATATGGAGACCAAGTTCTTTGATGTCTACCGATCTTTTTTGCCAAATCCACAAGATTTCTTTTATGGAGTTTTTAAGATTAGTAGGTCTCAGCGAACCAAGAGGAAATTCCCGACGAAGATCGTACTGGTTGCATACTTGCAGGATACGCTTCACCTTGACGCCTGTCCCGTCACCGTAGACCGGTCGCTTTACCTCTTCCCACGGCTGGCTCATTATAAGAGCCAAATTGTCTTGAAATATTTTATCTACTCTTGCCATATTCTTATTAGGTACTTATATACTATAGTATCACCATCTCAAGGTTATGCCAACAAACAAGGATTATTGAAAATTCTAAGAGGAATGGTTATAAAGACGATTAATTTCTTCTTGTTCTAAACACGGACCACCTACAACTTTCTCTGTTGCTTTTCTTTGTCTAACAAAATCTTCAGCTTCGGAAAAAGTTGTAGCATAAATATATCCACCATACTTTTCTCCATTGATTTCAAATTCTGTCACAAACTTCTTTTGTTTTTCTTCTTTTGTTTCCATAACTGTAATTTTTAAAAGCAAATAATTGATTGATTTATAAAAAAATAAAGCGGTGATAAACTAAGTTATCTTAACCAACAACCATCCAATCATCAGCCAGCATATCTGATTGCGAAGCTAACCATCCGTTTACGATATTATCGTTAGCATCTTTCATGCACAGATAAGCGCAAAATTTAATCATGTTGGTTTCAGTTACGTCATAATAATCGTTTACGTATTTTTTTAACGAATCCGGCAATGACTTTACTTTATTAACTATCATATCAGTGGACAACCAATCTTCCGGGCGCTGGAATACGAACATACCTTTACCATTCCATCCGGCACGTGCAATCAACGCACCTTTTTTTACTTCTTCTAAAGCTTCTCCAAATTTCATAACTATATTTTTTATAAATTAAACTCTGCAAAATCTATTTCAGATCCGGTTGACAAATTAATCATTGACTTTTCAAGCTCTTCCATTGGAACCGGTTTCACAATACCTCCATTACCAAGAGTCCTTTTATAGAAGTTTATCACCACCTGATCGCTGGTTTTTACCGTCTTAGGAATAGGTTGACGAAGATATAATCCATCAAGAGACTTTACTCTTGAAAGAGCCGTATATAGCTGTCCTGTTTCAAAAGAATTAGATACGTCCATCATAGCCGCATCCAATGTCAGGCCTTGGGCTTTATGGATCGTGATAGAATAACCTATTTTTATAGGATACTGAATAATAGCTCCTACTACTTCAGATTCTATCTTATATCCGTTTCTTACGTATTTTACTTTCTCAAACGAACATGGTGTTATAACAACCTTAGTATGCTCATCATCTTTCGGTTTATCAAGGACTACTTCAATCTCCCCCTTTTTTATAGATAATACAGTACCAAGAGAGCCATTGAAGTACTCTCCTCCGTTTCTTGTTATCATAACTCTTGATCCTTCTTTCAAGAAAAGAGTTTTTTCAACCGGAGCATCTTTAGGATAATCACCGTTTATAACAGCTTCTAATTTTCTTAAAGAGCCTGGTAACGATGATATTCTCATTTCGTTAATAGCCGTAGCTTTTGAGTTGGTAGTTACAATCTCAACATATCCTTGATTATTATCAGACTGAATACATCTGCTGTTTATTGTATCAAATACATCATCATCCATCTGCCCTTCACGCACCTTATTAAGGACACTAATAAACTTCTCATCTTTCTGACGGTATATTTTTTCAAAAGAAACCATTTCCATACCAGAAGCCATTAGAGACTTGGAGCTAAAGAAGTAAGATGTATCGTATATTTCTCTAAAAAAATCCTCCTTAATTACTGGCGGAAGTTGAAATAAATCACCTACCATAATAAGTTTCACGCCGCCAAACGGGTCCTTGTCTCCTCTTGCATGACGAAGTATATCAGCTACGTTGTCAAGAAGATCAGGGCGAACCATAGAAATCTCGTCTATGATAAGATACTTTATATTCTGTAAAATCTTTTCCGAACCTCCGTTGAATTTATATTCGCAGTTATCCATAAACGCGCCTTTTCGTATTTCAGGTATATACGGCTGCATTCCTATTCTAAAAAATGAATGAATGGTTTGACCACCTGCATTAATAGCAGCAACACCTGTAGGAGCTACAACAACCGCATTTTTTAATGCCGGTATAATACGCTTAAGGAACGTTGTTTTTCCACTTCCTCCTTTACCGGTTATAAACAGCGGTTTTGGTGACTTACAAATAGACTTAATAGCCTTTCCTTGTGCGACATTACCTTCGGACATAACTGAACGAAGAACGCACTCCATGATTTTTTTGTCGTAACTTATAGCCATCTTTTTTCTGATTTTGTTCTACAAAACAAAAGTATGAAAATAAAATAAAACCTAAAATATAAAATGAATTAATTAGGATTAAAAAGAAATAATAAGTTGGATAAGTAGTTTTAGATCAGACAGTAATATGATTTCGTATAGATATGGTTATGGCATATTGGTGGCTAACGGGTGTTTCCGTCAATATCCTACGAGATTATCGTTTTTCGGCTCTGTCGGCGACTACTAAGAACAGACCCTCTCTCAAGTACCAAACATTACAATGATGAATACTGAGATGAAGGATAAAGATAGGTATCATTATAGAATGATAGCTCTTCTAATGGTATATCCTTGAATACGGATTCACCATCTAATTCTTTATCATTATCTACTGTTGTACCAATATTAGGTAATGATTGGATAGATATATCCATATTCTCTATCTTTTCCTTAAACTGTTCTGCCTTAACATACGTATAGATATCTTCGCTTACCGATCCAACCGCTTTAGCCATCTCGCCGGCGAACTCAGCATACATATCCCGTACCTCATTAAAACCTGCCTTTTTGTCAGGAGCGGTATTGTTATAGGTTTTCATTCTCCTACTTACCCTACCGCAGACCCCGGCAACGGACGTCCCCACCTCAGCACAGCAGGCTTCCGCATCAGCCATGCCTGCCTTTACTGTGGCTACCTTCTCCTTACTCCATCCACTAACCTTGTCGTATGATTGTTTAAGACAGTTTAAGAACATGTCCATTCTGCGCTTCTTATCTTCTGCTATGATAGCGCGATAGTACTTTCTTACAATCTGGTTTTGTGTACTTCGCTCATATCCGTCCCAGAAGTCTTTGTGCGCTTCTTTAGCCATAACAGAAGCCAATGATCTTGCTTCTTCTTCTTTTGTCTTTTTACGATCTATGCCAAGGATCTCCCCATCTTCGGAAACAACTTCTTCTGCGTTTAGGAAACGTAGGATATGAGTATTGTCTTTTAAGAAGAAATTGAAATCGTCTTTCTTACTCACTTTTTCTTTTTCTCCTTTCTCTATATCCTTCTCTCCAAAATACCATCTGTTTGTTGCTCCTTTTTTATACAAGGTCCAGGTATTTGCTATTTGCCAGAAAACGGCTCCGTGCCTATATACCGGAATCAGCTTACCTATTGGGTAGTTATGTTCGTTTGCTTCAATGTAAGCACGAGGATTATCTACGTATGTTATAAATTGTACGTTTTCGAACCTTTTTACGAGCTTGTCTTGTATCGCCATACCGACAATCTCTTTCGCTTTTGTTAGTCCTACATTCAAGTACAAGGCAATTGTTTTGTTACTTATCGTCGAATCAATTAATCCATAATACGAGTGGCTTCCGTCTACGACCTCCGCCTGAGAGTTTGTCTCTCCACTGTTCAGTACAGACTCATTGTTTCTGACTAAATTAACAAACATCGCCTCTCTTATCCTGTCAAGGACCTTTTCATGGTTTGTTATTTCATTTTTCCTTATCTTAATTAAAATCCTATTCTTTGGAAGACTCACTTTTCCACATCCGAGAGTAAGTTGTACGCCATTAACACGATACCTTCTTGCAACGAACGTACTATCCGTCATACGGAACAGTTCGTCAAACATCGGATGTCCTGTCATGTTCTTGAATTTCGAATACCCGATCCCAAGCTTATGAAGAAGATCTTTCTGGTTTTTGAATCTTATTCTCGAATCCCGGCGGGAGATTTTTATCATACAGTATAAAGCGTACAGTTCCATGAACAGCGAATCTGATGACCACTGTTCCAAAAGTCTGAGACTTATGTTAATATTTCTACCTAATTGTAGCTTCATAATCTGTAACAAAAAAAAATCGGATGGATTTTTGGGGATATCCATCCGATTCATGTCTTTTTTTTTCGTCCGGAAAACTCCAAAATCCCGTTACAAATTTGAATCAATCCAAGTAGAAAAACAACAAGACACTTAATATTTTATATTCTTGTTGTTTTATTTGAATTGACTTCAAATCTGTAACGTGCTACAAATGTAGAAATAAAATTCAAGAATCAAACAACAAGAACTTATTTTTTTAATGTTACAGTGCAAATATCGGGACAAATTCTGAATCCATTGTCATAAAATACGTTAATTTTAAATTTATAAATCTTTAATCCTTATCTTTGTATCAAAACGATAATCTCATGAAAGAAAGTGATAATAAAGATGTTAGTAATAGAGCTTATAGGCTTTTAGTACCTTATTCCAATACGGTAGATATGGCGAAGAAGATACTTCTGTTTTATAACGGATACTTAATGGCTTCCGGCGATGAGAAGAATGTCATAGATGCGAGGCATTTAAATCTTCTTGCCTATTATTTTGTGTTTGGATATTCGTATGAGACGAAGAAGAAGTTTTCTCATTGTTTCAGTACCGATCTTCAATATGTATCGGTTTTGGATACGGAGATGAAGAAGCGTGGTATTTTGATTGACCGTGAAGGGAATTACAGGACCAGGTGTTTGTGCCCGGATATAGAGAACATGCGCCGTCTTTTTGTATTGGAGGGTTCAAGAGATCAATGTGCGTTGGTTTCTTTATTTTACAGAAAAAAAACTTTTGAAGCCGATGGCGAAGAATAATTTCCCTATATCATTTGAGTCACATATTATAGATGATGTGATGGATAAGACCGGGAGCGTTTACGACCGAAACCAAATACGTGACGTTTTCAGAGCCAGTATTTCTTATGCCAATAACTTATGTACGTACACAGATAACGTGTCTGTATCGTTCCCGTATGTGGGTGATATGGTTTGTAACCTTCATGAGATGGAGAGGCGAAAAAACAACCTTGAGCGTCTTAAATCCAAGGTAGAAAAATTATCTAAGTATCAGGAAAAAGAACTTCAGTGCCTTGATATTAAGATAAGGATGATAAAGGATGCTTATGATTCAGGTGAGATAAAAGGTGGGGATATGTTGATAAAACACAACAAATTATCTATCTTTAAATCTCGTAAGGGTCATAGTTTTAGTGAAATACAAAATATTCAAGAACAGGAATTTAACAGATAAGTTATGAAAAAGATTTTGCAAGCGGAAGTTATATACGATGCTTTTATGGATACGATATTAAAAAAACTTCCAAGAAAAAAAGAAGATTATCCTGATTGGTACAAGGAACGTCTTGAAAAGTGTGAAGGATGTAAATTCAATACCAAGAACGTCCCTAACTCTATGCTTCCTCTTTCTTTGTACGTAAGCAAGAAAATAGGTAAAAATCGTTGTTCGGTATGTACGTGCTTCATCAAGCAGAAGGCCTGGAGCAAGACAGAGGAGTGTGCGCTTGGTGAGGGACTTCCGCGTCCTTCGTGGATGGACCGGCAGTATTCTATTGATTTTTATGATGAGAAGTCAAGATGGAACAGGTTGGAACTTATTACAATGGATTCTGATGAATTTAATGTTATTTCTACAGATGACAAGCAATATAATATTGACCTATCTAAAGACGGTAAATCATTTGAAATTATTTTTGAACCGGTAGAGAAAGGGAACAGTATAAGGTTTTCATTCGTTCTTGAGTCGAAGCATGATATGAAGATAACAGCATCAGAGACATCTTGTGGATGTACGTCTTCTAATTTGAATATCATAGACTCCCGTCACTTTAAGTTCAATATAGAGATACATACAGCAGGATTTGGAATAGGAAGATTCGTAAAACATATGACTGTTCACTATCAAAAAGATGGATCTCAAAAAGAGGAAAAGATTCCGTTTAATTTCGAAGGTATTATAATCCAAAAAAGTTAAGTATTATGAGCGGCTGTGATAAAGCAAGGCATTTACAATGCGAAGATAAAAGGAAATCCTTATTTTCTATGTTGCAGGCATCTTGTGACGATCTCCCTGATTATTCTGCCGGGGACATTCTCTATGCCGTACTTAGATCTTTTGCCAAGAAAAGAGGATTATCTGTTTCTTTTTTAAGGACGTTGACAGACAGCGAGCTTTTTGAAGTGGCTGATTATAATTTGTCAATGGAGTTGATGGACGTTATTATTTACGATAAAAAGGTTATTGATAATGAAGAAGATTGATTTTGATTCAGATATAAAACATCTTATTTCTTATTACAACCATCTACTGTCTGCACAAGATAAGGTGGGAGAGGAGATGGAAGAGCTAACTAAGGATATTATTAGAAAGAAGGATGAGGAAAACAACATAGAGTTGGAAGACTTTATTGATTTAGAAGAAAAGTCGTTTATGACCAACTTGTATCAACAAGAGATAATGAAAGTATCTTCTTCTGTCAAGACAGTTTACCGGTTGTCTATTAATGCCGGTCATGATCTTAATATAGATGATGACAGCAAGAAGGTTCTTGACAGGATAGTAAACGACGGAGAATCGGATTTTATTATGTACGTTGACAATAATACTGATTCTGTTATGTTCAAGGAAGAATCTGTTGAGGAAGGAATAAAAAACATGTGCAAGTATCGTGTTGATCCATCTTCTCTTGAAGACAGATTTAATATGCTTAAGTCTCAGTATGAGGCTTTTTTAAAAATAGTTAACAATGAAAGCAAGAAAGCCGACTAACGATGATGTCTCTTACGTAGATCGAAAACTTCTTGTGCTAAGGGATCAGATAGATAAGGCTGAACGTTATCTATCTGAAAATCCTTGGGATAAAATAGAAGATTCCGATAAGAGGGAGAAAGAATTTAGGTTTCAAAAGAGCTTGTCTGATAGCTTAATGCAATGGACTGAATCTTATATTAAGATGTGTGGGATAATGGATGTCTATAATCAGCTTGAGGCTGCCAAAAATAAGAAAAGCCTAAAAGGAGGACAAACAGTATCAGGTATTCAGTCTTTTGTGAAGAATGAAGCTAAGAACAAGTTCAATAAGTAGTTTTGTCATGAATTTTGATAGCAAAGAACTTTATATAAATATGGGTAACGATATTCCGTTATGGAATGACCTTTATTCTTATGAAGAGCAAGACGATGATGTCAAGCAATTCTGGGAGAATGAGGCTATGAAACTCCTTAACGGTGTTACCATAAATGGTGTATTTATCCATCCTTGGCTATATTGGCATATCAATTTCTGGAAGATGATGATTGACGTAGGAGATGATCGTATTCCTGGAAATTCTCAGCTTCGTGATAATGAATGGATGTTTGCCGAATTTCTAAAGCAGGCTGAAGAAGAGAATAAAGGAATATTCATGTTCGGGTGCCGTCGTTTTGGAAAAGCCCTTCTTGACTCCGAGATACTTTATCTTGAGGACCGGGAAAAGATGATAGGAAATATCGTTGTAGGGGATAAGATATATGACGATAAAGGGAATTTGGTAGAAGTCGTAGGTGTCTATCCTCAAGGGAAAGTAACTACATACAGAGTCGTATTCGAAGACGGTCGTAACGTTATTTGCTGCGGTAATCATCAATGGCGTGTCAATCATGGAGGAAAATGGCATGTTAGGAGTCTTAGAGCCATAGCCGGATTGGATTATAAGAGTATGTCTATTCCGGTAGGTGGGGCCCTGAACTACCCTACGGCAAAGCTGCCGGTTCCGCCGTCGGCCTACGCCTCGATGCTGGCGGCTTATCTCGGTGGCTATGGCGGGGATATGTTTTTCGATAAATACATTTGTAAGAAATTTTTAAGATCGTCCATAGATCAAAAAAAAGATTTTATAGAAAACTTCATTCGTTCTTTCAGAAACGTAGTAACCGGAGAAGAAGAGCTTATGTTGTCTCATATTGACATGGATGTCATAAATTTTGTACAACGTATGTTTTGGGCTTCAGGTTGGTATGCTAAATTGGAGGGAAATAAACTTATACTATCAAGGAATCGTAAGGAATTAAAAATAAGATCCATATCAATATACGGAAAGGAGCATGCCACTTGTATAACCGTTGATAATGACTCTCATTTATTTTTGACCACCAATTACATCGTTACTCATAATACGGCCATAATGAGCTCTCTTCTGGCTCGTAATGCAACAATGACGTACAATTTGACGCATAATGTTATTGGAGCAAGTAAAGAAGACCTTGCCAATATGGGAGAGTATCTTGAGTTTGGACTTGATAATCTTCCTCCTTATCTTACTATAAACAGGACCGGTAACGACTGGACTAAAGAAGTTGTTTTAGGTACAAGAAACATCAATAATCAACGTGATGTTCATGCCAGAATAAGAATCACCAACGTTGATGATGGAAAGACGCGAGGCTCATTGAAGACCGCAGGCGGAACTCCATATACGTCTATATATGATGAGGTAGGTAAATTTCCGGTGCTTGGAGCATGGCTTGCCGGTAGGCCGGCTCATATGATGCATGGTAGAATGAGGGGCGTTTGTTTGATGGCTGGATGTTGTTGTGCTGGTACAATAGTGTACAAATCAAACGGAGAACCGTGTAGGATAGAGGATTTAAAACAAGAAGATGGAATAATAGGATTCGATAATATATCATCAAAAGCTGTAAGTCAAGACATAACATGGATGAAACCTCCTGCCGAGAAAGAGTGTTATAGAATAACAACAAAAAGAGGAAGGGTACTTGAATGTAGTGGGGATCATCCCATATTGACTGTTGTAAAGAAAAGGAAGGGTAAATTTAGGTACTTTGGATCTGATTTTAGAAGGGCTGATTCTCTTAGAGTTGGACGTAAAATATGTGTATCAGATGGTGTGGATATATGGGGAGATAAAAAAATGTTTGATCCATACCTTGTTGGCATTCTAATAGGGGATGGGAGCTATGGTTTTGATAAGACTCCTATTGTGTCTACCAGTGATGATGAGGTGTATGATTATATACGATCTAAATATGAGTGTTGTATAGAGAAACAGTATAAGACTAAGGACGGAAAAGACTATAGGGAAATAAGAATAAAAGGTATATGCCATGAGTTAAGGGAACTTGGTATATATGGTCAGACTAAAAAAAACAAAACACTTCCATTAAATATACATTCATATAGGAGAGAGGATGTTATTATGATGATTAGGGGGTATTTTGATGCTGATGCTACTTTTTATTCCAATAGTGATAAAAAACTTCATCGTATAAGTGTAGGCTCTTGTAATAAGCATCTTCTTGAAGAGGTAAAAGATGTTCTTTTTAAATTAGGAATACATAGTACTATTTCTTATAGTCCGTCTAAAAACCCAGCAGATAGATCAATTATTCTTGATTCGTATGTATGTAATATATTGGATAAATTATCCATGCTTAAATATTGTGATATAATTGGAACAGATATAGGGTATAGAAGAGAGAAACTTGACTCTATAAGGAAATTCTGTTCTAATTTTAGCACATTTGGATCTTTTAGATCAAAGTATATAGATGGAGTGATAATAGAAAGGATAGACAAGATAGAGTATATAGGGATTAAGCCTGTTTACAACCTCACTGCATCAGATACTCACACTTATATAGCAAATGGTATTATAACCCACAATACTGGAGGTAACGTAGAAAAGTCTCAAGATGCACAGAAAATCATGAACTCTCCGGACGAATATGGATTTATTATAATGAATTATGATATTCTAAATAAGAGAGTTATTAAACCAACATGGCGTATATGTAAATCCGGATGCTTTGTTCCGGCCCAGATGTCTCATGCGTATGAGAAGAAGGAAACGACTCTTGATAAGTATCTTGGAGTAGAGAATGCTCCCGGTCTTAAGAAGATAAAAATAAAAGTTTCAGACTTTGATAAAAATACTGGAATAATAAAATCACGTCTTGACGAACTTGTCAAAAAGGATAGGGCTTTATACGTCCAGGAACGAATGGCATTCCCTTTGTCTATAGATGATTGTTTCCTTAATACGAACGTAAATAGGTTCCCTGTAGAAGATGCGTTGAAGCACAAAAGCCGTCTTCTTGAAGAAGGTAGGCCTGGTAAAACAGTGGATATTTATCAGATAGACGGCATGAAAATGGGGTATAATTTTAGCGATAAGCAGCTTGCCGATTATCCGTTTCAAGGTGGTAACATAGATTCTCCTGTTGTTATATATGAGGATCCACCAGAAGAAGGAGGTGTTTTTGATTACACTTATGTCTCATCGCTTGACCCCTATAAATCTGACAAGGCTGATACTGATTCTGTTGGTTCGTTTTATGTACTTAAAAGATATGTAAAAATCAACGATCCATTTGCTTATTGCATAGTAGCATCATACGCATCACGTCCTCCATCTTCCGATGATTTTTGTAGGAATTGTGAAATACTTCAAGAAGCGTATGGGGCCAAGTGTCTTATGGAGAATGCCGACCGAATGTATGAATTTTATCTTACGAGACGAAATAAGCAGCTTATGTTGCTGGAAGATGGCGAACGTCTTGCCGGTAAGATTATCCGTGCTGGCGCCCGTCAGAACAACAAGCTCGGTTTGGCTCCTACGGTTCCCAATCAGCGCATGCTTTTCAATACCGTTATTCAATATTGTTGGGAGGATGTTGTTGTTGGGTATGATGATGATGGTAATGAAATAACACAGAAAGGTATTTACCGTATCCCTGATATAGAACTTCTTGATGAGATCATAGCCTTCGGCCCTGGGGCCAACACCGACCGTATCATAGCCTTCGGCCACGCTCTTCTTCTGGCTAAGTATTATGATGATATGGGTTACATGCCTGAAAGTACGACTCAGAAGGAGAATCAAAAGAAGAGGGAACGTAAGAAGATGGAACAGGTTAAAGGATTTACGGTAAGAAGACATAACCCGTATAAAATGAGGTGACGAGAACAAATTCCTTATCTTTGTGAAAAATAGGATAATAGGATGGAATATTTCAATAGAGATCAGGCTTTTCCGGCCAGAGGAGTATTTTCAGGGTTGCCGGTACAGGCTATACCTACCAAGAGAAAAACCAAGGAGTGGTTTAAAGCCACTATGGATTCTCTTGAATTGATTGGTTTGAAGCAGCTTGATGAGAACCAAAAGTTCAAGGATTTTTATAGGATGATGGAAGGCAAGCTGTCATTTATGGAGCTGAAAGATGTAATTCCTTATCTTAAGGATGTTCAGTCTATAAGGGACAACGTAAACATTCCATCATTCTTACGTCATTATGATATAATAGGTACGATCGTAAACGCTTTTGTAGGATGGTTGGGCAATCTTTCTGACAAGTATAATGTAGTTGGATTGGACGAATCTGAAGTGAATCAGTATTCTGCCACGAAGGAAAATCTTCTTTATAATTACATTAGAGAGGAATTGGACAGAAGGGTTAGGCAAGAGTTGTTAAATAGAGGATTGGATCCGGATTATAATAATTTTGCCAGCGAAGAAGAAAAGCAGGCTTATGCTCAACAGATACAAGAGGTGAAAGCATCTATGACCCCTCCTGAGATAGAAAACTTCATGAATACAAAATGGAAGACTGCCGAGGTCATATGGGGTTCTCATACGCTTGAAGCGGACAGGGGGCGTTTTTACATGGATGAGATAGACACCGAGAATTTCATTGACTATCTTCTTACCGGTCGTTGCTTTAGAAATTATCATGTAGGATACGACTATTATAAGCCGGAGAGGTGGTCTCCGTTGAATACGTTTTACTCTAAGACATTAGATAGCAAGTATCCGCAGTACGGTGATTATATTGGTCGTGTTCATTATTATACTGCCAATGATATTATAGTAAGGTGGGGGCATCTTCTTACGGCAAAAGACAAGCAGAAGCTTATAGGGGGTGCTGATAATTTCAATGGTACTTATCATAATGGTGATAATGGAAGCTATGTGAGTTTATCTAAATCGGCGAGTGTAGGGATGTTATATCAGAATAAGGTAATACCTTGGAAAGGATATAATGATTATGCCTCTATAAAAGCTTATGAGGATTATTACGGTATTCCAGCCGGCACATATACCGGATACGATAGTAATGGTAACGAATATCACAGAACCAGATTCATGCCAAATTTAGAGCATGGTAATTATTATAACCGTGCCCAGAGTTTGAGCGACGAGCATGTTCGTAGTGATTTGTATCAGGTAACTGAATCATATTGGGTATCCCCGGCTCAGGTGTATGTAATTACCTACCAAACTGAAACCGGATTAGTAACTACTGAAATGGTAACCGACGAGCTTCTTCAAGACTTTTTACAGGAAAATGGTATTAAGAAAATTACCAGGACCATGAGTAAGGGAATGGAGAACCCGGAGATTAATACCTATTTCGTAGATTACGTTCCACAGGTGAGGTACGGAGTTAAGATCAGTGGCGGGGCTCTCGCTCAGGACAACCTGTATCTGGATGGAGAACCTATCGATCACCAGATAAAAGGGGATAGCAACATCTATGACTTTGTTCTACCCGTTGCCGGATATATCGGTACTTCTATGGCCAACAGGATTCAGCCATATCAAATATTTTATAATTTCTCCATAAACCAGATCAATAATATTCTTGAAAAGGAGATCGGTAAATTCTTCTTAGGGGATATAAATCTGGTTCCAAGTGAATACAAGGATTTGGGTGAAGATGTGGCTGATATATGGGCAAACCTTCTTGATGTAGCTAAGTCTGTAGGTGCTCTGACATTAGATACCTCATCTCAAAATACGAAAGGCGGTGTTCCTTTCAACCAGTTTGCCGTCTATGATTTGTCGCAGACAGAGCAGCTTAAAACAAGAATGGAGCTTGCTGAATGGTCGAGGATGAAGTGTTTTGAAATGGTTGGTATCACGCCTCAAGTAATTAACGGTCCCAACAGGTATGAGACCGCCACTGGGGTCCAGCAGGGCGTTACGGCATCTATGTTACAAACACAGATATACTTTGATAACTTCGGTTACTTCAAGAAACGCGCTCTTGATCTTCATCTGGCTGTCGCTCAACAATGCCAGCAAGAAGGAAAGGATATTTCTGTAATGTACACAAAAAGTGATCTTACCAGGGCGTTTTTATCTATAGGAACCGACGGTCTTAGTCTAAGGCATCTTGGTGTTCAGGCTTTATCCAACTCAAAGAAGAGGGATGAACTTGAAAAGTTCAAGACCTTTATGTTGCAGCTAAATACAGCCGGAGGAGACATTTACGATCTTGCATCTATCTTTACATCAGATTCTATGGTGGAACTTATACAGAATGCAAGGAATACTCGCGCATACAACGAGCGTCAGATGCAGCAGCAACAACAGAATCAGATGCAGCTTAACCAGCAACAGATACAAGCTGAAGCTGCTGAGAAGGATAAGCAACGTCAGCATGAACTTGCTTTAGAAGACAAGAAAGGTCAATACAGGATACTTCAAGAGAAGATCCAGGCGGCAGGCAGGGCGGCAGACGCCAAGAGCGACGCCACCTCCCTCAACTTCCTGGCTTCTGTTTCAGATCAGACCGTAAGGCAAGCTGATATAGAAAGCAAGGAAAGGATAGAGGATAAGAAAATTGAAAACGATTCCAAACTTCATGATGATGAAATGAGAATGAAAATGGAAGAGTTAAAATTAAAATCCAAAGAGCTTGCTCAACGAGCGAGGGAAGATGCCACCAAAAGGTATGTAGCCGGAATCAATAAGAATTAAGGATTAAATATCCCCAAATTTCATTAGAAAATCTCTAATAAAATTTGGGGATATTTAATTTTTAGTGAAGATTAAACACTTATAAGTTTTTTGTCTGAAATATAGGTATTTAAATATTTTTGCAGTATGGGAAAATTAGAAAAAAATGGAATAGTAGAATTGGACGATATTTTTAGTATCGGTCCGGTTGATGATGTTTATAATAGGGAAGAAGATATTCTGCCTATTAATGGTAATGAACCGGCTAAAAAAGATGAGAAGCCTGTAGAAGAAGGTTCTCAAATTAAAGAAGAGCTGGTTGTTGATCCTACTCCTGATCCTAAAGAGGATAAAAAAGGAGAAGAGAATGTAGTTGATGTTAATCAGGATCAGGTAGAGACCCCGGTTGTCAATTACAGAAAAGTATTGGATGCCCTTTCTTCAAGGGGAATCATTCCCGATTTGAAAGATGTGGTATTTAGCGGTGAAAACGGCGAAGAGATTACTATCAATGATCTTGATTTTAGTAAAGAAGATTCGTTGTGTGACATACTATCTACAGTCCTTGAAAGCCAGAAAGAGGACATTGTTAAGGATAAGATAGATGTTACCTCTGTTTCTGATATTACTAAGAAGCTTATCCAGGCTGATAAGGCCGGCGCGAATATCGTTGATATTCTTAAGCAATATGATACGAATGTCGCTCCTATAGAAAAGCTTGACATTGAAAACAAAGCAGATCAGATAAAGATTGTTCGCCATTATGTTGATCTTCTTGGGTTGCCTAAAGATGAAGCTGATGAGTTTTTCAAAGGCATTATCAATAAAGGTGAAGAGTATGTTGAAGCAAAGGCTATAAAGTACAAGGCTGAGCTTGATAAGAGAATGGATGATATTATCCAGCAACGTACTAAAGAGGCTGCCGAAAAGAAGGCGAAGGATGCAGAAGATTTTAGAAGGTATAAGAAAGACCTTAAGTCTTCTATCCAGGCAAAGTATCAGCTAAATGACACTATGGTATCTAAAGCTCTTGATTTTGCCCTAAAACCTTCTGAATCGAATCCCGGAATTACCAAAGCATTTAATAGGGTAAGGGAGATGATGATGAATCCGGAAGAAGCGCCAGATTTGATTATGTTTCTTATGAACCCAGGAGAGTTCATAAAACAGAAGTCGAATCAAGCTGTAGTTGATGAGAAAAAGAAAATTTATAAGCTCATCAGCCATACAAATAAAGACAAGAGGGTGGCTCCGGTAGATGATAAAGGTGATCAAGTTCAAGGTGTGAAGTTCGATGAAATCAGTATAGATTAAAAATTAAAACATTTTTTCGTTCATGGCTAATGTACTTTTAACAAAAAATTTCCCGGCCACCATGAATGGTGACACGGTGATTGGATATACCGACGCTAAAGTCGTTAAGCAAAGTATCGTAGAACACGATCTTAGCTCTTTAGAAGATTGGTACTACGAAGATCCTGATAAGAACCATCTGGGTATGCTTGAGTTGTTTTCTAACATTACAAACTATCCTCTGCCTATGTATATGGGTATGATCAAACAGGATGCTACTATTACCGTAAATGGTATCAATGGTTCATTCCGTTATGATCTTCCGGTATCAGAAACGTATGAGGTGGTTACAGTAGAAGACACGTCTTTGAAATATGCAAAACCTGGTATTGATGAAAGCTTCTTCGAAATTGTGTTGAATGCACAATTTAAACAAGGAGATGTTATTACTTACGATGTGATTAACGGTTGCCAGGCTCTTATCTCTACAGAGCGTCCTCCGAAACAAGAAGGTGAGAACTGGAGATACTGGTGTAAGTTGTGGGGCCGTTCTCGTGCTAAATACTTCCCGAAAGACATGCTTCGTGCCGGTATTAAATACTGGAAGGTAACAAACGTTCTTGGTGAGTTCTCTACTCAGTTCTCTGGCGTAGGAGGTGCTTCTAAGGCCGGTTCTATGACTTGTGAATTTACGCTTGGTGGACACCGTGGTGTTGAAGGTGAAACGACTATGTACGCTGGTATTAAGTCTTTGGCTTATGCGGACGAACGTACACAGAATTTCATCGACAAAGCTTACCAGAAAGTTCGTCAGCTTTCTGAAATCAGAGGAGGTGATGCAAGTTATGCTATCATCGGTTCTCGTCTTGGTGACGGAAGCATTGATATGCGTACAGCTCGTGTAGCCAATACAGTATCTTTGTTCTGTTTGGCTGAATTGGCTAAGATGGAAGCATACGAACTTATGTTCATGCGTGGAGGTAGAGTCAAGGGTCATAATGGTGTTTTGATGAAAAACGAAGGTTTGTACCATCAACTTCGCCGTGGTTTCGTTATCTCATATGCACGTCCGGGCGGTATCAAGCGTGAACACTTCCTGGCTGCTGCCGACTATATTTTCCGTGGTCGTAGCGATATGCCGATTGAAAATCGTGTAATGAAATTCAAGGTAGGTGCTATGGCTTACAAGAACATCGTTGAAATCTTTCGTGATGAGTTCTTCTCTCAATTAGGTGCTTTGGCTCCGCTTATGGGTACAGAACGTATCATCAATAACCCGGTAACAGGATCAAACGATGCTCTTGAATTAGGAACTGTAAAGATCAAGGGTGTTACTATTCCGGGTATTGGTAAGGTCATTGTAGAACACGAACCTTCTTTGGATTACGTTGATATGGTAGATAGAAGCCAGTTGGTAGACGGCATGACTCCTATCACATCATATTCATGTATTATGGAAGACTTGACCGCTCCTGAATATTCCAATGCATTCGCCGGCATTCCTGCTTCATCTGAAGCTCGTATTGGTAATATCAACAGCAACGTATTCTACGTTAAGCCTGATATCGGTTCTATGTGGTGGGGTTACGAACAAGGTAGATGGTCATCCAGAGTATCGGCTCAAGAAATTGTATCCAGCCATCCTCGTATGTCAGAACAATTCTGGTGCCACTCTGTATCGGCTTGTTGGGTAAAAGATACCAGCCGGTTCGTAACAATTGAATTGTTACCAAGCTCTTTGTAATCATAACTTTTAATATTAACTTGCGGTCGGCTTTAAAACCGGCCGCAAATTTTGTTTTCATAGGATATATAAAAAGATGGGAAAAAAGATTTTTGAAGAAAGCCATGAGTCTAAGAAACTGCTGGCTACCGTAGGAGGAATGAAGATATATTCCGACTCTATTTATGTTATAACAGGTAAGATGGATGAAGAAGCTCCTTCCGGATATCAGGAAAGAGGTATTTCCAAGACTCCTTTCCCTGGGAACAAGACAGTATCTTGTTGTGGATGGGATAAGGATCTTAGGGTGTATGATACCGGTTTCTTCATCAATTCAGCATGTTATAAAGGTTACTCACTTGAAGACAAGAAGAATGAAATGGATATGCGTATTAAGAATATTCGGTATCCGTTTGAAGAAACTGTCAATGAGGACCTGGACCAAAAGAATTTCGATTTCTGGGATTCTTACAGAATAGACTTGTATGATGGTCGTTTGTTCTACACTAATGACGTTCGTGATTTATTTGAGCTGTATATAGCTATTTTGTCCAAGTCTCTTACCCCTAAAGAGGAAGACGGTAATCCGATGTATGTCGAATCTTATTATTGTGTAGAAGACAAGACTACGGCCGTAGATATCAGGAAACAACGTCAGATTGATAAGGCTGATATTTTATATGAGTTCATGAACAAACTGAAAGGGTCAGAGGCTGAAAGAAAAAGCATCTACGATCTGCTTTTGTATCTTGACATCATATACAGCGTAGAGCTTGATCAGAGCATGGTTCAATACATATTCACTAATTGGATTGACGCCAAGAATACGAACGTTGACATGTATAAAGAAGCAAGCTCAAGGTTTTTATCTGACGACGAATCTTCCGAAGGGATGCAGGTGATTAAATTCCATCGTATGATCAGGGAAATGATCGAGGGCCTGGCTGTCACCGTCAACACCGACGGACTGTATCTGAATGGCGAGCTCCTGGGCGCCGACGCCATCTCTGCATCTATGGCTCTTGCTTCCAATAAGTCGATGTTAGAAACTAAGTCACGTGTCCTGGAAGCGTATAACGCTTTAAAGAACAAGCATAAAAAAATAGAAGGCACTAAGTCTGACAAGAAGAAAAAGGAAGATGAGAAAGGTTTCGATGTTGATCAATACGCTGACAAAAAATAATAATTTATGAGAATCGTTGATTGTTATCTCCGGGCCTTACAGAAGGCTGAAGAAAACATGACCAACGGTGGTATAAAACTTGACAAGGCACGTTTTGTTCAGCTTTTTAATGACGAACAAAACCGCCTTGTTCGTTATATCCTTGATAAGAAAAATGAAGAGGATATACGTTATATCCAAAAGCTGGTTGTGTATTCGAAAGAACTTGATGATAGAGGAGATAAAGATAATCCGGAAAGCATTTTATTTTCATTGCCTTCTGATTTCTTCTCTTTTTCAAACATATCAGGCGTATTTACCAAAGGTGAATGCACGGTCACTGATTTTACCATGTGGGAGGCTAAGAACGAAAATCCGCATGAGCTTCTTGCCGACTCTTTTAACAAACCTGATTTTGATTTTAGGGAAACATTCTATACAATAGGAGAAGATTCGGTAAGGGTGTATAAGTCTGGTTTTGATGTAGACACCGTTTACCTTACATATTACCGCTATCCGAAGGAAGTTGACATCGAAGGATATATTAAATCCGATGGTTCTAATTCAACTGATATAGATCCTGAATTAGATGATAAATTAATTGGTATTATCCTTAACATGATTGAAAAGCAATTTGCTTTGAATGAAAGCGAATACGGACGTTATCAAATAGATTCAAACAACGTCCAATCTCCTTTGTAGCAGAAGAAAGGCATATCCTAAATTAAAGACTATCAAAAAGCATTAAGAATTAATTAATTCATAATGCTTTTTGTTGCTTATATGACTATCACTATTTTTGAGACAGATAACAGAATATTAATTTTTAAAATATTATAAGGCTATGGCTATCCATAAACCGTATGACAGACACATTATCTGTCCTCCGCACGCTAAGTTGGCGGACGTAGATTCTTTGTTGCTTCAAGAAGGTCAGATCGCTATCTATGATTTGGATGGTGAGCAGACTAAAGATGGTTTGAAAGCGTTGAAAGACTTGAAAGGATATCGTAAGGACGAACAACGTTTCCAGATCAGAATCGGACGTAATGAGATGGTGAACGACCGTGTATCTGATGATAAATCATTCTCTACACCTACGTTTGCTATTGATGAAATTATAGAAGTGTACGCTTCTGCTCCGAAGAGCAAAGAAATTAAAGTAGATGAGGTTATTTTCGGTTATAACGGAATTGACGACAGTACCGCTATTACAGCAAGGAAAGGTGATCGTATCCCTATTCATATTAAGTTGACAGGCCGTTTGTTCGAGCTTCGTGGTTATCCGATGGGTGAGGTGAATATCGATGATTACATCATTTTCGAAAACTGTCCGGGTCGTGAGGATATGTGCTCAGAATGTGATCCTTGCGAAGATGTTGATATTTTGGCTGCTATCTTGAAAACAATCGAACGTATCAAGAATCAGCCGATTGCAGGTGGTGGCAAGGTAGGTGATTTTGTAGAAATCCATCCTATCCATTCTTGCGATGAACTGGAAAAAGCTCCGGTGGAAACCGACATGAATTTCTATTGCATGGAAATGTGTGATACCGGTGATGCTTATGCTCTGGCTCAGCTTAAGGCTGCTTATCCAGGTTTGGATATTAAGAGAGTCGGACGTCATCTTTCTACATCCAAATATCAGGTGATGAAAGAAGGTGGTAAACCTGCTGATTATACTCAAAAACTGTCTTCTATCATGAAAGGCTGCGAAGAGTGCCCTGACGGATATACCAAGGTAGAAGGCGGTTTGATTTATGCCGTAACGTTAGAGGATGATGGGGTTGATCAGTCTACTGTAGTAGAAAGCATTAAGAATGCCGTTAGTAGCACTGCCGAGAAAACAGCAGCCCAAGATGGCGGCGTAGGTATGTACACTGTGGCCGTAAGCAAGAAACTGACGAAGGCTGATATCGATGCATTTGTAGAAACTAATCCGACTGCTACAGTAACGTTCGTTGCTAAAACAGCAGATATGTGTAGCAATCCTGCTGTTACTACCGTTAGCTGGGAAGCATGTGGTTCTTGTAAGATTTCGAAAGAAGCTTATGAAATCACGTTGCCGGACGATGAATGTGGTAACAGTGCTAAAGAAGAATTGCAGGCAGCATTCCCGTATCTGACAATCGAAGATTACGGTACACCTGGTGGATGTCAACACAAATTCAAAACAACGGTCGTTACTAACATGGTTTGCGACGAATGCGATAAAATCTTCAAAGACTTCTTCGTATCTAAAGCTCCCGAATCTTATCGTGGACGTAACTGGAAACGTTTGGGTGCCGTAGCAGGAGATCAGTCCATTATCGCCGATCCGCTTCCTAAGAACTGCAAATGCGGTATCTTGTTCCGTGGTATTGACTACATGATTTCTCCGTCTGACTGTTTGATTGACCGTCTGACATTCCAGGAAGGATCTGTTCGTATTGCTGTAAATGGCGGTTATCCGGATGAACAGCGCGAGGCTATCAGCACGTACTTCAACCCGATCCATACCGAATACAAACAGCACTGGGCTCCGCGTACTCACCTTGGCGCTGAATTGCTGGATAAAGAACGCGAACAACGTATGTTCTTCGACTTCCGTAAGACTCACCAAGAACTTATGGAACGGATGTTTACCAACGAAGAAACCCGCTTAGACCTGTTGGCTCCGTATGCTGATTATTCAGTAACGTTGAAGCCGGCACGTTACTCTAACGGTTTCGGTAGGGTAATCGATGATCACATTACAGTACACTTCCATGTACCGTATGGTGCTCACGAAGGTATTCAAGACCTTATGGACTTGTTAGCTGCTTCGGCAAATATCAAGCCCTGCAAGATTTGATTTTCCTTTTTTCTATATATCCCAAGGGGGAGGAGGCTGGTCCTCCACCCCCTTTTTTGTAATAAAACAATTTGAAATAAGTTAGTTTCATATGAATGGCGTGGATTTTTTATCCGGTGCCTTTGGTAGGGGCATTGATAAAATAACCAACATAGTTGGAAAATGGGGTTCCTCCCAACCGGTAGATGACAGCAAATCCGGTATAAAAATAGGGGACAAAATCTACCAAGTGGTTGTGTCCTTAAATGGCTGTTATTGGTATCTTGACGAAGAAGGTAAGAAGCATCCTGTTTCTGGTATTCCGGCCACAACCGAATGGGAGTGGATTAACATAGCTGAGAAAGTTATCAAAGATTTCAAAACCTGTTACCGTACACCTGGTGGAAAGGTTGAAGTATGGAGTTGGTATCTTCTTAACGATCAGATGGATGTTCTTAAAGAAACTCATAGAATTACCGACAGTACCGACATGGATAATCCGGTAGGTAAAGTTCTTACTAAAATACCGGACGAATGGGTTATGATCGACTGTGATCTTCCTGATATGACAGAGCGAGACATTACGTTCGTCAACAGATGTTATAAGACTCCGGATGGTAAGGTTGAAATAGAAGGATTGGAGGCCATAGATGATAAGATAAATATCAGGGAATCTATTTATACCGTTATTCAATCGACGGACGATAATTTCCCTGCCGGCCATGTTTTTAAACTAATTCCAGAGAATTGGGTTCGAATGGTTTGTGACTTTCCTGATATGACAGAACGAGACGTAACTTACGTTCTTGAATGTTACACTACTAAAAAAGGAAAAGTGCAAGTAGAAGGTTTGGTAGCCATAGATAACATCCTTGGAGCCAGGGAAGAGGTTTATACCGTTCTTCAGTCAACCGATCCTGATATTAAGGTAGGAACCGTGCTGGATTCCATTCCCGAAGATTGGGTGAGGATGGTCTGTGATTTTCCTGACATGACGGACCGGGAAATTGTTGAAGTAGACGAATGTTATAAGACTGATGGTGGTAAGGTCAATATAAAAGGTTATCAAGCTATTGATGCCGTTCTTGGTGTAAGGGAACAGTATTATTATATTGTTAAGACAACAGATGATGCTTATCCTCAGTGGACGAGAATAGATAAGATACCTAACGAATGGACGAAAACCGAATGCGACTTCCCTGATCTTACAGAAAGACATATTATGTCCGTAGATGAATGTTATACTACTCCTGGTGGTAAAATACATCTTGGTGGATACAGGTCGGTAGATAGCATAATAGGTGTCCGGGACGAGTATCTTATTGTTTTAGAAACTACCGACCCTGATATACAAAGAGGCGCCACATTCAGCAAAATACAAGAAGGATGGCAGCGTATTGTTTGTGATTTCCCTGATGCTACTACATCCGATACAGAAATAGTAGAAAACTGTTATAAGACGGAAAAGGGTAAGGTTCAGATCCGAACATACATAACAATGGACGGATACGGAAATACGAGGGAATTAAGACATATGGTTCTTAAAACAACCGATCCGGATTACAATATCGGATCTAATATTGATCAGATACCGGTGGGTTGGTTAAGTATCGAGTGTGATTTTGCGTCTGCTACACAACGTCATATAAGACAGGTAAAAAACTGTTACGCCTCTGATGCCGGAAGCATTTACGTTGAGGGGGAAATCGTTTACGACAATGACCTTGACGTAGATAAGATGGCGCTGACGGTCATGGAAAGCACTGACCCGGCGATCGCCGTAGGGACGGAGCTGGCTGCCATTCCCTCTGGCTACGTGAGAACAGTTTGTAGATGTAATTGTTGCAACCACTAAATCTTATTGTCATGAGCTGTAACGAATATTTTTTAGTAACACTGGAGTCTAAATCGACTCCAGTTCGTCATAAATACACGAATTTAACAGACGAATGGTATGACCCTGATGGTGTTAAGTACGAAGATCCTGATACGATAGCCAAAATCGAAGAACAAGCTACAGATAAGAATCGTATAGGAGATAACACTTTATATCAGAAACTTATTGAAATACATTCTCAAGGAGAGTCAATAAAATCGGACATCGGAGACATAGGTCAGGTATTAGATTACATAAATGGGGAGGAAGTGTAATGGGAACCATATCAGATAAGTTAATGAGGGTCATCAACACCAAGGAGGATATAAGGCAAGCCCTTATATCCAAAGGGTATGATGTACCTACTTCCATACCTTTTAAAGAGTATGCGAAAATGATATTAGACCTGCCATGTAAAGCAGATTCCTTCCCGGATATAGAAGGTATCGTAGCCAGATATTACGCTTCTGGTCTCACTAATGAACAGATGGCTGCCAATCCCGTATGGGTTGATAAGACGGGTAATGGGCACGATATACAGTTGAAAAACTTCTCTTGGAAGGGTATGTCCGGGGTTGGAGGATATGTTGGTGATTTTTCTAAATGGGTGAATAATAGAGATACTACAGAAATAGGAATAACTAAAAGTAACTCGAAAGTCATTATTGATGTTAAAGTATCACAGGGTTCAGGAAAGAATATTGTGTTTATCAGTAAATCTAATTTAGGTATATCTAATAATGTCACCATTAAGATTACAAGTACTTACCCGGAAGGAGTTATGAAATTTGCCAATTCCGCTTCGAATAAGTATTTAAAGTTGCCTTCAAATGGAATAATAACATTACAAGATAACCCAGAATATACAAGTAATGAAATGCATCTTCATTTAGCAAGTGCGGATTTAGGTCAAATCACCATCGAACAACTACCTCTCTACCCCGGCGCACTTATCTTTGACGGAGTAGACGATTATGGTGTTTGTGAGAATTTCCCTATTTTGACTAAGGAAAAGGGATATACGGTTGTGGCGTTGAGACAGTGGATTACAAGGGGTGAAATAGCCCAAGGATTAGTATCTAATGTAAAGAATTGGCTCAAGGATGGTGCCTTCTTGTTAGAATATAGAAATATACAAGCCGATCATCTTAATAAGCCTATATCTTTTGGAGCAATAGGGAGTGAAATGGATTTACCACACATCCTTACTTATCAGACATCTAAAAGTTATAATGGTGTTTCGATTACAACTGGTAATTTTGAAGGAACAGATGTGCTACATGTTGGGAAATTAGCTCCAACTAATGTAGGAACTTGTATTAACGCTGCTATCTGGGAACTTGTATTTCTCGACCACGATGCCACTGAAGAAGAGCTGACCAAGATCAAAGACTACTTCGTTAAAACCTATCCCTGGCTCTTCCCCGACCAAGCATGGACAGTGGTAGGCAAAACCAACGAGGACGAAGATCGTGCTACTATTGCCAACATTACAGGCAATGGTAATGATCTTGTACTGTCGAACGTTGCATTTAGTGAGAATAGTGGGTATGGAAGTTATCCGTTCGGTATGAATGTATGGAATCCAGATTATATTGCAGATCAACCATATGGTACAGTACATTATCCAAATGATTCGAAGAGTTATGCAACAACTGTAAAAAACAATGCGACCAATTTTAGAATAAAATTCAGATTAAGAGGATTGCCAGAAGGTGGGTCTTTTTTAATACGAGTGTTCGATATGAATGATTTAAATACAGTTCTTAAGACATATACGTACACGGAAAATGGCATACATGAGTTTGTTTATAATGATCCAAATAAACCTGTCCGGATTATATTATATAATGGAAACACTCCTTCAAATGTTTCAGAATTTTATTTGGATATTATCCCCGAATACGAAGGATACCTCATTACTGATGGGGTGGATGATAAGATAAATAGCAGTAATTTTGATTTAGGTAAGGATTGGACGATAGTAGGCGATTGGACAATGTTATCAAATATTCCCTCCAATTGTGGTATAATAAAAGCGTCGTCTCTTTTTTTGTATAATTCCATTGATAGCGTAACTATCTACATTAACAATGGGGGACGCCCCATTAAAATACAAAGTAAATCTATTAATGCCATTTGTTCGGATGGAAGAATATATCTTAATGACTGGACGGAGATATCGAAACCAGGTGTTCAGACAGAACTAAGTAGTAAAGCTAATTTAAATATTACATCTTACGGTACTACTTTCACCAAAATGGCGTTTAAAAACTTAGCTATCTACGATGGTAAAATCCTCTCCAAAGACGAATGTGTCAAAGCATACAACTATTTACAAACCCTAAAAGCAAAATAATATGAAATTCATTATCATACCAAAAGAAGTATATGATTCCGTATCTGAAGAAAAGAGACTCGAATTAGGAATAGACAGCCCAAGAGCGAGCGTAGACGATTCTAAGGTTATTCTACACGTAGAGCACTATGATCGTCTATTTAAGTCTTTAGACGCGCAGGCTGATGATGATCCTCAATATCCGTATCCGGTATATGACAGCTCTTCTTCTGAGTTTGAATCTGTTCTTTCATCTAAAGAATGGGTGTCCGATGTTAATGACGAGCGTCTTTGATCTTGTTATGGTTGAGGCAATTACTATATTTGTAAAAAGTTGAATAATTAAAGCGTGTGGTAGCGTTATCTACCATATAATCATCATGTTTCAGATAATAATAGGATGCGTTTTGGCTAATATCCTTACGATAGCAATCATCGGTTTATCCCTGTATTTAGTGTATCGTAAAAACGAAGATCGTTTAAAGGCTTTGGATTCTAAGATTGATCAGAAGGTTGAGGACGTAAAAAACAAGGTTGGCGCGGTGATGGACATCGTAGACCAGATCAAGAAATTGTTGGATAAAATTAACAAGAAATAAAAAAAATGGCAGAAGTAGGTTATAACAGTAAATTCGAAGGTCAGGAGGTTGATTCCAGACTTGAGAATGTGGTGCAGGCCGCTCCTGGAACAGGTTCGGAGTCGGGGAAGGGAGGCCTCATCCCGGCTCCCCCTGCCGGAAGTCAAGACGGTAGCAAGACTCTTCTTAGTAATATGACATGGGGAGATCATGTAACAAAACAGTACATAGATGATGCTGTTTCGGCAGCAGGGTGGAAGAAACAGATTGTTAGCAAACTTCCTACTGTTGAAGAAGCGAAGGATAATGTCATGTATCTCGTAAAAGACAATGTGGCATCTACAGAAACTAAAAACGTGTATAACGAATATATTTTGGTTACTGAAGAAGGTGGAACTAAGGTGCTTGAATCACTTGGTATGGTAAGTACAGGAGTAGATTCATCTTATCTTGATTTATCCATATTTCCCAGTACTTCTGGAACTCTTGATGGGGATTCGTATGCAAAAGTTCTGAATGCTTACAATAACAATATTACATTAGGTAAGCTTAGTTTTAATTATTTTTCTTTGGATTATTTTTTAGACAATGATAATTTTGAATTAAAAATAATAGCTGTTTTATTTAATAACACCAACTCAAAGGAAGACGTATCTGGATCTTATATAGACATTGAGATGGTAACTTATGTTGTTTCCCAAGATAAGACATATAGAGCTATAGCTAATACGGCTACGTTGTCTAATGACATGTTATCTTATTTGAAGTTTATGGCTAAGACTCCTAATGTTGTCACAACATTAGCAAGTTTGCCAATAGATGCTCATAATATCATAGCCAACGTAGCTTCCGCTACGAACCTGTCTATGGCCGTATCTGCTGAGGATGTTGGGAGGGAATGGCAGGTGCGGGTCAACAACACTACCGGCACAGACATCACGCAGCCGCTTCCTACCTCTGGCCTGTTCCAGAGCATGTCAGGCGATAGCGTAGTAGTACCTAAAAATAGTTTTATAGAATTAAGTATCTGGTATATTAATGATAAGTTAGTTATCAGAGTAGGTGAACAAGCTTAACAGAAAGGATAGAGTATGGTTTATGTAAATAAAAACGTAAAAGGTTTTTACTGGGAAGGATACGAGTTGGATTCCTCTTCTTACGAAGTAGGGTATTCTTACCAAGATTTCTTAGATGGTAAATGGGTTCAACTTGACTCCGATCAAGAAAAATTCCATCAAGACAATCCTGATGCGAGTGTGAAAGAAGTTATTGCCATGCAGCTTGACCCGGAGCCTCCTGGACCAACTGAAGAGGAGTTGCTTGCCAAGGCTAAGGATAAGAAAGTTTCTGAGGCCAGGGAATATGCTTATTCTGATGCTGTCCGCTCTTATAGCTTGGATGGTAAACAGATATGGTATAACAGCAGCATGAGGCAGAAGGTTAAAAACGATATTGATGTAGCAAAAGGGAGCGGGATATACACCGTATCTGTAGCAGATTCAGAATACGAGCTTGATATTGCTAATACGGCAATGAATGAAATGCATGTATATGAATCTGAATGCGATGATCGTACTGCTGCCATAGAAAAGGAAATAGCTTCTAAAATTGACAGGAGTGAAGTTGAGTCTATGAAAGTGGATGAAGGCTATCCTGAAAAGTTAGTAAGGACAAAGGATCAGATAATAGAAAAAAATAAGATCCTTGAAGCCAATGATCCTGAGAAGGCTACAGCTATGTATATGAGGGCTATGATCAATACGCCGGCTATGTTGGGGAATACTGATCAGAATCTTGCTCTTAAGATAAAGGGATTGTACCCTATCTGGGATAAGGATGGAGTTTACGGAGACAAAGGTCTTCCTATGGGAACGGCTGTTGTAAAAGGGCAGCGTTTCCGTAGTAAGAACAAACCTTCGGATTTGGATTGGACTTTGTTTGAAGTAAGGCAAAATCATAATCTACAAGCTGATTGGGTTCCTGGTCAAGGAGGTGGAGCCGAAAGTCTGTATATGGTTGTTCAAGAAAAGCATTCAGGTACCGTAGACGATCCTATTCCTTGGGTATATAATTCTATTTTAGAGAACGGAAAGTATTACATAGACAAAGAAATTAAGTATCTTTGCATAAGAGATTCAGGCATCCCTTTGGCTTACGAGAATCTTTCTGATCTTGTATCAGCCGGATACGTAAGGGTTGTTTAGGTCGTAATTTGTTGTTAATGTTATGGATGGCCCCTGTATATTTATTTATGCAGGGGTTTTTCTTTAATCCAAACTCCGCTTATTTTAATATTTGGTAAGGTTCTGATTATCTTTGTGAAAAAGGTTAAGTTATGGAAAGAAGTGATATTATAAAAGAATTGAGTCAGTATTTTAGTATTGTTGAATTAGTTGGTCCTAAAGAATACGGTAGAGACAAAGATCTTTGCTGGAGGTATTTAAGAACTGAATTGCTTCACACGATACTGGTTTTAAGGAAAGACATATTGAAAACGCCGATGACGGTTAATACCTGGAAGTCGGGTGGAAGGTTTGATGAGCGTGGGTTTAGGAACAATATTTCGGATATAGTAAAATCCAAGACCGTATCAGGGTCTTTGTATGTCAGTCCTCATATGCTTGGGGCAGCCATCGATTTCGATGCTAAAGGTATGACGGCGGAGGAGGCAAGGAATAAAATAATTCAGTCGCAGGATTTACTTCCTTGTCCCATCAGATTAGAATCAGGTACCAATTGGGTCCATATTGACGTATATGACTCTCTTGGAAGTAGCAAGAAAGTAACTATGTTCTAATATGGCTTACAGATTTGTAGGAAGGATGAATTTAGAAAGTTTCTGGGCTTTTCTCATTTCCGGATTATCAGCATTGTGGATGAATTTCCAGGGGATTCACCACCTTATATATTCTATATTGTTTATATTAGCTATAAATCTTTTGTTAGCTACTATAAAAAGTATCAAACACTGCTATATCCGAAGAAAGAGAAAGAGGCCTTTTAAGATATTGACATGCATAAGCGAAATGGGAGTTTTGAAAATCCTTCTTGAGTTCGCGGCCTGCTCTTTCGGGTTGTTCACCATATCCGGAATGGATCTTATTATGTCTATGGGAGGGCATAAATCCCCAGAGTTTATAGACATGCTTCTTCAGTGGATTACGATATTCGCCTTAATATTATACGGCGGAATGGCATTCAAACGCCTCGGCGACCTTGCACCTGATTTGATGATAGTAAAAGGCGTTAAGTATTTCTTTAGCAAAGTAAGTTGGTGGCAGAAAGTTCCATTCGGAGAAGAGCTTAAAGAAGGTATTAACAACGGTGATATACAAGAGCTTTTAGACGAAGATAAGGAGGGTAAAAGATGTGTTTGCAAAAAATGAGGGTAGGGCATGTGTTAGGAGTTCTTCTACTGTGTTTTATATCTTTCTTGTTTGGTAAAACATGTAAGAAGAAAGAAATAATACACGATATAGAAATAGATACTGTAATAGATACCATTATCCAACCTGTTCCTGTTCCTCAGTATATAGTTGACGTAGGGGAGGTAGAAATACCTTTCCCTATGGATGCTATAGTTGAAAAAGATACGATAAAAGACACTGTCTATATCAATATTCCTATACAAAGAAAAACATACAACACAGATGATTATCGGGCTGTTATAAGCGGATACAGACCTAATTTGGACACGATGATCATCTACCACAAAAAAGAAATAATATACGAAAAGAGCCGGCGCTGGGGCATAGGACTGACGGCAGGGTATGGGGTTGGGCGCGAGGGCTTCTCCCCCTACTTAGGCGCTGGAATCTATTATCGGATATGGTAATAATCACGTCCTATTTTATTTAATACACAACATTTTAAACTTTTATCACCCCATTTACTTATCTTTGTGGAAAAAGGTAAGTTATGAATTATATCGATATTTTACCACAGATAAGAAATAACATTTTCTATGTCAGGATAGTAATGACCGACTACGATGTAGAAAATCAGATGGTTATTAGAATAGTAGCCAGAAGAAATGATGGTCTGTACAAGACGGAGGTAGTACAGTATCCAAATGAAGGAACTGATTACAACGGTGAAATCATTGTTCCTATGTTTGGTATGGCTAAGTCATTGGTGGCCCAAATAGTAGGAGTCAAGATAAATGGTACCGAGGTACGTGTTAATAGCACTGAGGTAGAGGGAGCTGATATAACAGCCAGATACGATGATTCCCTTACCAGAATGGGGTGGGAGGAGAGTATGAACAACATCCATCTTGATTTTGAGGTTATAAGCACCAACAACCCTAAAACGCTTCGCATAGCCGATCAGTCGGAATGGGGGATATTGGCAGACAGACCGGCTATTATAGAGATTGTACCACCTGAAGATGAGAATAAGTATGTTTATTATCTTGGTAAGAATCAGCTGAATGTATTCAACAGTAAGACTCTTGGCATAAATCCGGGTCGCGGAAATGATTTTGAAAACCTGAAAGATGGTATATACGATATTACCATAAAAGGCAGTCCTTCCTCTTATTCATTTAACAGAAAGTATTTAAAAACAGATCTGATCCGTCTTAACATAGATAAGATATGGGCCAGGTCAACTGTGTTATGCGATCATGAGGATGATGACGTTATTGACAAAATAAAAGAAATAGAGTTTCTGCTGGCTGCGGCTGAAGCTAATATGAGATTAGGGAATTTTGAAAACGTAAAACAATTATACGAAAAAGCATCTAAATTGATTTACGTTCTCAATAATTGTGAAAATTGTGGTTGCAAAATATAATAAATTAAATATCAATAAATTATGGGATGTGGATGCGGAAGAAGCAACATTGCTTCTGTTAATAAAAGTCGGGCTATAAAGCCTCAGTCGAATACGACACCTAAAGCTGATTCTAATGCGGCTTGTATTCAGAAATATGATGAACTTGCTGTATTGGACAAGAAAATCATAGACCTTCATCGCAAGTTCAGGTTTGTAGGAGGTGTAAGTAAAAGGTATGCTGATATTCAAAAACTGGTAAGAGGCTGGATCGTTAATTTGAAGAACGAGTGCCCGGATCCGGATGATCTTGCTACTTATTCTGAATACATAAATAAAGAATACGCCAGGTATTTTACCGTGAAATGATATGGCAGCTACCGGAAGTACACAGCAAATTCTTTTCCCTTCATCTTACTTATGTGAGTGTGCTGATCGTTTTATAGCATGTAAGGCTGATCAGTATCTACAATATCATAAGTATAAGGTAGGTATAAAACCCGATATAGACACGGTTCTTAAAATAGATCGTATGAGAAGAATCGTATGTGAAGGGGAATGTGGGCTGTGTCCGGACGAGATTCAGAAATTTAAAGAAGAACTTAATAAGATCTTGTCATGAAAAAGATGTATTACAACAAAGAATACAGAAAAGTTTTCAAGAAATCGGACTGTCCGGAAGATCTTGGTTCTGAAGAAACGTTTATCGTTCATGAAGCTGAATTTTGTTCGGATATAAGCCAAGATGATGCAGATAGGAAAGCGGAAGAGTTTGCGGAGAAAGAAGGTCCGTTGTATGCTAATAAAGTAGGTGGCTGTTGCGAGGTATATTATAACACAAGACAGGAAGGATATTTCTTTAAAAATGATTGTCCTGATGGTCAAAAACAAGAACAACCCACACATTACGTGGTAGAGGCCGGGCGTGTATGGTCTAAGTTCAGTACCGAAATAGCCAACTACGAAGCTGCGAAGATTCTTGAGCAAGAAGGGCAGGCTGCCGCTAACGAATCTGGAGTATGTAAAACCGTTTATTACAACGAAGATCAACATGGTTGGTTTAGTAAACGTTGTAAGGAAGGATGGAAGGCTCCTGAGAAATACAGGAGGATATACGCCGGTACCGTAACGTCTTTCATTAGCGTTGATGATGCCAATGAAAAGGCTAAGAAGATACTGGAAGAAGAGGGCATGAAATGGGTTAATGAAAATACCAAATGCGAGCCTGTTGTTGATGAATGCAAATTTGATTTTTGAAAATGAGCAACGTAAAATTTAATCCGACAGAAGGCGAGAATGACAAACTGGTGTCGGTGTTTTCTGAAATAAATGAAGGTCTTGATACGACTTTGAATTACACTATTTCCGATGAAGGGAATAAGGCTAAGAAGAACATAGTCGTTAATCAAGTTGGTAAAAGGGAAAAGTTTTTATCGAAGAAAGGGGAGGAATCTGAGCCTTTTGTTTTGTCTGATGGTAATACTTTCAACGTTCTTAAAGAAGGTGCTTCAGGATCGGCATCCGCTTGGGCTGAGGGTTGGCTTCCTCCAGAAGCCACAGAATCAGTTGGCGACAAAAGCCTTCTCCCTTCTTGGGATTTTTATCTTATAGACATGACTCAAAATACCGGAGACAAAGTGCGTCCGGTAGGAAAGCTTCGTAAGAATAATCTCCTTAGATTTGAAAACGGAGATTTTGCTCCTACGGTAGGTATAACCGAGGAAATGAGAGCCGAATGCGATGTGGAACTGTATTTGGATAGCGGTCATAAAAATAAGTATTGTGATGCCGGAGCATTTGACGCTAAGGCTTTTTACGAAGAGTATGGTATTGGTCAAAAACTTTATAATGTATCAGGGTCAGAGGTAAGGATTTTAAGACCTTGGGAGACTACTTCAAAGAATTATAGCATATTCTTAGGATGTAGCAAGAGCCTGTATGTAGCTGATAAAGTAGTTGGAAAAAGTGGAAAAATATGGTCTGGGGTGTACGACGCAGACACGGTCCCTATGCTGGACGGACTTGACCTGCGCCAGACGTGCCCTGTGCTGCCTCCCACAGCCTTATCTCCTGGACCGGTATGTACAGTAGACTCCAAGGCAAGATCTTTCTTTTTCTTGTATGAAGGAGAAACAAATTGTAAATCCGGAGCCGGAGTTGGTAACGCCTGCACGATGTTTTTAAATGGAAGAACTTATCCGAGAAGCGGTGATGTAAATCAAATCAATATAGCTAAGTATTCGAGGGTTAATAACGTAGATCCTGAATCTTCTTATCCTTTTTCTGAAGGTGGTTTTTTGACCTTGAATGCTTATATCATATACCTTGAAATGCTGTACGGTACTAAATACTTAGCTAATCCAGATACTTTTGGATCAGGGATATCAAGTAACTCCGGGGTAGGTAATGATGTTAATTACCATAAATACGGAGGATTGAAATACCGTAAAAAAGGAAAAGATACATGGATGTATGCCACATGGAACAACAGTTCTTCTATTATCCATTATGAACCTACTAGAAAAATTCACTTCTCTTACCTCATAAATTCAGAGTATCCTAAAGAACAGTGCATGGAAAGCCAGATGGCGGCTTCTTTTGCATTTGAGACAGGCGTAGAAGAAGGATCAGAGTTTGATTTTTATGGAGGAAAATACTGGTATAAGAACGTCCAGGGGGCCAAGAGTATGGCTGAAGGTCATATGAATGTTATTGTGTTTAAGGAAATGACCGGCACTATATCAGCCTTAAACGAAAATGACGAACCGGCAGAATTTGATTTGGAAGTTATTTTAAGGATGTCTTTGTACGATGGCATGAATTTGTCTGGAGATGTCTTTAGGTATTGTGGAGGAGGATACGAACAGGTAGGGACTTGTTTAAATGATCCTAATGTTACTAGTATAGGCAATACTATTGATATCTATATAGAGCCAGATCAAAAGAAATGGACATATGAGAAAAGGTCTACTATAAATAATGGTGAGGTTTTTAATTTTGAATCTAAATATAAAAAGATAGCAACTACCCAAAATTTAGGAGATAGTTTTGCTTTACACCGTATTCCTTATACCGGATGGAAGGATAAAAAAGGGGGAAGTATCGGAACAGGAGAATGTTTTTATACATGGGACAATTGCCACTGGGCTTCATCTGTCGGTATAAAGTCCAGAGTGGCTGCTCGTTTCGGCGGTACTGCGTACTATGGCTTTTGCTCGCCTCGTTTTCTGCATGCGTTTCACGCCCCTTCTGCTACGGATCGCACCATTTGTGGCCTTGCCCAGTTGTTATTAGACGTCAGTCAACCGCAGGTTTGATGGGTGTAACCCATTGATGGCGCAGCCATCATAAGCGCAGCGCTAAGGCGCAGCCTTATATACTATATCACGGCGCAGCCGTATCTTGTTAATATAATATTTTATAGCTACAAAACAAAAATTTAAAATATTTGATACAAATTGTTTTGTAGATATAAAATATTATACATACATTTGCAATGTCATTAGACAACAGAGATAGTTAACATTATAAACAATAAAAATCTATTCAATGAAATCCGTTAGTCTGCTAACAAGTTTTACATTGGGATCTGACCTCTGAAATAGCAAATAACGGTTGAGAAAGAGGTTAAAAAGAATTGGCTGCTCGTTTCGGCGGTAATGCGAACAATGGCAATTGCTCGCCTCGTAATCTGAATGCGAATAAAATAAATCCGAATAATTTATTATTTTAATCGTAGTAATCATTATATTTGCCATGTGGGTATAATAATTGATATATGAAAGTTATTAACGTTGTTGGGTATGAAGGTATATATGCAGTAAGTGATACTGGTATTATTTTTAATATTAAAAAAGGAACTGTAATGAAGACTCATGTTAATATGCATGGTTACGAGGAGGTGACGCTTTCAAGTGTTAAGAGTGGAAAGAGTAAAATGAGGGTGCATAGGATAGTATATGAGTCTTTTAATGGTAAGGTAAAGGATGATTTGGTAATAGATCATATAGACAATAATAAGTTAAATAATAATCTTAGTAATTTAAGAAAGCTCACAAATAGAGAAAACATATGTAGGTCAAAGGTTTCAAAATATGGAAGGGGAGTGCATTACTTTGAGAAGATAAATAAATATGGTGCTTGCATTCAGATAAATAAGATACAATATCATTTAGGTGTATTTTGTGATGTTAAAGATGCAAGAAATGCTTACGACAAAGCTTTATCGGACTGGAACGATAATGGAATATTGCCTTATAAGAGAGATAGGACTGTAAAAAAATGTAATGCGTGCAACGAGGTGAAATCTGTATCTGAATTTTATTACATAAAAGGTCATGGCTATCAGTATATGTGTAAAGAGTGTCAAAAAAAGTATGGAAAAGAATATAGGCTTAAAAAGAAAAAATGCGAATAATAACATAGAATACATTGATTGACTTCTTATTGTGATGGTGTGGATAAAAAATGCTATCTTGCACCAAAAAAAGAAAGTCATGAACTCATGTAACACTTGTAAAGATGACAGACCTGATATTCTGAGATCTAATATTTGTATCGGGTCTGATCCGTGTAATGACTGTACGGACAATTGCGAGATTCTTCCAAAAGAATGCGATTGCCCGTATGGTCATTTAAGCGATCATTGCATTCATTATACAGGATGCAAGACATTCATATCCAAATTAACTCCAGGTATGCCTTATAATGAGGTTATGCATAATATAGAGCTGGTTTTTGAAAACATAGATAAGTTTTTGGATAGGATGGTTGAAGAAAATACGCTTTTAAAACAAAGGGTTGAAAAACTTGAAAAACAGTTACAAAATGGAAAAGAGTGCACAAATTGGTAAGGACTTAAGTGGTAAACACGTATATGTTCCACATGTGGACGAGACGCCGGTGCCATGCCCGGACGGATACACCTGCACGAACTGCGTGTACTGCGCTGACGGCATTAACGCTGGCTACTTCAGTCTGGCTCAGAAATCTGATCTTACGGCTTTAATCAATGCAATGATATGCCGTATGGAATATCAGGATAGGGAAATAGAATTTTTAAAACAAAAAATAAATATTTTGAATAATGGCAATAACAGGTAACGGTTGTTTTGGCAGTCATGGTGGGTGCGAACGCCCGCATCATTGCGATATTCCTTCTTCTAAAATATTCTATGATGGAGAAACTATAGAAGAAGCTGGTTTGTATCATGGTATGCCTTTAGACAGAGCTTTGGCTAATTTAGCTAAATACGTTTCAAGGGCTATTAACGTAAGTGGATCTGTCAATACAGAAGTGTTTGACGGTACTTCTCATGTGGTTCTAAAGAAAGATCCGGCAGAGATTTTGCTTGTATCTTATTGCGGGGGTGTCGTGCCTTCTGATATGTATAAAGTCCAGGGCCGTACTGTTAGGTTCTGCCGGGATATGTGTCAACAGGATGAACTTGCTGAAGTGAGGGTCGTGTACCGAGAAGAGGCAAATAGTTCTTATGGGTTCCATTGTTAATTTAGGAGGATGAGAAATGGCAGAAAAATGCAAAGGATTTATATGTGGGGGTAATCTCGTTGATGGCTCTGTGCCTTCTGATAAGTTAGATAAAGAAACCATTATCGAGCTTATTAAAGAGATTCTGAAAGAGGAAATGCACGAATCTTGGCTTAAGGAAATAATAGAAACCATACTTAAGGAATCCATTGATTCGGATTGGCTTCGTGAGTTCTTTAAAGAGGTTCTTAAAAAATATGCTAAAGAGGAATGGTTTAAGGACATTATCTGCGGCTTAGGATGTGTAGGTGTACAAGAGATATTCGACGTTATTCCTACTGACATAACATTTGAAGCTACAGGAGGTACGGCTACGGTTCAGGTGGTTGTCGATGATGGAGTTGAATGGGAGTTGACACTTTAAATTAGGGAGGATAATTATGTCGAGAGAGAAAATATATAAGATGGATGATGGTTCTTGGCTTACCTCGGACAAGAAGGAAGGTGTCGGTCGTGATAAAATGAATTTCGATGCTCCATCTTGGAAAGGAAGGGAAGATAGGATCACTATCCGAATTGTGAAAAAATCCGATACTGAAAGTATGAAAGCTATTACTTTCAGGCAAAAAGGCATTAAAATCACAGAAGTCTCGGTTAGCAGGCTGGAGTTCCCTATATCTGGTGGAGATAAGCAGATCCTTATTACTACCAACGCCGCTTCGATCAATGCCCTTATTACGGGTGAGAAAGATATAAAGGGT